GCGCTCACTGATCGATTGGAGAAAGTGCGCCGGAAAAGCTTGCAGAAACCTGATGAGCCCGGCAGCTACACGCACCGCAAGGCTGGGCGTGGTATCGACCTGACAACGCATTTGGCTGGCCGAGTAGCGGCCCGCGCGGTTCCGGGCGCCAGCATCGCGCCCCTGGCCGAACACGCGGCCAGCGAACTGAAACGCACCATCGAGCGGCGCCGGCAGCGCGGCACCATGGAGCGCAAGCTGGGAGCGCTGACCGAAAAGCAGCGTGCCGAGCGGGTTGCCGCGGCCAAGGCACGCTGGCGCAAAGAGGGCTCGCTCGACATGGAGGCGTACCACGACACGCTGCATCGGCATGCCTCGCAGTCACTGCTCGGGCACGATAACAAGATGGCGCGCGTCAAGCAGGAAGCCGAGCACTTCTGGCACAACGTGGCCGATACGCACGAAGCTTATGACAAAATGAAGCCGCACACCGAAGCGGGCTCGCATGTGCTGATGGAAATCCCGCATTCCGGGGGCATGCTGCACAATCCGTCAGGCATTGGTGTCGGGCACTTCAGCCGCTTCGGCAGGCCACAGCACAAGCTCTATCTCATGCATCCTGACGAGGTGGATGACTGGATCGCCAAGCACGGCAAGAATGCGGGCGTAAAGAAAGTTGAGCCTTACGGCGTAGTCGAGCACATCGACGAATTAACCGAGGTGATTGAACTAGACGACGAAGTCCTCGAGAAGCAGCTTGGGTCACTCATCCGAGCTGGCATCAAACGCGTCGGGAGCGCCATTGGTCAGGGCATCTCCCGCCGTGCCGCCGGTACCGCTCTGGTGCCAGCGGGCCAAGCGTCGGGCGGGCGGATTGTCGGCCTGAGCCCGGCAGCGCATGCGCTGGGAGCGGGAGCGCTCGGCTTTACCCTGGGCCGTGCCACGAGTGGCGGCTCATCGGATGACGACGACAAAGCCAACTCGTGAGCAAGCCTGTCTTCAACCCGGCGATCATCGAGACGCTGCGCAGCCGCGTTGCGGCGCATAACGAGATCGTCGCCGCGCAACCCGACCTGCAGGTCAAGCTGTCGCTCGCCAAGAAGCTGTACAAGCGCTGGCATTCGGGTGCCGATCCGCACGCCCACGCGCTCGCCATGCTGGATGGACGGTTGCTTTCGCTACAGAGCCAGGCGCTGGGCGATCTCACCAAGGCGCGCGGGCCGTTCGATCCCGGGCGTCATCCACGCGGCCGCAGTGGTCGGTTTCGCTCCGGCGGCGGTCGTGGTGGAGATGGCGGCGGTGGTGGTGACGACGGGCCGCTGGTGCCACGGATCGAGCCCGGCGATCCAGCGTTGCTCGAAGCGGCGCAGACCCAGGTCATACCCGAGCAGCGCTACAGCGTGCTCGGGCCGAAAATTGCCGGTGCAGCTGGTCTGGTGGCGGGCGCCATCACCGGTGCCATGGCGAGCCATCGCGTGCCATGGCGGGGTGGTGGCTCGCCGGTTGATCGCCTGGCCACCCGGATCCTCGAACGTATCGGTCGCGGCGGCGGCAAGTTGGGTGGGCGGACTGCGGGGTGGCTTGCCGTGCGAGCGCCGATTCTGGCCGCCCGCTATGCCATTCCGGCGATCAACCGGCAGCTTGGCTCTGCCTTCTCGCGGCCGCGTGCCGCGGCCGGCGTGCGAGCCGTGGAACGGGGCAAAGAGTTGGGTGGCCGTGCCGGCGCCTTCGCCGGCCGGGTGACCGGCCACGGCCTGGCGCTGACCTCACTGCCGGCGGGTTTCGCGCGCCGGGCGATGGAAGCCAGAACCGGCTCGCGGATCGCTGGCCATGCCGCCGGAGCGGTGACCGGAGCGCTCATTCCCGGCATTCCGATCGCCGGATATCTGCACCGCTGGCAATCAGATGTCGGTCCCTATGAGGACGTGATGTTCCCGCGCCGGGTGCGGAAAGCGGCGGGCAGCCTGTGGGATGCACCCGCGGTGCTGGCCAAGCAGGCGGAGCTCCTGACGCTGCTCGATGCGCCGGACGGGCTCGAGAAACAGCTTGGCGCTGCGGCGACGCGGCGGTTGTTCTCGGCGCTGCGCCGGCTGCCGATGTTGCGGCCGGCCAGGAGGGTGGCAACAGCAGCGCCTGCGGCGGCACCGCCCGGGACAGCTGCCTATCGTGCCGCCGGCAGAGCGTTCGCTCGCGCCCGTCCACACGTCGTGGTGCCACGCAATCGTCTGGCGCAGGCGCTCTATGTCGCCGGCCATGGGGTGGCATTGGCTGGTGCTGGCGCTGGTATCGGCGCCCTCAGCGGTGCCGGTCTGGCGGCGTTCGTGCAGCAGCATCCGCGCGATCCGCGCGGGCGGTTCCGTTCCAAGGGTCAGGCGGCGATCGCTGGCGCCAAGACTGGCGCGATGATCGGTGCTGGCCTCGGTATCGGAGCGGGCGCGATCGCTGCCCGGCGCGGGCAGCGTGAACTATTGGCTCAAGCGATCGAGCGGCTGCGAGGTCGACACGCGACAACCGTCACCGAAGGTGGTGCGACCAAGGAAATCAATCTGCACGAGGCAATGCGCGAGGAAGCAGAACAGCACGCGCGCGCGGCCTACGCGCATAAGTTTCATCAAGAGCATCGGCCACGGATCGCAGCAGCCGCCCCCGGCGTCGAAGGTGAACCGCACATTCGGCACATTTCGGCGGAGTTGGAGGCGCATGCCGTCGATACCTTCATGCGTGAGAAGGGCGCGGCGATGCAGGCCGGCGCCAAGGCCTGGTATCGCCATCAACTGGACCGCGAGTTCGAAAGAGAGGTCACCCGCCGCTTCAACGAACTGCCAAAGGCTGAGCGGACTATCCCGCGCACGACCAAGGAAGGCCCGCTGATCGATGCGATCGATGCAGCGCGACTGACCCCGGAACAGAAGAAGATCTGGGACAGCGCACTGAAAACTCGCAACCAGGCCGCTGAGGATATCGAGCACGTCTATCAGGAGCGGGCCGAGACGTCGCGCCGGCATGGCGAGGCATTGTCGCGCATGATCCAGGAACAGGGCCAACTCAAGGCTGATATGAGCAGCATCCAGCACCGCTGGAACGGGCTGCGCCAGGCCAACCCGACGATCGAGCAGGTCCGCGAGTTCGCCAAGACCAGCATGAACTATACGGTGCGCACCCGCACAATCGACAAGGCTATCGAGGAGGTCGAGAACCACATCCCGACCTGGTTGGAAGGCGCCGATCAGCGCTTGGCCAAGCTGGCGATCGATATCGATACCGAGCAGAGCGTGCACGCCGCCGCGCGCACGGCAGAACGCGAGGGTTTCGAGCCGCGCGAAGCGCTGAATGTCATCAACCCGTTCTCGCGCAAGAAGACCAAGGTTTTCGAGCCGCTGATCACCGACATTCCGAAGCACATCGAGAGACTGCGCATCGACGCGGTCAAGGAATTTCACGAGCAATTGGCCGACGAAGCGGCCGAGGCGCACGATCATCTCGACGACATGGTGGCTGCGACCGAAGCCGCATTGCAGGGCCGCATCACCGAACCGGGCGTAATCAGCAAGCTGACGCCGAAAGTGCTGGCGGCAATGGCCGGGCGGGCGAAGCAGGCAGCGGCCGACACGGCCGACCTGGCACGCGCGCATCGCGAGGCACTGACCGGGACCATGCGCGACGTTTATGACCAGGTGCATGCCAACCTCGCTCCGGCGCAAGCCTGGGCATCCGCCAAGAAGATGGCGATCGGCGCGGCGGATTACGGCGAGAAGATGAGCGGATGGTTTCGTCAGCACCATAAGATGATCATGTCGCTGATCGGTCTCGGCACCGCGGCCGGTATCATCGATCTCGCGGCTCCCCGCGGCAAACGAATCAAGCAGCCGCAGATGCCACGCGACATCGATGTCGTCACCGAATGGCCGGATCCGATCAAGCGGCCGAACGAGGCGCTGTACGGCCTCTCCTACAAGGATCGTAAGGGACGCGAGAAATTCCTCTGGGGCGTCCACATCCGTTCGAAGGATGGCTCGGATTATACTGACATTCCGACCAACGTCGAAGTCGACCGGGTGCGCAACTCAGTGCGCGGCGGCGGCGGCGGCGGCGGCGAGCGCGATCGCGCCGGCAAGGTCAACGTGCAGAACGAGAACGAGGTCAAGAAAGCCGCCGATACCCTCGAGCCACACCTGCACACCGCAGGGCCGGAAGGCTTCCAGTTCCAGCATCGTGGCAATGATCAGACCGAAGCCAACGCCGATGCCGCGTCCCGCGATGTCGCTCGTGGGCTTTATCGCGACCACGTCGACTGGCTGAGCAAAAACCGCCAGGTGCATCAGGCACAGTCCGATGCGAACCGCTACTGGCGTTCGCTCGCGCAGACCTTTGTCGGCCAGTACAGTCAGCTCCTGACGCTAGGCCAGCGGGCCGGCTTGTTGTTCGGCACCGAGCGGGAAGGCAAGGTCGCTCGCGGCATTCTGCCAAACCCGCAGATCTATCAGAGCCGGGATGCCGGCAGGATCACCACTGAATTGACCCGGGTGATGAACCTGGGTGGCCTGGCGCTGCGCAATGCCGACGATTACGCGCAGATGCGCCGGGTGATCTGGCTGGCGCGCTCACGCGGCCTCGGCGAAGGACCTCAGCTAAAGCTGATCGACACGCTCAACCAGGTGTGGAGACGCGAGCATAAGAGCAATCCGCCGACTTCGGTCGAGACACCAGGAGCCGCTGGACCATCACCGGAGCACCGGTTCGAAGAGGCCTTCGTGCAGATCCTGCACGACGTGCCGGAGGAGGATCGCCCCGACCGTTGGGCGAACGAGGACACCTTCAGGGAAGCGCTGCGCGCGATCTACCACAACAACCGGATGGCCTTTATGCGAGACCATCCGGACGCGACCGAAGAAGCGCAACACCGTGCCGGCATGCGCGGGGTCGACGAGGCGGTCGATTTGCATCGTCCCCGCAAGGGCGAAATCCGCGGTGATCTCTACAAGATCTTCGGCCTCGAAAAGCAACTCGCCGAGCATCACCGCCGCCGGCTGGGTCTGCCGCCGCCGCAGATCGGCGCGATCAGCGACGCCCGCCTGGCAATGCCGCAACCGGCCTCGCCTGGCCCGGAACAGCCGGACGAGTTCGCCGACCGACGGCCACCTGACACTCCGGGCATGGCACCGACCAAGCCGTCGATGCTGTCGCCGGCGCACGCACTCGGTCAGCTCGGCACCTACGGTCTGTCGCAAGCCGGCTACGACGCAGTGCACCATATCGCCTCGCACTACATGCCAGGTGGCGGCATGGTCAGCCGGGCGATGCAGCTCGGCCTCAGCACGTTGGGCGGGTTGGGTGGTTCGATGGTCGGCCAGTCCGGCGGCCAGGCGCTCGGCCGCGCGATGGGCGATCGGACACCCCAGCCGGTGCAGGATACCAACGCGATGGCGGTCCGCCAGGTCGCCGGCGGCGCCGCCCAGGTCGGCTTCAGTGCGCTGGCGCCGCGCATCGGTCGCACTGTTATAGGGGGCGCGGCACGCCGCACTATTGCAGGCACGGTTGCCAGGGTGCTCGGCGGCGCGGTCGGCACCATGGCCGATCCTTGGATCGGTCCAACCGGCACGCTAATTGGCTCGACGTTGGCTGGCGCACTGACCGACGAGGGCGCCAACCTGCTCTATCGCCATCTCAGCCGTTACGGCGAACACGTGCCGCAACATGCGCTGCGCACCATGGGCCACCATGCAAAGCCAACAGCATGAGCGGCAGCGGTGGTGGCATGACGACCGGCCCGGGAGGGACCGGCGGGGGCTTCGGCCAAAGCTCCAATCCGTTCGGCGGACTGACCAATACCGATCTCCGGCCCGGGCGTCGCAGCGGCGACGTCCGGCGCCGGCGCATACCGCTGCTCAACACATCCTGGGTCACGCGCAACAAGGAGCCTGCCATGCGCAAGGATGTAGCTTCACTTGTCGACACGCTCCGCGACAGCGTGACCGGTATCGTCGCGTCCGGAACGCCGGATATGGATGAGCGGCTGAGCAAGAGCTTCAGCGAATTCGGCGAAGCCCTGGGCGGCCAGCTCGAAGCGGAATACGGCGCCGATCCCGAGCCGATCGGCGAAGGTCTCGACCACATCGCCCTGTTCGCCCACGGGCTCGCCAAGATGGCCGACAGCGTAGCGGCAATCAAAGGCGACGAGGAAATTCCACTGCTCGATCGCTACCTCGACCATGGCGTGCTGGTGTTGCGGCAGTTGGTCAACGACACCGCCGAACTGCCGGAGGATGACCAAGACGTTGGTCGCGCTGAGGCCTCGGGCGAGTTGGTGAAGATCGAAGGCAGCTGGGGCGAGCTCTTGGTGAAAACGGCGCTGCCGGAAGAATACACCGCCTATCTGACCGAACCGCTGGATGTGCTGACCGCGATCGCCGGCTTGGGCGCGAGCCTGGTCGAGGACGCGCGCGACATCGCCGACGAGATGCTGAAGCAGGATCCCGAGGCGATCCCGCTCGAACTGGTCGATGCGTTGCCGCTGGTGTTCGAGCCGCTGGATAAGGCGGCGCCGCCGTTTCCGCCAAAGCGGCGTGCGGCTGACGAAGTCGGTCGCAATCTGGGGCGCGGGGACGCCGCCGACGAGGGCAGCGATACCGGCGACGATACCGGCGATGATGCTGGCGCTGTCGACCAGGCCGGTCCGGCTGACGATATGCCGCAGAACCCGGTCGAAACCATCACTCGGCTGGCTTCCATTATCGTGGTCATCGCCGGCTCACTGCAGCAGGCGATGGGTCAGACCGGTGATGTAACCGCTCCGGGTGCGGGCGGTGATCAGGCGGACATCCGCAATGTCGGGCTGCAACGCGGCGAGCCGCTGCTCGACCAGCCGTTGGCGAAGATCCTGGCCGGCGAGGCCGAGATCAACATGCCCGGGTTAAGCGACATGTCGCTCAGCGAGGCGATCGAGCAACTCAGCACGATGCAGAAGCAAATGCCGCGCTTGCAAAAGCAACTGGGCGAAAAGGATCAGGCGTTTGAGATGCTGAAGGCGCGCTACGAAGCGCTTGCCGGTCAGCCGGCACCGCCGCGCGGCGCGGCCAAGACGGTTGCGGTCTCCAAATCTGAGGACGGGGTACCGGCAGGTGCCGTGACCACCGAGGGCGATGTGACGACGCTGGAGAAGCTGGCGAAGCAGGACAGCGAAGGCGGGGCCGCGGCAAAATTCCTGATTGGCCGGGTGCATCAGGCCGGTGGCACGCCATTGGTTCCGCCAGGCTAGCCGTGGCGGGCCGAATTTTTCCGCTTGAAATGAGTGTCGCGATCTGAAAACGCTGACACCTGGGTGTTGAGCAGCACCTTTTGACCCGGTCCGTAGCGGTATGGCCGCAGCCTATGTCCGTCACGGACCGGGTCATACAGCTCGCGTTTCGCCGGTCTGAGCCGCCGGCACTGCCCTTCCCACCTAGCCGCGGGGGCACGGCAAACCTGCGCTGACGCACTGGCGCTTCCTGGTGCCGGTCCTCCCGTTACACGCCGCGGATTGCGGGCGCGGCGGGAACCTTCATCCATGTCTGGTACCGTCTCTGAAAGCGTGCGTCTCGTGCGCGAGCAAATGGCGTCGAACGCGGCCAGCGTTGGCGCTTCGCCACTGGCGAAAGCCTGGTTGCAACCCACCGGGGCGTCGACCGGGTTGCAGGTCTACGATCTCGAAGCGCCAGCCAAGCTGCTGTATCCGGTGCTGACGCCGTTGCGGAACAAGATCCCCAGAGTGGGCGGCGGCCGGGGCATTCAAGCCAATTGGCGGGCGATCACCGCGATAAATCCGAGCAATATCAGCGCCGGGCTGGGGCAGGGGAACCGCGGCGGCGTGATGGATCAGACCACCAGGGATTACTTCGCTGCCTACCGCGGGATCGGCCTCGACAACTACGTGACCTTCGAAGCCGATATGTCGGCCGAGGGGTTCCAGGACCTCAAATCGACCGCGGTGCAGTCGCTGCTGCGCGCGCTGATGATCCAAGAAGAGCGCATCATCCTGGGCGGCAACGGCATCACCGGGCTTGCCACCACGCCGACGCCATCGGTTACTGCGATTGGCTCGGGGGGTGGGATCGGCACCGGCATCACCGTGCAGGTCGGCTGCGTCGCGCTGACCATGGAAGGCAGGCGACTATCGACGCTGGCCGGCGGCGTGCCGCAGCAGATCAGCCGTACCAACGCCGACGGCTCGATCGACACCTATGGTGGCGGTGCGGCCGGTCCTTCGACAATCGGCACGGCGGCGACCACGGCGGCCAACTCGTCGGTCTCGGCGCACGTCGCCCCGGTGGTCGGCGCGTTCGGCTATGCCTGGTATATCGGCTCCGGCGGCGTCCAGATCCTGGCCGCCATCACCAACATCAATTCGGTGCTCTATACCGGCGCTTTGCCGGTGACGGCGGGCACTCAGGCGTTCTCCACCATCTCGGGCGACAACTCGGTCAATCAGTTGGTGTTCGATGGCTTCGCGGCGATCGCGGCGAAGGCCGGGTCCGGTTCGTACTGGGCGGCGATGCCGACCGGCACCGATGGTGTCGGTACACCGCTGACCGCGGACGGATCAGGCGGTATCGTTGAAATCGACGCGGCGCTCCAATCGTTCTGGGACAACTTCAGGCTAAGTCCCGACGAGATGTGGGTGAGCTCGCAGGAGCAAAACTACTTTCGCAGGAAAGTATTGCAGGCTCCTTCTGCTTCGGTTCCATTGTCTCGCTTTACCATCGCCACCGCCCAGGATCGCGTGCGCGGTGGCTCGTCGGTGCGCGGCTACCTGAACCCGTTCGGCATGGGCCAAGCACAGGAGATCCCGATCCGGCTGCATCCCGACATGCCGCCGGGCAATGTGCTGTTCACCACCTCGGAGCTGCCATACGCGCTGAATGACGTGACCAACGTCTATCAGGTCCGCACCCGCAAGGACTACTACCAGATCGAGTGGCCGTTACGCACCAGGAAATACGAGTACGGCTGCTATTCCGACGAGGTCCTGCAGCACTACTTCCCGCCGTCGCTCGGCTTCATCACCAATATCGCGCCTGGCTAGACGCGATTAGGGTTTGGCGGGGAGGAGCGGTTTCCTCCCCCTTCTTCCCCGCCAGATCCGCCACGGAGCCAAGCCCAATGCCCATGTTCTACCGGCTATCCAACCCTGACATCACCTCGATCTCGGTCGACGGCTTCGAACACAAGGTCAATCCGGCGTCCGGGCTGCTCGAGGTCGAGATGCTGACCCCAAACCTGATCCACGATCTCGAAGTCGTGCGCGGAGCAGTTAAGGTCGATCCGGCCGAAGCCCAAGCCATGGCCGAGAAGGCCGAGGCCGCCAAAGCCCAGGCTTCGCGCCGGCCGTCAGCGAAGGAGGGAGCCGCAAGCTGAGATGACCAGTTGGATCAGCTCAGCCGATATGAAGGCCTATCTCTGCGACGATACCGTCGATGACCCGACGGCGCAGGCGCTGGCCGACGCGGCCACCAGCGCAGTGCGCGATTACCTCAAGCGCGATCTCGAACAGCGTACCTACAACGAGGTCTACAGCACCAACAACACCGATTACATCATGCTGGAGAACTGGCCGGTGATCAGCATCGCCTCGGTGCAGATCAGCGGAATTGGCCCGATCCCGGCTTTCAACATGGCGAACTTCGGCAACCCCAACAACACCGGCTGGGTGATTGACGATGCGAACGTGACCCGCAAGCTGCGGTTTGCCGGTTATGGCAGACTGCCGCGGCCCTGGAATGGCGTGCCAAACATCCTGGTCAGCTATCTCGCGGGCTACCCGATTGGCACCCCGCCCGACCCGATCTCCAGCAACTGGTTCGCCGGCACCGGCCTGCCTACGTCGATCTATACGGCGCTAAAATTGACCGGCTCGGCAATCTGGAACGCCCAGGCCGCCGACCCCAACCTGGCCGCGGAAAGCACCATCGGAGTATTCTCCGGCCAGTTCTATCCCACCGGCGTAGGCGCTGTGCCGCCTGGCGCCCGCTTTCTGCTCGATCCCTACATCGGCTACACGCCATGAGGCCTGGCGATGGTCTGCCGTAACCGCTATGTGCAAAACCGGGTCGAGGCGCGCATGAAGCAGCGCGGCGAGCCGATCACCGTGCGCAGCGTCTCGATGCTCAATGGCCCGGAGCCGTTCCGCAATCCGCCCGATCTGTCCGCTGACCTCACCATCACCGCGGCTTCCATCACCAACGGTCAGGCGTTCATCGGTATCCAGGGCTCGACCGTCACCGGACGCCTGGTGCCAGGCGATCAGATCAGCTTTCCCGCGCCCGCCACCCTGGTGCTGACCGTGCTCACCATGCCGAACTTCGTCGCGACCGATACCGACGGCATCCCGGAGACCGACGCCAACGGCAATCCAGTGGTCGGCACGCCACTGATCTATCATTCCGACACGCTGGCCGACGACAACAGCTTCCCGGTGGTTGCGGTCTCCGGCATCGCCGATCCCACGACCCTGATCGGCACCCCGATCGAGGACATCGACTTCGCCGCTGACCAACAGGTCTACGGCATGCAGATGAGCCGCGAGAAGATGGTCCAGATGGGCTGGATCGAGGTCGACAGCATCGGCGTGGAGCTCGCCGGCCACGGCCTCGAGGAACCGCTGCCCAAGGTCAACGACCAGATCATCTTTTCTGGCGGCACCGACATCCGCTCGATCATGACGGTGAACCGCCGGGCGATTGCCGGCACCACCTTTTCCTTGCAGATCCAGGCCCGCTGATGCATGCCGCCCGCCGACTTCTCAATTTCCGTCGAACGATGGGTGAACCGCCGGCGGTCACAGGCGCAGGAAATCCGCATCGCGATCGCCGTCGAACTGGTGAACCGGGTGAAGGAACTAACCCCGGTGGATACCGGCTTTCTCCGTTCGAACTGGACGGTGATCAAGGCCGGCGATGCCATTCCGGTGGCCGGCGCGGTGCCGGATCCGCAGGCCGCGCTGGCCGGTTTGACGCCGGCCGACCGCATCACGATCATCAACCCGACCCGTTACGCAAGGCGCATAAATTATGGCTTCGTTGGCGAGGACAGCCTCGGCCGGCACTACCACCAGCAGGGCGCTCACATGCTGGAACAAGCCCTGGCCGAGCTGCCGGTGATCGCCGAGCGGGTGCTCGCGCGCTACCAGCAGGCGCCAGGTTGACGCGATGAGTAAAACTAGGCACACTTCTATGTGTCGTGGCAGGGCCCGGCGCGACAAGACGCGGCGTGGCTGGGCGGGGCTCGGTGTGGCAAGCCTGGCAAGGCATGGCACGGGGCGGGCGCTACGGCGCCCGCCAGCCATCCCATGAGCATCCAACTCAGATTTTTCGATGACGTGCTGAACAGCCTGCTGGCAGCCGCGAGCATTCCAGGTATCAACCCTGACACGCAGATCGCGTGGCCAGAGAAGACGTACGTTCCGGCCAAGGGACGGCCCTATATCCGTCCCGAAATGGCGGCCCGCCTGCGCCGGCCGATGGGCGTCGGTGCCGACGCCGTTCAGGAATGGACCGGAACGTTCCAGGTCAGCGTCATGGTGCCGCGCGATACCGGTACGCGGCTGCAGAACGAAATCGCCAGCGCCGTGCTGGCAGCCTACCCGCGCGGCCACTCGGTCACCACCCCGCAGGGGGTCTTGGTCATCGTCGTCGCGGTCACCGTGCCGGCGGCGGTGCCATGGAACGACTGGATCAATTTGCCGGTGCAAGTTTCCTGGTTCGCCCACGAGCCCCCTAGCTGACGGAGACAGGCGATGCCGACATTCGCAACTGGCGTAGCAAAACAAGTAGCCATCGCCGAAGAGACGGCAGAAGGCACCAACCCGATCACCGGCGGCAAATACCTTCGGCGCGTGTCCTCCGACCTGGCGATGAACAAGGATACCTACGAGAGCCAGGAAATCCTGGTCTCCCAGCAGATCCGTGACGCCCGCCATGGCGTGCACCGCCCGCAGGGCACCTTCGCCGGCCAGGTCTCGCCCGGGTCGTTCAACGACTTCTGGCAGGGCATCCTGCGCAATAACTTTGCCGCCGGCGTGACCATGGGGCCATCCACTTTCACGCTCGATCCGGTGGCCGGCACGCTGACGCTGGGCGCAGGCGGCCTGCTCGCCGCCGGCTTCAAGCGCCATGACGTGTTCCGGATCAGCGGGGCGGGAGCGCCGAATGCCGCGATCAATACCGTCAACCTCAGGATCAACACGCTGACCGATACGGTGATCACTAGCCGTGACATCAGCAAGATCATTGGTCTCACGGCGGGATCGCTCGCCGGTATCACCGTCTCGGTGGTCGGCAGGAAGATATCGATGCCGCCGATCGGCGCGCTCTACAAGAGCTACTCGATCGAGCACTACTTCTCCGACATCGGCCAAAGTGAACTGTTCGTCGGCTGCAAATTCGGGCAGACTGCGATCGCGCTGCCGGCCACTGGCCTGGTCACTTTTTCCTCGCAGGTGATCGGCATGAACATGATCCAGTCGCTCACCCAGCAGCTGACCTCGCCGGCACCGACCACGACCTCGACCTCACTCGCCGCGGTGAACGGCTTGGTCGAATACAACAATGCCGATGTCGCCATCATCACCGGCATGAACATCCAGCTGAACGGCGCCTTGGGCGCCGATCCGGTGGTCGGGTCGAACATCGTGCCGCATATCTTTCAGGGTCGCTTCCGCGTCACCGGCAACATGACCGCCTTGTTCATGGACGAGGTGATGTTCAACACGTTCCTGAACGAGACCGAGGTGGCCGTCACCCTCATGCTAACTATGGGTTCGGGGCCGAGCGCCGATTTCATGAACTTCGTCATGCCCAGGGTGAAGCTGATGGGCTCGACCAAATCGGATAGCGACATGGCGCTGATCCAGACCTTCAACTTCACCGCTTTGGAGAACGTCACCTTCGAGCCGAACGGCGTCATGAGCACCTTCATGATCCAGGACAGTCTCGCCTGAGCCCGGTCTGACGCAGCCGGGCCGCGCGGGAGGTCTGAGACATGGCCGACTGGTTCGTTTCGAGTGCGGCTTACGCAGCGCTTCCGCAGTTCGCCATCTCGACTGCCTATACCGTCGGGCAGATCATTCGCCCGCTCACGGCCCAGGCGGTTAACGCGATGTATGTGTTTCGCTGCACGGTAGCGGGCACGTCGGCAGCTACCGAACCAGCTTGGCCTGTTGGCAACAACGTCACCATCGCCTCCGGCGGCGCCACGTTCGCCAACGTCTCGGGCCAATCGGCCTACGGCTGGGGTGCAGCGGCGGGAAGCCTGGTCAGCCTCGGCAACGGCGGCAACAACCGCTTTGTGGCGGGGGATAGGGCATTTCTATCGAGCGACCATTCAGAAACCACCACGTCGGGCGGCAGCACCTACGGCTTTAGCACTCCGGCACCAGGCGTTATCGAGGTTATCTCGGTTAACCGAGCCGGCAGCGTGCCACCAGCGGCGGCCGACCAACTGTCGGGGGCAAGCATAATCGGAACAACCACCGCCACCCTCTATATTGATGCTTACGTCAACAACTATTGGCAGGGGATTACCTTCAACCTCAGCGGGACCGGGACATTCGCTTTCAACAACTTCGGCGTCAAAACCAACTACCTAAAGAACTGCTCGATTATCCTCGGCGCTACCGCCTTAGGCATTCATTTCAACAATCCTGGACACGTTGTCTTCGACAACACCACAGTGCAATTCGGCGCCGCCAGCCAGGGAATTCAATCCACCAGCTATCTGTTGGATTTTTCTTGGCTCAACACATCGGCGGCCCTCCAGGGCGCAACCTTTCCGACTAGTCTATTCTCGCTCTTCACGCCGGCAGTCACCTGCCGCGGGGTTGATTTAAGCGCCCTCACCACGGCCCTGGTAGCAACTCCGGGCAACACTGCTACGCAAAAAGTACTGCTGGATAGCTGCCGGATCGCACCAAGCGTCACACGTTACGGCGGACCAGGGTCCGGCGGTTTGCAGGACGAAATCGAACTAGTCAACTGCTACGACGGCACGCACATCTTCTCCGAGCGCCACACAGCCTATGGCGACATCAACACCGACACCACCGTCACAATGGTCGGAGGCGCCCAGGACGACGTTGGTCTCTATTCCCTGAAGTTGGTATCGAACACCAACGTCGGCCCTTGGGTCGGCACACTCGACACCTTCTGGTTCGACGTTGAGAACACGCTGGTCGGCACACTCCGCACCGCAACGATCGAGATCCTCTCGTTAGCCACGCTGAACAACATCGATATCAGTCTTGCGCTAGAATATCAGGCAACCGCTGGCTCGTCGCTGGCGGCATTCGGCTTCAGCCTGCCGTCCGCACTGACCGCGCTCGCGGCGCTGCCGACATCGACAGCGGCGTGGAACAACCCACCGCTGCTAACATGGAACCCAGCCGACCTGTTGAACATCACCTTGAGCGGAACAAACAACCTTACGGCGACAACTGGCGCCGCGACGGGCGCGGTCCGCACTACGGCAGGACAAACGTCGGGCAAATACTACTTCGAATACAGCTGCACCAATTGGACCACCAGCATAGGCGTTGGGGTTGCCAACCCTAATGCTGCTCTCGGAACGGTGGGAGCCTCCCCATTCAACGCCGCCTTCGTCCAAGGAGGCAACGGCAACGTCTGGATCAACGGCGTCAATCAAACAACAGCCAACCTCGGTGTCCGAGCGAACGGCGACGTTATCGCCGTTGCGGTCGATCTCACCAACAGCCTCATCTGGTTTCGTGTCGCACCCTCCGGCAACTGGAACGCCAGCGGTACAGCTAATCCGGCGACCGGTGTCGGCGGCCTATCCATCGTCTCGATCCAGTCCTCCTTGCTGCCCTTATTCGGACTATTCGCCAACGCCGCCAGCACCGCGGGCTTGAATGCCACCGCCAACTTCGGCGGGAGCGCCTTCTCAGGCGCCGTGCCGGCGGGCTTCACGTCGGGTTTTCCACCAACCGTCCAACACCTACAGGTGGTTTTTACGCCGCAGCAAGCCGGCCGCCTGCGCGCTCAAGTGCGGCTGGGCAGGCTCGCGGCCACCGTTTGGGTCAACCCGCAGGTCTTGGTGACTTGAGTGGTCAGTACCGATGCCACCAGTGTGGCCGGTCAACCATGCCGTATAATGCCATCCCGCCGGCACCGATCAGGCAGCCGATCAGGAAGGCCAGCAGCACCAGCAGCCACGGTTCCATGCGCCAGCAGACCACAGGAGCGCACCCGATGCACGTCCATGCCCGCTTCGCCCTCGCCCATCCGGTCTACGATCCTGAGCGCCAGATCATCGGCGGCCATTACTGGCTGGAGGAACGTGATCTCTCCGCCTGCCTCACTGTCAATCTCGGAATGGAATGAATGCGCTACGCGGGGGGGCGCCCGTTATGGCAGTTGAGCCTTGCGGTTCAACGTCCGGAAGCCCCCTTGCCGGTGCTCCGTTGGAGCCCGACCATCCGGCGCCGTGTCGAGCATGTCCGCGACCGCATCATGCGTCATCTCGGCACCACTGACGATCCGCTGTTCGAGGAGGTCCTGCCGGACGAGGTGGCGATCGCGGCGATCGGGCGGCGGCCGATCTCGGTGAACTGGCGCAAGCCGCTCTCGATCGAGGAGATCAACCAACTGGCGCCCACCGACGACGTTCGCGCGCGGCCAGGACGGTCGTGATTGGGCGACAAGATGAACGGCATGAGCGGGCGGCTACTCGGCCAGGTCCTGCGGTTCATCGATCGCCCCTGGAAGGCCGTCACGGTTGTTGTCCTCGTCATCCTCGTCGGTCTCGGCTACTTCGCGTGGCTTGAGCGGATTCGGATCGCCGAGGCCATCTTCGAAAGCGCCTCACTGCCAAAGCTTCGGATCGATACCTTCAACGCCGATGCCCGAGAGCTGCTGCGGCGAACCAGGGCCGACATTATCGTTCTCGCCCATGTCGATCTCGTCAGCAATATCATCGAGGACGTTGCCGGCTGGGACCGGGACGGCAATGCCTTCATCCCGGTCGTCGGCGAGCAGTCCATCCTGCACCACGGCCAGTCGATGGAGGACGTCGTCCGCCTCATGAGAAACGAAGTCGTCTGCCGCGGCGTCCCGCTCGGCAGTCCGGAGACCCCTGAATGGGAAGCCGAGGGCAAGATCGGCATCACCCGGGCCTGTATCGTGGCGGTCCCGCCCATCGTATCGGTAACCGTCGGCGTATTGATCATCGGCTGGAAAGACGCTCCAAACCGGCACTTTGAGGAACAAATCAGCCCTGCGCTACAGCGCGCGGCAATGACCTTTGCAAGTTGGTGAAATCATGAGCGACAGCACCGGCCGAGGCACAATCCGCCAGCCCGGCCACGACGACATCGATGAATTCAAGGCCCGGGCGCTGGCCTTCTGCAACGCCCAGGCCGGCCGGACGACGCATCTCGCGATCGCCAAGACCAAGCTAGAGGAGATGGTCTACTACCTGCGCCGGCACCGCGAGGCAGCCAATGCCCTTGCCCACACGGACGAGTGATGGTTCAGTCCCGCCACCAACGCGGAGGGAAACCCCATGAGCGGCACGGGTGAAAACCCGCTGCCCGGGTTCCCGGCCATCGGTCAGTACGAGCTGGTGCCGGAACCGGGCGAGCCGGGCTACGAGGAGCCGGAGACTGTCGAGGATCCTGGTGATGAACCGCTGGAAGCTGAGGTGAGCGATCTCGCCTTCGAGCCGGAAGAGGCCGAGCCGATCGATCCGGAAAGCGATGATCCATACGGTTACGGCGACGACGAGAACGATCCATACGGCTACGGCACCGGGCAAGAGTGATGGCCGTCAACGGCGACGCGAGGTTCTCCCTGGTCAGCGTGATGCCGGTGCGCGCCAATGACGGCGCCGAGATGTTCATCCGCCATCCCACCAGCTTCGAACTGATGCGCAACGCTGACGACAGTCCGGCCTCGATCACCATCCGTGGCCAGACCAGCCGCGCCTTCCGTGACACCGTGCTGGCGATGAACCGGAAGCGCGCTGAACGCCGGCTGACCGACGACGAGATCCGCAGCCAGGACCATATCTACGAGACCGACACCGAGCTCCTGGTGGCTTGCACTGCGGGCTGGAACTTCGATCAGCTGGCACCCGACGAGCCGCTGCCGTACTCCGAGGACAACGCCCGCAAGCTCTGGACCGACGAGCGTTTCGCGTTCCTCCGCTTCCAGGCCGTGCAGTTCATGCTGAACAACGGAAATTTTTTGCCGGCGCCATCGCCGCTGTCGAGCGCTTTGCGCGATACCAGTTCCGTCTCCACAAGCCCCTCCCCGGCCCCGCTGGCAGCGGAGTAGTCGCCGACGCCATCGCAAAGTTCCGCAAGTTCACCGGCAAGCCGCACAAGATCGAACTGCTGGCGCCACCCATGCCGCGGCAGCTGTTCTACGTCTACGAGTGGTTCAACCTGGTCTCGCGCGGGCGAAAGGAGATCACCGCGCTGACCTGGAGCGAGATCGGCGCCTGGGCCAGACTACAACAGGTAGAGCTAGAGCCCTTCGAAATAGACATAATCTTGAGGCTCGACCGGGTCTGGCTTAGCGTTTGCCAGGAGAAAGGAAATCCCTTCGAAGAGATCAGCGATGAGCACGAAGCCGACGAGGCCCGCCAGCGAGACCAGAGACCTCCGCGCACCTCTGTTCTGGGCGGCCGTGGCGATCGGTCATCCTGATGAATGTTGGCTCTGGCAAAAATGCCGCTATGGCAAAATGGGCTATGGCAAGTGGACTATCTGCGACCATGGCGGGCACCGGCAGATCGATGCACACCGGATAGCGTTCGAACTGGTAAATGGTCCGATTTCCAGTGGGATCGTTATCCGACACTCCTGCGATAACCCGCCTTGCTGCAATCCCGCTCATCTCCTGGCCGGTTCCCATACCGACAACATACTGGACATGTACCGGAAAGGCCGCGATCGCGGCCGCGGCACGCGAGGAGAAAATCATGGTAGCGCCAAGCTCACCGAAGCCAAGGTTCGGTTGATCAGACAGCTATATGTACGCGGGACAAACCAGCACAACACTGGAAATTCTACCGCTCTTGCGAAGCGGTTCGGAATTCACCCGCTAAGTATATCGGCCATCGTCAACCGTAAAAGCTGGACGCACGTCCAATGAGCGATCGCGCTCCGCTGTCGTTCGATGTCGACAGCACCTCCGCGCAACGCGCCGTCTCCGTGCTGCAGACCCTGGTCGCGCAGGCGCAGGCCGCGGTCGCCTCCTCGACCCAACTGCAGCAGATCAATGCGCAGCTGACGACATCGTACGCTCAGCAAGTCGCGGAGATGTCGCGGCTGGCCGATCAGACACGCAACTACGGTGGCACGCTCGCCGGCCTCGTCAGCCAACTGAACCAACTGCGCAGCGCGGTCACCTCCGCATCCGGCGGCAATCTGTTCTCCGGCTACGCGCGGATGCTGAACGAGGCGCAGGCCGTCGCCGCACAGCTGAACACCTCCGTCGAAGGTATCGACCGGTTCATCAGCAAAGCACGCCAGCTCAACATCACCGCGCAGGATCTGGCGACCGGTCTCAACCGCATCACCGACGCGCTGAAGGGCCAGACCAGCGCCGGGCTCAATGCCAACATCATGCTGAGCGCGATGGGCGTCAGCATGTCTGGCATCTCGCCCAACCAGCCCAACCTCGTGCTGCAGCGGATCCAGGAAACGCTACGCCAGATCCAGGATCCGACGCTGCAGCTGCAAATGGCCCAGCGGGTGATGGGTCCGGCCTTCACCGCGCAGGACACCCAGCAACTCGTTCGCCAACCGTACATCCCGTTTTGGCAGCAGCAGGAACAAAACCGCCAGGCCAACGTCCGCGCGCAGATCGACCAGCAGCAGGTCGGCATCCAGCGGATGACGTTCGAACGTCAGCAGCGCCAGGACGAACTTGCCGATCTGACAGCACGCTTCACCCGCTTTGGTGGTCCTCTCGGTCGCGCCGGGATCTCCGACTTCTTCGCCAACCTGTTCACGCCCAACACGCAACTGCTGCAACAGTATCGCGCGATCGAGCAACGCCCGGAAGCCGAGCGCCAGCGCTATGAACGGCCCGGCGAAATCGTTCGTCAGGGACTTGAACGAAGCGATCTCGTCAGAGCCTTCCGCAACTTCTCGACGGGCGCGTACACATCCAACCAAGCGGAAATCGAGGCGCGGTTCTCCAAGGACATCGACGACGTCGGGCGCATCCAAGCTTACATCACTGACGTCAAGCGCTCCTGGGCGAATTTTGTCGGTCGGTATCAGGCGCTGAAGCCGGAGGAACTTCAGACAGCGCTCAGGCCGGAAGAACTGCGTGAACGCCAACGGGCGGCTGGTGAAGCGCTCGCCACTAATCTCGGCGAGACCCGGGTACAAAATATCGTTCGGCTCCAGGACGTGCTGGGCGCCGATCCGACCAAGCTTCTGGACATTTACAACCGGGCTTACACCGGTGAAGGGTTCGCGCCCGGTGAGGGCGCTAGCCAGTTCGGCTACGCGCAACTACGGCGGCAACGCGAACTCGAGGACCTGAGACGGCCGGAAGCGCCGGCGCAGCGCCAGGCAGCGTTCCAGCGCTACCTGCTCGGCCTGGCACCCGGGGACCGGGCGCGCGCGCAATTCGGCGCCGAATTTTACCGCACCGTCACCGGAAATGAATTCGTCCCGGGCGTTGGTGCCGGCGCTGGTGCCGCGTTCCAAGAGCTCGGCCCCAGAGGCGAACCGGGCCAGGCGCTGTTCCAGGAACGCCAGCTAGGACTGCGCCAACAGGATATCGAGCAGACCCAGCGAATAATTGCTTCGCAGGATGAGCTGCGCGAGGCGATGGGCCGCTCGCGTGCCGCGGCTGAAGACGCCAACCGCGCTTTCCTCGCCTTCTATGACGCCCAAGGGCGTGGTGCGGACACGGCGCGCGCCAATGCCGCGGCCGAGGATGCGGTCACTGTCGCGATGGCGCAGCGCATCACGCAGGGCCAGGCGCTGGTACGTCAGCAACAGCAGGAAAACGTCGTCGCTGTTCAGCGTGCTGCCGATGCGTCGCGCTACGCCACCGCCGATCCGGTGACACGCGCCGCCTACATGGCCGCGTCCGGCGTCGATGCGCAAATCCAGCGGGCGATCTTTGCCGGCCAGCTTCAGGACCCTGCAGGTGGTCGCGCCCCGGTCCGCAATGCCGCCGGCATGATCACCGGCTTCCAGAATGTCACGCTATCGGAGCCCGAGCGGCGTCAGGCGCAGCAGACCATCGAGGAATATCGCCGCAGCCTCTTGGTGCAGCAAGCCGGCGCTGGCGCCGAAGCTGCTGCCGGCCAGGCGACCGGCATTGTGACTGCGACGCAGACCAGCGCGCGTGCCGCCGAACTGATGCGCGGCGGGTTTACCGGTCAGCAGGCAGCCGAACGCGCCGATGCTGAACAGAAGTTGGCCGATGCTGCCGGCAAAGCCCAAGCGGCGATGGAAGCGACCGCCAACGCCACCGATGACCAGGCAAGAAAAGAGCACGACGTCGCCACCCAGGCGCTGGCGACGGTGCAGGCCGAGCAGCAGCGGCTCGATGCCTTGATGAAGGAACTCGATGCCCAGCGCGCCATCACTCAGGTGCTGGAACAGACGCGCCAGATCATGGAGGACACCAACCGCACCATCACCGACATGAACATCGGCGAGGCCTTCCGGCAGGCCGCCGACGAGTTCCAACGGCTGATCCAGCCTATTCTGCAAGCTCCGGGTGGTGGCGAAGCCAGGATCAGTGGTGTTTTCGGCGTCGTTGCTGGTGCCGAAAGCGGCGGTCGCCCCGGGTTCGGTCGCGACATTCCGCAACGCGGCGGCCCGGCCGAGGGCTACTTCCAGATCGAACCGCCGACCTGGCGTGAGTTCGCGCCCCAGGCTGGCGTGGAGCTCAGGCAGTATCCAACTGCGCTGGGTGCCCCGCCTGCCGTGCAAGCCCGCGTCGCTGCGGTCATCCCGCTCAGCCGTTGGGCGCCGGGTACTCGCCAGGCGGTGCTCAGCGCCTATCCGGGCGCCACGCCGGGCATGACGCTCGGCCAGATCGCCGGGCGGGCCGGCGAGCCGGGTCAGCCAAGCTTCACCACGCCAGCCACTGGGCCGCAGGCGCCTGGTGGTTTCACTCTCAGCAATGACGACATCCGCCGCCTCATCGAGCGTGGCGAGCATCTGCCGCAAGGCGCCTATGGCCTGTCCAACGCCGATATCGACGCCATCAACCAGGCCGCCGACCAGGTCCGGGCTCACCGCGCGACCGGGATCGCCCGCACGACGCAGGAAATGCGCGAACAGATCGATCGCGAACTGCAGGCCTCAGGGGCCCGGGTTCGCTTGCTGGCCGGTGGTGCCGGTACGGGCGCAGCCGCACGCATCGTAACCCGCCCCACCGGGATGACCGATGAGGAATGGGCCCAGCGCCAACAACAGGAAGTACGGCGGGTTATCGGTGGTCAGACCGAACAAGCGGCCGGCGATATCGCCGCACGGGAAGAAGCAATCCGGCGTTCGCAACAGGCCCAGCAGGCCTACACCGGCACACTTGCCGAACAGATCGCCAGGACACGCGAGGCGACCGCGGCTGCCCAAGCCCACGCCGATGCGCTGAAATATGGTGGCGGCGTCGCCAATGAAGCAGCGCTCGCGAGCCAGCATTTCCGCGAGAACCTGGCCAAGGAAACCGAGGAGCTTTCACAACAGACCCAGGCCTTGCAGAAGCAGACCGCGGCGGTCCAGGCCTCTGCCCACGCTGCGCAGTTCGGTCCGCAGGCGGCACAGCTCGCCGGCGAGCTCGCGCCGATCGCCACCGAGATCGAGAGCCTGATGATCAAGCGCCAGACGGCGACGGCGCAAGAAGCGGCCGACATCGACAAGGCGATCGAGAAGTATCAGCAACTCGGCCAGGCGATCGTGCAGAACGCCCAGGCGCAGGCACAGGCACAGGCCGCCTCTGAGGCCTACCGGCAATCGCTGCAGAACCAGCAGCAGATGGCGGTCAACGCGCTGGGACCGTTTGCATCCGACCTCGACATCCGCCGCACCCAGCGCTGGATGGGCGTCGCACAGGAATTCGCTGCCCATCCCGGCCTCGAGCAAACCCAGGCGGGTCAGCAGCGGATCGCCACCACCGAAGCGGCCGACGCGATCGACAAGCAGACCCAGGCGATGGGCGAGTTGCGCCAGGCGGCGCAGTCAACCGGCGATGCCATCGAGGAGGCCTTCACGGCGGTCGTCAACCGCTCGGAGACCGCCGGCCAGGCGGTGCACAACCTGGCCGCTTCATTGCAAACGATCGCGCTGCGCACCTTCGTCATCAAGCCGTTCGAACGCATGATGAGCGGCCTGTTCACCGACCTGTTCGGCGGCGAACCAACGGGAACAAGCGGCGGGGCGACCGATAAGACGGTGTTCGGTATCGCCCAGCGGTTGATGGCCAACGAAGGCGGCGGTGGTGGTGGCGGTGGCGCGCCGCAAGGTGAAGACCTGGTCAGCCGCGGCTGGCACTGGCTGTTCGGCCGCAACCAGCCGACCGGCACTGGCCAGGATGGCGGCAACGCCATCGGCCAGGCGGCGGGTGCTGGCGGGACCGGGACCCTGGCCGATCAATCGGCGGGTGGTATAGCGGGTGCGCTCAACACCGCACTCATGGCCAACGCAACACCGGTCTACGTCGTCAACTGGCCGGTCAGTCTCGGCGGCGCTGGCGTAGGCAACACCAACGCGGCCGCGACTACGGGAGCGGCGGGAGCCACTAACGACAAAGCCCTGGCCGATGCGCTGGCACGGCAGGGCGGCCAGGCGATCGCTAACAGATTTCCAGGTGCCACCGTCACCGCCAACGGCCAAGTCATCGCCGGACCCGCGGGCACGACTGATGGCGGTGATACCTGGGATGTCGGTGGCGGCGGCGCTCCCGTCACTACGGGCGGTGGTGGCGGCGCTCCCATCGTCACGGGCGGCGGCGGGACGCCCGGCGGTTTGCGTACCGCACCGGCGCCGGCCGACATCAAAACCGGCGGCGGCAGCGGCTTCAACATCTTCGACACCGGCGGCAACCTGGTCGGGTGGACGGCCGATCCCAACGCTCCGCTCAAGTCTGGCCAAACCATGCAGCCGGCTACCGGTGCAGCGTCGACCAACCTCATCACGTATCCCACCGACCAACCAGACCTCAGTGGCTTCTGGAACACCAGCGGCATGGGCGCCGGCGATGCGACCACCAACTACGTCAGCTACGGCGGGGACGGCGGCGGCGATGGAACCCGTTGGGACGTCCCCGGCAGCGGCGACACCGGTACCCCGATTTCGCTCGGTGGCGGCCCGCGGGTATCCGCTGCTTATACCGGCAGTGCGCTCGATACCGGCATCCAGGGCCTTGGCCTCATAGGCAACCTCTTCCCGGCCGTGCGCGGCGCCAGCGTTGGTGCTGGCCCAGGCGGTAACATCAACATCTTTTCCAGCTTGATGAGCGTCCTTAAAGCCGTCGGCCAAACTGGCGGCGGCGGCGGCCGCGGTGGTGGTGGCGTCGGCGGTGGCGGCGCCGGTGGTGGTGGCGCCGGTGGTGACGGTGGTGGCGGTTTGTTCTCCCAGATCTTCGGCCATGCCGGTGGTTTCACCGGTTGGATGACCGATCAGATCCTCGGTCAAGGCGCTTACCAGCAAGGCGGCCTGATCGGCATGGCCGGCCGCAGCCTCGGCCTCTGGGGGCCGGGTAGCGGAGGCGGCGGCGACACCGGTGGCCCGATTTCGCTCACCGGCGGTCTCCCTAGCGTCGATCTTCCTTTGGATACCGGCGTCAGCACCGGCGGCAGTTGGGATACTGGCGGTGCCGATATCGGCAGTGCCAGTGACGTTACCAGCAGCGGCATCTATGCCCTGGGCGGCATCTCCCGCGGCGGTCTCGCCGCCTTGCGCAACACCGTCGTCGAGGCTCCGACCGTATTCCGCTTCGCCCAGGGCGGCCGCACCGGCCTCGCCGGCGAGGCGGGCGGTGAGGCCATCCTGCCGCTGAAGCGCGACGGCTCGGGGCGTCTCGGCGTGGCGGCAGGCAGTTTCGGCGGCAGCAGTGGCGACAATCACTACCATACCTGGAACATCAACACGCCGAACGCCGACAGCTTCATGCGCAGCCGCAACCAGATCGAAGCATCGGTGAACCTCAGCATCGTCAAAGCCAGGCAACGTAATAATCAGTAGAGACCAGTCGTATGGGCGTCAGCTTCGATGAGGTGCAGTTTCCGGCATCGATCAGCCAGGGCGCGGTCGGTGGCATGCGGTTTTCCACCACCGTTATCTCGCTCTCTTCCGGCAGCGAGCACCGCAACGTCAACTGGGGAAACTCGCGCGGCAAATGGGACGTCAAGCATGGGCTGAAAACCCAGACCCAGATCGAGCAGTTGATCGATTTCTTCGCCGCCCGCTACGGTCGCGCCTACGGCTTTCGCTTCAAGGACTGGATCGATTACCGGGTGCCGCGCTGGGAATACGCGCCTGGCGATCTGTTTCCAATCCCGGTGATGTTCACCACCGACGGCCACACCCCTTCGTTCCAGATCACTAAGTTTTACGGCGACGTAAACCGCGGCTATCTGCGCATGATCCAGAAGCCGGTCGCCGGCTCGGTGGTGGTGCTGCAAAACGGCGTGCAGATCATGCCGCCGCTGTGGGCGGTCGATACCACGACGGGCATCGTCACGCTGGCCTCCTCGGTCTACAGCACGACAGGCACGCAGATCGGCCTCGCATGCGAGTTCGATGTGCCCTGTCGGTTCGATACCGACGAAATGCAGGCGACAATAACGACGACGGAGATTTACTCGTGGGATAGTGTAAGTGTGGTAGAAATACGAGAAATTACATGAGACTAGCCAAGAAGAAATCCTGGTTCTGGAACCATGTCACTAAAGGAGTTCATCGCGATGACTGCTGGACGTGGACAGGATCGCATGTCATGGGGTATCCGGTAATCCACGACCGCTCCAATGGGGGTGATCGACATCTGCGCGTCAACCACATTTCCTTTGAAATTCACCAACGAAAACTGCGGAAAGGTGAACAGGCCAATCACACGTGCGACAATCCGCGTTGCGTCAACCCGGATCACATCTACGCCGGCACCCAGGCTCAAAATATGCGCGACATGTGGAACCGTGGGCGCGCTCCCGTCGCAACCCTATTCCAGAGAACCACCACGCCAGCCACCCGGAAACGTATCGTCAGACTTTACGCGACTGGGTGCTATTCACAGAGGGATCTGGCCAAGCAGTTTCACTTAAGCCAAGGCGGTATCTCAAAAATCATTCTTGAAGCTAACAGAACTGGCGAAAACGGCTGGAAAGCCCGGCAAAGCCATCTTGCCAGTCTGGAGGTCACCTGATGCCGAAGAACATCTCCGTGGCGCTCAAAGGCCATCTCGCCCAGGCGGTGACCACGCTCGCCACCTGCTGGCGCATCGTCGCTCTCAACGGCTTTACCGTCGGCTTCACGACTTTCGACCGCGACCTCAACGTGCTCGGCGTGCGCTACCAGTCGGTCTCCGGGTTTTCGCAGACCGCCGTCCAGTCCGGCACCACCGGGCAGGTCGACAACCTGCAGGTGCTCGGCTTCTTTTCCCCTGACGGCATCCACGAGGCCGACGTCAAGAACGGACTGTATGACTACGCCAGCGTATTTTTGTTCCTGGTCAACTGGGGTGATCTGACCCAGGGCCAACTCAACCTGCGCCGTGGCTGGCTGGGCGAGACGGTGGCTGTGCCAAACGGTGCGTTCGCCGCCGAACTCAGGGGCATCAACCAAGCGCTGGTGCAGGAATTCGGCAATTTCTATTCCCCGCTCTGTCGCAATGACCTCGGAGATATGAATTGCAAGATCCCGATCCTGCCGCCGCTTTGGCAACCCGGCTGGACGGTGGGAAACGGCCAGTATGTCCGACAGTTAACCGCCTCTACCGATGACCTGAAGACCGCCATCTATCAGGCGAAGAACGGTGGCACGACCTGGGCGACCGAGCCGATCTGGTCGCCGGCGTGGGGTACCAACACCTATGACAACGACATCGTGTGGGTCTCGAAGACGCCATATCGGCTGATTGCCTATGTGGTGGCGCCGATCGATCAGCATAATTTCCAATCGACACCACTGGCTTTTCCCGCCTCAGCAGAAACTCTCACTGGCACGATCGGGCAGATCCTGGTGTTCAAAGACGTCTCCGCTGGCTCGGCTCTGGAAGTCAGCGATGGCGTCAACACCTGGACCTGGAGTTTTGCTTATGACTACAAAACCCAGGACGCGTTCAATGCCATCTGGAACGGCCTGCATAGTTCCGGCCTCAATGCCACGATCACGCAGATCGGCCCTGCCAATTCGACGACACTGCAGATCGAGATCCACACCGGGAAGCCGGGCAGCATCACCAAAACCGGCGACATTCTCGGCGGCCTCATCATCGATAATTTCGGCGACACCTTCCTCGATGGCGGCGTCATCACCTGGGATACCGGCTTCAATGCCGGTGTTTCAGTCGAGCTCAAGACCTACAACACCAGTTCCGACGTGGTGACCACCTATCTCGGGATCCGGATGGCGGTCACCGTCGGCGATCGGTTCTTTTACCATCCGGGCTGCGACAAACGGCGCGATACCTGTGTCAGGAAGTACAACAACATCGTCAATTTCCGCGCCGAGCCCGACATGCCGGGCATCGACCGAATGCTCACCTACCCGGACGCCGGATAGCATGACCCGCGACGAGATCATCGAAGAGGCGCGCCAATATCTTTTTGTGCCGTTCCGCCATCGCGGGCGCACCCGCGCCGGTCTCGACTGCCTGGGTCTGGGCTGTGTGGTCGCTGACCATTTCGGCGTGCATTACGTCGATGTGCCGGATTATGCCGCCCAGCCGCATCCGAACCGTCTGGTGCTCAACCTGCTGCGCAAATATCTCAAGCCGATGCCGCGCGCCGGCAACCTGACCGGCTGCATCGGCGTGTTCGCCATGACGCGGCTGCCCTGCCATATCGGCTTCTTCACCATGAAAGACTATCGGCAGCACGTGTTGCATACCAGGATCGACTGCGGCGTGGCCGAGGAGGTCTATAATCCCGACGTGGTGAAAGCCCCGTTTCGGCTGATCGAGGCGTTTGCCTTTCCCGAGATGGAAGACTAGCCATGGGCCAGCAAGTCGGTACCACCGCTTTTGGCTTGGCCGGCAATCTCATCGGCGGGTTTCTTGGCGGCCCCATCGGGGCCGCCATCGGCGGCATGGCCGGCGGTATCATCGGTTCACTGGTCTTCGGGCACAGCACCAAGAACAAGCCTCTGGTGCCTGATGTGCAGATGATGAATTCGAGCTATGGCCGGTCGATCCCGATCATCTGGGGCAAGATGCGGCTGCCCGCGATGATGCTCTGGCAGACCAACATCGCGACCCACGAGCACAGTGTTGGTGGTGGCGGCAAGGGGCTGCGCAGTCACGGTCAAACTACCTACAGCTATACCCAGAGTGCGGCGCTGGCGTTTTGCGAAGGACGGGCCGATTTCCTGAAGCTGTTTCTTGATGGCAAGCTGTTCTTCGACTGGACGGCGCTGTTTCCCGACGAGCAGACCAAATACAAATTCACCATGCGCTCCTACGTCGGCGACGAAACCCAGTCCGCCGATCCGGCGATGGTCGCCTGGGTGCAGTCAAACGTGCTGCCGAATAATTCCTGTCCCGCCTATCATGGGCTCGCCTATCTGGTGCTCGAAAATCCCGATCTGACGCATTTCGGCAACCGGTTCCCCCAAGCGTCAGCTATTCTGCAGACGAGTTCCACGCAGGAAACCAAGTTTACCACCCTCACCAATCTCGTAACCGGCTACCGCCCCGTCAACTTCTGGTGGGGTTCTCCCCATCAGATGGCGATCGATTGGGTACGCGGTCAGCTCTATGTATTGATGGTGAGCGACACGGCGACCATACTGGAATGGAACAATTGGGGGATCGGCGTTTATAGCCTTCCCTCGGGTGGCCAGATCCGGTTCGCCGACAGTGACCATATCTGGGGTGGCCATCCGGGCATTTATCCCACCAAACCGTACGGCCTTACCTGCGTCCAGGGCGGCAGCCTTTACGTCTTTACTGAGGGATCCGAGCTATATGCCGATTTCTCCTCCTATATCATGCGGATCGATCCCAACACCCTGAGCTTCGACGGCCATTTTATCCAGGTCGCCGTCGCTGGCGGAGGGTTCAACATCCTCACGGAACTGACCGGGTTCGATATGGTCACGCCGCTTGGTCAGACCGAAATGCTGGTCGGTCAACTACTCTACGCAGGCATTTGCATCATCAATCCAGGCTCCCGCTCGGTGAGCGCGGTGCTGCCGGTTGGCAGTTTCAATCCCGCCAGCATTTATCTGCAAAGCCAATTCACCATCGGCCATCAGGACACGATCTCGGGTTCCATCGATATCTGGTACGTCACCGGACGAATGTTCGACCCGGACCACACCATTCATATCTGGAAAGGCACGATCCGCGGTGCCGATATATCGCCGCTCGGCGACATCGGTGAGTGGACGGAACTCGCCATCCTGCATCCGCCAGATTTCGGCATCACCGATCCACAACCTGTCGCCTGGGAACCAAACTTCGGCAATATGTTCTATTACGACGCCGATGACAGTGTGATCATTCAAGCGATGGAAAGAACCATCAAATTCATCCCCGGCGTTGGTGTCGTATGGGTGATCGGCCAGGGCGTAGGCAATTACAATCCGCAGGCCGACACCTCGCTGGGGGTGTTGCCGGTCGCTACCTTCTATCCCCTTCAGGCCGCCTGGTACGGCACCAGCCAGTGGTTCAACATCAATCTGGCTGACGGCGAAGTCACCCGAAGCCCGGTCAACTATTCCTCACCCCCGCCGAACATGACTTATCCGTTCTTCGGCGGCATGGAATTCTCGCAGAGCTACGGCGACTATATCGTCTATCAGGGCTTCGAAACCCAGACGATCTACATCGTCTACCTGCTGCGCAACACCGACAAGCTGATCAAGGTCGGCGATATCATCACCGACATCTGCGGCCGCGTTGCGGTTACTCCAGACATGATCGATGTAACGCAGATCGATAGCTACACGACGACCGGCTACTGCGTGCAGGAGAGCAAGTCGGCTGGCTCAGCCATCGCCGATCTACTGCACGTCTACCAGATCGACATGGTCGAGAGCGATTTTAAGCTGAAGTTCGTGCCGCGCGGGCAGGCCGCGGTCGTCAGCATTCCGCAAAGCGACCTGGCTTCGGTCGACGACAAGGACCCATCCCAGTTCTGGCGCGTAAAGCGCGCCCAGCAGCAAGAACTGCCGATCGAGATCACGGTACGGTTCCAGGATCCCGACCTCGATTTCCAGTCCGGTGCCTCCTACGCCAAGCGCATCGAGCTGCCGGTCACGACCGCCTGGTCGAAACGACGGATGAGCATCGATCTGCCGGTGATCCTCAATAATACTCAGGCGCGCCAGGTCGCGGAGAAATGGCTCTACACGATGTGGGCCGAACGCGACACGGTCGAGACCGTGCTGCCCTGGAAGTATCTGTTTCTCGACCCCGCCGACAACATCACCGTGTTGCTCGACAGCGGCGATATCAATGTCATCCGCATCGAAGAACAAAACATCGGCGCCGACTTCTCGATCCATGTCAACGCCGCTTTCGAGGACCTCAGCGTCTATATCCCGGCACCGCACCTGCAAGGTGCCATTACCGGGTTCCAGTCACAGACCGTGCAGCAGGCGCCGTTCGGCGAATTGCTGCAATGGAATACGCCGCTGTTGCGCGACGAGGATGACACCGGCGGCATCTCGACGCGGATCTATTATGCGGTGGGCGCCTACAGCGCCGGCTGGATCACCGGCGAGCTCTGGCGCTCGACCGACAATTCGGCGACCTGGCAGGATTTCGTCGGCCTCCCGAGGGCGGCGAGTTGGGGCTATGCACTCACCGAACTTGAGGACACGCCATCGCAGTTCGCGACCGACATCGCCAACACCGTGACGGTGCGGATACTCACCGGCTCGACGCCACTTTCCTGCACCTACGACCAGATGCTCTCCGGTGCCAACGGCGCGCTGCTGGGCAGCGAGGTGATCCAGTACCAGACGGTGAGCTTGAACGCCGACGGCTCGCTCACGCTGTCCAACATCCTGCGCGGCCGGCGCGGCACCGAATGGGCCTGCGCCACACACACCATGGGCGATCTCTTCATCCTGCTCGAACTCGGCAATATCAGCGGCTACACGCTCAGCTTGCCGGAGATCGGCGTCCAAGAACTCTGGAAACTGGTACCTTCGGGCCGGGTCATCGACCAGGCGCCGACCGACGCCTTCACTTATCGCGGCTACGATCTGATGCCGTATGCGCCAGTCAACGCGAAACGCCAGCTCTCCGGCGGCTCCAACCTGCTGCTTTCGTGGACCCGGCGCACCCGCCTGGGTGGCCTTCTGGTCGACGGCTCCGATACCGCACCAACTTACGAGACCACCGAGGCCTACGAGGTCTACTTGCTGCACAGCAAAGCTGACGTGCCCGGTTTCAATCCGGGCAACCCGGCAAGCTATATGCGGGCCTTCACCGGGCTGACCACCGCCTCAGTGCTCTACACCGCGGCGATGATGGCGACCGACGCCTGGGACCCGTCACAGACGCTGCATGCAGTGATCTATCAGCTCTCCGGCGTGGTCGGCCGGGGCTTCCCGGGTTACCACGAACTGCCGCCGGCACTGGTCGGGATCACCGTTGGCCTCGAAAGCGGCGGTGGCGACTGGTCGGCACTCGGCGGCTCCTGGCTCTGGGGATAGCAAACAATGTCAGGCACTACAGGGGTCAAGATCTCCGACGCCGCCTCGGCGGCACCGCTGGTAGCCAACGACCAGGTGCCGATCGCCCGGCAGGGCTCCGATGTGCCGTACAACGCGATGATGTCGGACGTGGCGACCTACGTCACCTCGCTCGCCGGTAATCAGGTCCCTCCGGGATCCTCCGATCCCGGACATCCCGGCACCACAACGGATTATGCCCGAGCCGACCATCAGCATCCCTCTGATCTTACCCGCGCGCCGCTTGACAGCCCGCTATTCACGGGGTTGCCGCGTTCGGTCAACCCGCCGCCGGGCGACGCCACCGACATGATCGCGACCACCCAGTGGGTGGTGAACACCATGGCGGCGGAGCCGCCATACGCGCCGCTCAATAGCCCGCAGCTGACCGGGATACCCACCGCGCCGCAGGCGCCGATCGACAACGCCACCGACCAGCTGGCGAACTGCGCCTTCGTGCTCGGCCAGGCCTCGACTGCAATGCCCACGATGGCGAGCACGCAGCCGACCGCCGGGGTCTCGACGCGGTTCAGCCGCGGCGATCATGTGCATCCGGCCGACAGCTCGCTCGCGCCGCTCGACAGCCCGCAGCTCAGCGGCACCCCGACCACGCCAACCATGCCGCCGGACACCAACACGGCAGCCATAGCCAGCACCCAGTTCGTACTGGCGCAAGCCGCAACCGCCGTGCCGCTGGTCGACGGCACTGCGGTACCCGGGATAGCGTTTCGCTACAGCCGCGCCGATCATGTGCACCCGACCGATAGCTCGCGCGCGCCGCTGAATTCACCGCAGTTCACCGGCACCCCGCTGGTGCCGCTCACGCCACCGGACACCAACACGGCAGCCATAGCCAGCACCCAGTTCGTGCTCGGCCAGGCCGCCAATAGCATGCCGATCATCGAGGGCATCGGGGCTTCGGGAACCTCGCAGCGCTATTCCCGGGCCGACCACGTGCATCCCGCCGGGCCGCCTGCCGGGGCCGCTGGCGGCTATCTGGGGGGCACCTATCCCAATCCCCTGGTCAGCAAGGTCAAAGGCGTCACCGACGGCTCCAGTGCCACGGCCGGCGATGTCGGTGAATTCCTTAGCGTGCAGACGGTCAGCACCAGTGCGGTGAACCTGCCCGGCAGCGTCGATACGGTGATCGCGACGCTCTCGCTCACCGCCGGTGACTGGGATGTCTGGGCCTCGGTCGGCTTCACCATGACCTCCAACAACAACGTCACCTTGAAGGCGTGGCTCAATGCCGGCGGCGTGACGCAGCCGCCGATCGACCAGTTTGGCGGCAACTTCATGATGCCGATCGCCAACAACACACCGCAGGTGATCTTGCCGATACCGCAGATGCGGGTGTCGACCGCCGCGGCGACGATCACCGTGGCGCTGGGGGGAAGTCCCATCATCGGCGGCGGCACGGTTGGCGGCTGGGGCAAGATCATGGCTCGACGGTGCCGATAAAAGGATATAGCATGATGGGCCGCATAAAACCTGGCATGGCAGGCTGGGCGGGGCATCGCTCGCCAAGGCATGGCGAGACGAGGCACGACGTGGCAGGCGCGGCAAGGGTCCCGGCAGGCAGAGCGCTTGACCGGGACTTTTCCGTTACGGGGGCCGCGCCATGGCTGTGAGCCCGATCCTCGAAATTCCGCAGCTCGCACCGACGCAGATCGACAAGGTGCCGGCGATCAACGACGACTTCGTCGCCCTCGAGGCGGCGTTCAACGCCCAGCTCCTGGTCAGCTTCGCGTCCGGCCCGGTGGCACTGAGCTTCACCCAGTTCAGCCGCTTCCAGGTATTCATCTGCAGCGGGCTGACGGCCAACCTGCAGAAGCTGACCATTCCGCAGCTGACGCCCACCGGAGGCCTGCCGGCGTATCGCGTGTTCATGGTGCAGAACCAGTCGACCGCCTGGTCGCTGCTGGTCGGTGGAACATCCGGTGCGGTGGCGACGCTGCCGCCGTCCTCGGCGGCAATGCTGCAATCGGACGGCAGCAACGTCACCGCCTACGCTGCCGGCGCTGCCGGCGCTGCGGGCGGCGCCATCACCATTCTCACCGCGTTCGATGCCACTTCGATCGCCAATGCCGATCCCGGCAATGGCAAGCTGCGGCTGAACAACGTCACCGCGCAAAACGCCGCGACCGCGATTTACATGGACCTGCTGGATTACAACGGCACCGACTGGACCTCGGTGCTGGACACGCTGGACGCGTCCTCGAGCACGGTGATGGGCCAGATCAGGCTGTGGAACACCATCAATACGGCGCAGTGGATACTGTTCAACCTGACCCACCGGTTTGCGCCGCCCGGCTATCGCGAATTCGCCGTCACTCCGATCGGCGCCTCGGCCACCGCACCGTTCAGCAACGGCGCGGTGCTCGGCTTTTCCTTCAGCCGCACCGGCGATGGCGGACAGCCGGTCTTATCGGCGGTAAACACCTGGACCGCACGACAGCACACGCCGCCGGTAACACTGACCGATGCCGCCTCGATCTTCATCGACTTCAATCTCGGCAACAATTTCACCGTGACGCTCGGCGGCAACCGCGCCATGGCCAATCCGGCGAATTGCATGGCCGGCGACAATGGTAACATCGCAGTGCGTCAGGATGCCATCGGCAGCCGCACGCTGACCTTCGGCTCGAGCTGGTTTCCGCTCGGCGGCCTGGCCGGCGCACTGACGACGGCGCCGAACGCCTATGACATCGTGAGCTATTACGCGATCAGTCCCACGCACGTGACGTTTGGCATCCAGAACGTGGCCTAGGAGAAACCTGATCCGATGGCAAACACGACATGGAACCCATCCGACCTAGCCAATGTCACGCTAAGCGGGACGAACAACCTTACCATCAGCGCTGCCAGCGCCAACGGGGGTGTCCGTACGATCCAAGGCTGGACGACCGGGAAATTCTACTTCGAATACACCTGTACCGCGATAACCGGCGCCAATGTCATTGGCGTTGCCAACGCCGGCGCTGTTCTCACCGCCGTTGCCGGCAGCGGCGTCGGTGGCGCGGTCATCAACATTAGTGGCCAAATCGCCATCAACAACACCACCGTGCTCGCGACGCTGGGAACGATCAGCAACGGCACCGTCGTGGGGATCGCCCTCGACCTCATCAACCAGCAGATCTGGTTTCGTTTAGGCGCAGCGGGAAATTGGAACGGCAGCAGCGGAGCAAATCCAGCCAGCAATACCGGTGGTTTCTCGATCGCTCCGCTGGTTGCCGCTGCCCAGGCGATCTTTGGCCTGTTCGCTACCGTCTCTGCCGCTACACCAACCATCACCGCGAATTTCGGCGATACCGCCTTCACCGGCACAGTACCGGCCGGTTTCACCGCAGGCTATCCGATCAAGGTCGGCGTCAACTGGTGCTTCGGCGACAGCTTCGACCTATACGCCACGCCGACCGACGCGATCTCTGGCTACTGGGACAGCGGTCTGGGCGGATCCAACTGGACCCTGGTGCCCGGGCGCTTTGCCGGCAGTCGAGCGCTACAGGAAAACGCCGGCAACGCCGTCTATTTGGTAAAATCGTCTGGTTCCAATGATGCGATCCATCACATCGTCTTCGCCTTCGAGCAGACGCAAGCGCTGAGCGGTACTGCGGTAGGGATGTACCTTACCATCGGCGATGGCGCTACCGCGCAATGCTCCCTCGTGTTCCGCTCAGACGGCGCGATCGTGCTGACGTCCGGCGGCCCGACCGGCACGGCGCTGGACACCTACACGGGCGCGGTCAGCGCACAGAGCACATGGTTCGCGTTTGAGGTCGAGGTCGTCATCCACAACACCACCGGCTCGTGGACGGTAAGGAAGAATGGCAATACCAGCAACGACCACCTTCTGAGCTCGCTCAACACGCGCGGTGGTACTACGAACAACTACGCCAGCCGGCTCTCACTCGGGGTGGGAACTGGCATCGTCATCAACCAACTATTTGACGACCTCCTTTGGCGTAGCGATGCCACCAGCGTGCCATGGGTCGGCGACATCCGGTGCTACGTGCGAATGCCGGCGAGCGATGCCAGCGTGCAGTTCACCAAGAGCTCGGCCAGCACGACGACGCAGATAACCGCCATTAGCAGCAGCACCACTATCCTTAATACAACCGCTCGTTACTCGCTGATCACCGCGCCATTCGACGGCACGGTGGGCACCGCCACGGTCTCACTCCTGACGGGCTACACCGGCAACATGAAGTGCTCGATCTTTGCCGCCCCAACCAGCACCACCGTTGGGGCAATCCTCGGCAGCGCCACACCGATCAACAATCCGGCCACCGGCAGTTCCACATTCACATTTCCCACCCCGGTCACGGTTAGCAGAGGGATCCAGTACTGGATCGGCTTTATGTCCGATACATCGTCGGGGACATTCAACACCGGCAGCGGCGTCAATGGCGCGCAGAACGCCACAACATACGCGGCGTTTCCGATCGCATCGCCAACGGTCACGTCCGGCGTCTCAGCTATCGCAGGCTCATTGACGATCGCAATCAGCAACAACTCCGCCTTGGTCAACGAATCGCAAGAGGACGGCACCACGAGCTACGTGTTCGACGTCAACCAGGGCGATACCGACCTCTATACCATTGCGCCGCTCAGCGCGACGCCTGCCAGCACCATCGCCACGACGGTGCGCAGCTTCATGCAGAAGAGTGATGCCGGAAGCCGTTCGGCTGCCGCGCTGCTCAAAAGCGGCGCTACCCAGGTAGCTTCACCCACGCTAGCACTCGCGACTGGATGGAACTGGGCCTGGCGCACGGATCAGATGGACCCGGCAACCGGCGCGGCCTGGACCGCAGCAGCGGTGAACAACGTGCAGATCGGCCAAACGGTGGTGACGTGATATGGTGAACTGGTGCTTCGGCGACGGTTTCGATCTCTACGCCTCGCCAAATGACGCACTGGCAGGCTACTGGGACGGTGGTTCTGGCGCAGTCAACTGGTCATTACAGCCGGGACGCTTCGCTGGTAGCCGGGCACTCCAGAATAATCCAAATTCCACCGTAATCTACCTGATTAAGTCATCCGGTTCCAACGATGCCATTCACCACATCGTCTGTGCATTCCAAGATACGGCCGCACTGAGTGGAACCAATGCCTGTATGTATTTCTCGCTTGGTGATGGCGCAACGGCTCAGTGCAGCATAGTTTTCCGTCAAGACGGCGCTATCCTGCTGACTTCCGGAGGTCCGACCGGCACGACGCTCGACACATGGACAGGGGCCTTTTCGCAGAATGTCTGGACTGCGTTCGAGTTTGAGATAGTCATCAACAACACTACCGGTGCCTGGGCAGCGCGCAAAAACGGCAACACCAGCAACGACCACGTGCTCGGGTCGCTCAACACACGCGGCGGTACGGCGAACAACTACGCCAACCGTCTTAGCGTGGGGGCAAATATCACCCCCGCAAACCAACTGCTCGACGACCTGCTCTGGCGCAGCGACAGCGCCAACGTGCCGTGGGTCGGCGACATCAGGTGCTACACGCGGATGCCGGCGAGCGACGTGAGCACGCTGTTCACGCGCAGCCTGTCTTCTGTCGTGCAATCAACCGGTCAAAGTAGCTCATCACCCGTCAGCAATACGATAGCGCGTTACATTCCACTGACGGCAGCTTACGACGGCACCGTCGCTTCCGTCATCCTGTCGATGGCAACGGGTTACACCGGCAACATGAAATGCACGATCTTTGCCGGACCCGCTACAGCGCCGACAACGATCCTCGGGAGCGCCACACCAATCGTCAACCCCGCAACCGGGAACAATACCTTCACGTTTTCCACTCCGGTCACTGTCAGCAGAGGCACGCAATATTGGATTGGTTTCATGTCAGACACGTTATCAGGATCCTGGAACATCTCACCCCTGGCCACCGGCGTGTTACAGGGCGGCGCATCCTACGCGACGTTTCCCACCGCGTTCCCGGCGACCAGTGGCAATAACAGTGGGCCAAATTGCTCATGGACGCTGACGGTTGCCAGCAACGCTACCTTGGTCAGCGAGCCGCAGCAGGACGGCGTCACGAGCTACATCTACGACGCCAACCCCGGCGACGCCGACTTCTACACCATCGCCGCCGCAGGCGCGACGCTAGCCAGCGTGGTCGCCGTGACCACACGCGGGTTCGCGGAGAAATCCGACGCGGGCACGCGCAGCGGAGCGGTGCAGCTCAAATCCGGCGCCACGACGACGACATGGAACCCATCGGACCAGCTGAACACCACGCTGTCCGGCGGCAACCTCACGGCGACCTTCGCGGGGACAACGACAAACTCGGCCGTACGCTCGATCTTCGGCGCAAGCAGCGGCAAATACTATCTGGAAATGCGGGTAAACAGCCCGTCCAACTCATCACTCGGGCTCGCTCTGGCGAGTGTAAGTCTCGCATCCATCGCGACTATCGGGACAGGCTCCCCCGTCGCCGGGACAGTTATGTTCCTGGGGTCCGGGTTCGTGTACGTCGGGACCAGCCTCACCGCTAATTTTGGGGTAAGCCCAGTCAACGGGGACATCATACAGATCGCAGTTGATCTAAGCGCCAAGCTCATCTGGTTCCGGCTGAACGCGGGCAACTGGAACAACTCCGGCACCGCCAACCCGGCGACCGGCACCGGCGGTTTTGACATCTCCGGCGTCGCCACGGCGGCGCTCTACGCCACATGCGGTGGACAGCAGAACGCAGGGGTCACCGCCAACTTCGGGGCCACCGCTTTCGCCTTCTCGGTGCCGGGCGGGTTTAACGCTGGCTTCGGGATTCTCGGGACGACTGTCGCCTCACCGACCACTCCCCTCTCCACGTCCTGGAGTTGGCTGTGGCGTACTGATCAGACGGACCCGGCGACCAGTGCGACGTGGACGTCAGCGGCGGTGAATGCCGCGCTGATCGGGCCAGTGATGGTGAGCTAGATCGTGGCCAACACCACCTGGAGCGCCACTGACCAAGCCGGCGTTACACTCAGCGGGACCAATAATCTCACCGCGACAACATCGACCGCAGCAGCGACCGGCGTTCGCACCATCGACAAGCAGAACGCGGGGAAATATTACTTTGAATACACGGTGACGACATGGGGGTCAGTGCTGGCCCTCGGCGTCGGCATCGCTACAGGAACCGCTCCCTTCGGAGCCGGGACCATCAACGCTTGCTGTGCGTTCAATACTGGTCAGGTCAATTACAACGGCACCAATACCGGCCAGAACATCGGCGCCACTGCGAACGGCGGTGTCATCTGCATCGCACTCGACCTTACCAATAAACTGGTCTGGTTCCGTTCCGGCGCAGCCGGCAACTGGAACGGCAATGCAACCTACAACCCTGCGACTGGCGTAGGCGGCATCTCGATCGCGTCAATCGCCGCTGGCATAATTCCGGTTTACGGGTTCGAGGAGTGCGGTTCCTCCGTCAGCGTCGTTACCGCCAACTTCGGCGACAGCGCGTTCAGCGGCGCGGTGCCCAGTGGCTTTACCTCCGGCTTCACCTCCGGCGCGGTCATCCCGACCAATGAGTTGCTAACGCAGATTGGCGTTGAAGAGTGGGGCGTTAGCACGCCCTCAATGCAACTCACGCAGATCGGGGTTGAGGAGTGGGGTGCACCCAACGCCCAGCTTCAAGCTACTCAAACGGCGCTCGAACACTGGGCGAGGGCGAGTTCCGCCAGCCTGCAATTGCAGGCCACACAGACAGCGCTCGAGCAATGGGCAACGATCGCCATTCAATCGATCATCGGACCAGCCTACGCGCTGACCGCCTCTCGAGCCGGCCTCGGCTCGGCGATCGGCATGCGCACCACGACGCGCAGTTACGCCACGTCGCTGCCCAGCATTCTCAACGAAGCTCCGATCACGATAGTCGGCATCGCCGGAAACCTGACCGGCGTCGCCGCTACCGGTATAGCTGGCACGATAAGCGTGGCCCTCGTCGCGCCGATCGCCCCGGTCCTGGCCGGTGTCGCCGCCATCAGCGCTGTCGGTACGTTAGCGATCGTCATTCCGCGTATCGTGCCGCTCGCCGGCGTGGCTGCCACCGGCATGGCACAGGCGGTACAAGCCTATGCCGGCCCGGCCGTCTTCCTGGTCGATGTCTACGCCACCGGTGTACCAGGCATACTGTTTGCGATCGCCGGCGGCGTCGTTAAACGCTACATCTTTTTCATGGGAGGCGTTTTCTGATGTACAACCGCGTGCTGGCAACTCCCGGCGGACCCCACGCCGCCGCCGACTGGGCTCGTGTCACCTGCGAAGACCTCATCCCGCTCGACGGCATCCCGGCCGAACATCAGTCGCAGGGCATCATTCTGCGCGGCCGGCTGCTCGAGGTGCTGGCCGAGCATTACCAAGCGATCCAGGAGGCGGAACGCAAATCGCTGCGCGACGACGCCGCAGCCTGCTTTGCCACCGAACTCGACGGCCATCCGGATTTCGGCCACCTGTTCGCCGAACTGCAGGCGACCGCCGCTGGCACACCCTGGGAAGGCCATATCGGCGGTCCCGAGGTGATCGACGCGATCCGTCAGGTGGTGACCGACCACATCCGCCACATCCGTCACATCGAACGTCTCTGGCACGCCGACAGGACGCGGCTGGAGGCCGGTCTGGCTTATCGCCGGGTTCATGGGCTGCCGGACTTGCCAGAGCCGCCTGTGGCCGCCGCTGCCGCCTGAGGGAGCTAGTCCAATGGCAATCACCACCGCGATGCCGACCAGTTTCAAGTCCGAGCTGTTCGCCGGCGCCCATTGCTTCGGCGGCACCGTGAACACGACCGGCAACACTTATAGCAATGATATTGTCGATACGCTCGCTAGCATGGTCGGGATCAGCGTCGGAATGCGCGTTTCGGGCCCCGGGATCCCGGTCGGCTGCATCGTCTCGCAGATCACCAGCGCCACGGCGATCAAGATCTATCCGAACGCTACCGCCACCGCGACCGGCGTCGCGCTGAGCTTCAACGGCGATGTGTTCCGGATTGCGCTGATCCGGCACGCTCCGGTTGGCACCTACGGCGCGGCGTCGGTGAACTACGCCGATGTCACCAGCAACGTCGATGAGGTGGTCGGCGTTGGCTACGCCGCGGGCGGCCTGGGGCTCAGCAACGTCTCGCCCGCTGTGGCCGGCTCTACCGCGTTCGTCAGCTTTGGCGGCACCATCAGTTGGACCAGTGCCACAATTGATAGCGATGGCTGCATAATTTACAATTCCGGTGTCAATCCTCGCCTCGGTGGCGCCAGCGGCGCCAGTACTACGGGCAGCGGCAGAGCGATCTATGCCGGCGACTTCGGTGGCCGCCAACAAGTCGCATCAGGAACCTTTACCATCGTCATGCCTGCCGCTGACGCAACGCATGCGATCCTGCGGCTGCAATGACCCTCCGGCCGAAGCCGGAGGGTCCCGTGCCTGCCGGGCCATGCCATGTCGAGCCCAGCCGCGCCGCACCGTGCCACGTCATGCCGAGCCCGGCCTGCCTGGCACATTCATGTGTGCCAGATTTTAGCAGTCCCGTCAAGTTGATCCTGAAAGAGGAGACAACCGATGGCCAAGCCCACCAAGCCCGACACAAGCAAACCCGACGAGCATCCGCCGCATCCGGAGCATCCGCCGCATCCGGAACATCCGCCAGGTGGCGGAAAACCGGAACCAGAGCCACCGCAGCCGCCGCTGCACCCGGAGCACCCGATACCGCCGGTGCCCGGCCATCCGGGCCCGATTGTCCCACCGGGAGAGCAGCCGCCGGATACCGAACTGCCGCCAGTGCCGGGTGCCACGTTGGCAACTCTGCGACTGCGCAATATCGGTCCTGCTGCGATCGCTGAGCGACTGTTGACTTTCGCGTTGCCGTTTGCGCCAGGTCAGGTGCCAGCCGGCGCCGGCATCGCCGGCCAACAACTCAATCCATTGATGGTTCATGAGGACGGCACCGTCCGCCATGGCGCGATCACTATCGCCGCTCCCGCATTGGCTCCTGGCGAGAGCCACGATGTAGAACTCAGCCTTGCTGATCCAGCATCGGCTGGGACGATGGTAGGCATCGGACCGTTGCCTAAATCCGTGGTGCTGACGCTCGATTTCAATGACGGTCCCATGGTCTTCGATCTCGACCAGATCCTCGCCAGCGGGCCAGGCAGCATGTATTTCGAGGGATCGTCCGCCAGCGAGACGCGTTACGTGCTGCCGGTGCACGCGGCTATGCGGCTGGTAATCGATATCCGCCGCTACCAAGACGATACTGTCCGCATCGTCTTCGGCTTCCGCAACGACGGCGCGATGGGACCGGAAGGCGGCGCGCAGACCTATACCATGGCGCTCACCGCAAATGGTCAGCAGGTCTATGCCGTCGGGCCGCTGACGCACCACCAATACCAGATCTGGCACCACACGTACTGGATCGGCGATGCGCCAGGGCATTTCATCGCCCACGATCGCGCCGCGCTCGAGGCCTCTGGCGCGGTGCACGTCTACGGCCCGGGTCCGGTCGCCGAAGCGGTGCTCGCCAAGCCGTGCGACGGACCGAAGTTCGATCCCCTGGGTCCGGGCGATTTCGCGATGTACATGGGCGCCGGCGGCGGCCGGCCGGACATCGGCCCCGACCCGCTGTGGAACGCCGCCTGGCTCATCTCACAGGACCCGCGCGCCTACGCCTACGCGGTGGCGATGTCGGACGCAGCGGGTTCCTGTCCGTGGCACCTGTGGGACATCGAGCACTACCGTTGGCTCAACCCGCAAGATCGCCCGCTGCTGTGGGCCGATCCGCGCCAGAGCGCAGCGCAGGGCGGACTGACCCAGCCGATCGACACCGCGGGAACCGGCTGGTCGCCGGAAGCCGGCCATCAGCCGGACGCGCATTACCTGCCGTATCTCCTGACCGGCGACCGGCATCGGCTCGATATGCTGGACGCGCAGGCGGGCTGGGCCATCATGTGGGTGCCGCCCGGCTCGCGCGGCAACGAGAAAGGTGTCTACGGCGGCGACATCCAGGTGCGCTCGCAAGCTTGGTCGCTGCGCCAGCTTATCGACAGCGCCTACATCTCGCCGGCAATGTCGGCGGTGTTCGCGCCGATGGTGCAGGACAACTTCACGCGGCTGAAGACGCTGGAAAAAACCGCAACCGAGGCGCAATTGAGCATCCCTGGCGTCTACGGCTCCGAGACACCGCCGGCCATGGCGCCGTGGCAGCAGGACTACTACCTCTCGACGCTGATCCGCGCGATCCGCATGAGGCTGCCGCAGGCACGCGACTGTCTCGACAAGCTCAAGCCATACATCACCGAGCGGTTTTCCGCGCACGGGCAGTACAATCCCGCTAACGGGCTTTGCTACAACTGGTACTGGGCCGGTGGCACCTGGGAACAATCACAGGAGTTGACCGGCGAGCGCGGTCAGAGCGCCGATCCATCACGACCCAACCAGCATGGCTTCGTGCTCGCGGACGGCTCGCCCTGGCCGCCAGGCGATATCCGGCAGTACGCCGAGTTGATGAACTCGGTGCTGGCCGAAGCGGCGCGGATCGACCCCGACTACGCCGCGGCGTGCGAGTGGCTGTTCGCCAACAGCGCGACCTTCGACCTGGAGCGAGGCTATCAGGACCGGCCACAGCACTCCTGGCGACGCTGAACGCAAAAACCCCCCACGGCCGCACCGGGAACCCAACGAACAAGTTCGTTGGGGCCCGGACCGTGGGGGGGGTTATTGGATCGAGTAGGATTCAGTTGGATTTTGTTTGCGCAAGTTTCGCGGCCCTGGCGTCAGCCAGGATCTGCGCCTCGAACGCGTCGCGCGGCATCGATTGGCCGGATCGCTCGTGCCATTCGCCGTCCTCTGAAAGTGCCGGTGGACAGACCACCAGGCCGCTTTCGGCGTCCCAGCGAATGATCGTCATGCAGCCATAGCTTTTGCCGACCCGCTCGATGTAGGCCTTCATCTCCTGGGTGCGCCAGGCGTCGCGAAACGCCGGGTCCACCCAGATCTGAATGACCGGCACCTGCTGGCCGCCGAGTTGCACCACGTCGGTCATCACGTCGATCACGCAGTGCGAGCGATCCGGCCGGGCCAGCCCCGCAGTATCGGGATCAGACAGCCACCGGCAGCTCCATAGCAGGCAGCTGCGGGGGAAGCCCGGCTTGCGATACACCCGGCAGCCTTTGCCGGCCTGCTGATAACGGCAGCGCTCGCCGGCGGACTTCCGGATCTCGGGGACCGGGACGAGCTTACAGCACAGCGTGCAGGTGCCGCATTGGCGGCCTCCTGGAGGCCTTGCCTCGATGGCATAACCACCGCCTGGCAAAAGCCTGGCAACGGTATTGCCTTCGAACAGAGCGTCGATATCGACATCCGAAGCGATTGAGCGAACATCTGGGTTGTTACTCATCCCATTGTCTTTCGTCATGCATCGGTGGCGCCATCGATCGCCTTGCGCAGATGCTGCCCGCGTTCGCTGGGCGGCATCGCTTCGGCGCGTTTGACGGCAGCGGCGAACACCTGGGGCGAGACATGCGCGATCGCCCAGGGGACCAGGCGGAGGCCTTCGCCCTGTTCGGGCAGCGGTGGCACCGTGCCTTCGGCGACCAGAATGGCAGCGGCGACGAACTGCATCAGCATGTCGTCACTCCATTCCAACAGATCGTCGTCGCTGAAAAACAGCGTCTCGATGGCTCGCTTAACCAGCGGGATCCGGCAGCTGTCCGCCTCATGCTCGTAGCCGCGCTTGCGGCACTCGCAGTCGTCGGGCTGGCGGCAATCGGGGAATAGCGCGTTCATAGCTCGCTCTCCTCGATCGCCTCGTAAGCATCCGCTGCGGGGACGATGGGCTCCAGGCCCTTCGCCTTGCGTATGACGTTGAGGCGATCCACGCACGGGCGGCAGATCGGCTCTCGTTCGCCGGTCAGCGCCGATGACGATGGCACCCGATGCGGGTTGTAGGAGAAAACGCGCCCGCACCCAATGCACGGGCTCATGACAGTGACATAGCCGGTCATGGTTGATCCTCCCAGCCATTGGCCATCACGAAGGCGACGGCGGCATCGATGCCATGTTCCTTCGAGACGATCTGACCGTTGACCGAGAACCACCATTCGCGAATGTGGTTACGCCACACGTCGAGCCCGTAGCAGCGATGCCAGGGATGGAAGTCCATCCGTTGCAGTCGCTGGCGGACATTGCTGCGTTTTTGATCAGCAACCATCATTAGTCTCTCCCTGGACGATCTTCATCGAGCCGACACGGTTGCCGTTGATGTCGCGCAACGCTGTCGTGCCCATCCGTGGATGGCCGTCGCGTAGCGTGACGACGAGCTCCTCAAGGATCCGCGCGACTTCTCCGGCTGGGTTGCCAGCGAAGACGTCGTTTTCGGTGTCGATGGTGATAATGACGGTGCTCATGCGTCTATGCTCCCCTTGCTTTGGCGTTTGATCGGCGACCGCCGCGCCGGCAGATCGAGCCGATGCGCCTTGCTGATGACGGCGCTCTTCGACACGCCGAGCTTGCGACCGATCTTGGTGGCGGAAAGGTCGGTGCCCCACAGCTGGCGCAGGTGAACCACAGTTGCGTCCGACCAGGGACTGTCGCCTCTTTCCCATTTGCGAAGTCCGGCCATGGCTCAGTCCTCCTCATCCGCTTCGGGTTCGGGTGGCGACAGACAAGTAGCGATGTGCTGCAACACTCCTGCCGGCGTCCAAAAGCTCAACGCGTGCGGGGTAAACCGCTGCCACATGTGCGCGCAGATGCTTTCGACATTCGCCTTAACCCCGAAGGGAGCGGCTGATTTGGCTCGCTTGGTCATCTCATCGAGATAAGCGAGCAGTTCATCCATTTCGTGGATTTGGTCCATGGTTCAGTCCTCCCGGTATTCGAGGATAAAGCCGGCCGCGAGGGCGGCAGCGGCCAGGGTGAAGGCGATCCAGTGATCCACCAGCGTCCCGACCACGAGGCCGCCGGCGAGCGCGAAAAAGATCACTTTGGCCTGCGGCATAACGGCGCCTCCTTTCCCGTCAATAACGATCTTACCGACCACGTATCGCCGACCGCTGTGCTGAAAAATTCACCGCACGGCGCTTCGGTGAGCTGGGCCTCGGAGAGGCCCGGCCAGTCCGCACAGAGGCGGGCGAGCTTGCGCTCCACTCGTGCGATCTGCGGCAATCGCTTGGCGATCGCTTGGGGCCAGGTGAGGTCCAGGATGGTCGCCAGGGTCTGCCGGCCGGTTGGCCACCTCTCCAACCGCGACGGCGAGAACCGCCAGGGCGACACCTGCACATAGTCGCGGATGTGTCCCTGGCATTCGGTGATCGCGGCCGCCCTGAGCCGGTGCAGCTCCTCGATGAGGCGCTGCACGGCTTCGGCGTCCAGCGGCAGCTTGGCCAAGCGCGATTGAGCGGGCGGGCGGTTGTGCCCGATGCCTGCAGGCGGACGGTCATTCATCGCCCGTCCTCCTCAGTATTCGCTTGGCAGCATCAGGACGAAGGCGCGCATGCCCTCGTCCCACACCGCTAGCAGCCTGATCTCCGGCAGCGGGAAATTGGTGACCTCGAACTTCTGTGTAACAATCGGATCACCTGAGCCGCTGGCAGAAAGTACGGCGCTGTTGGCTTCTTCACCAAAGCACCAGAGCATCCAGTGCTGGTATGGCACCTTCTGCAAGGTAGCGTTCGTCGCGATGTGCGAAGCGATTGCGTCGATCAGCCAGTAGCAGTCCGCGTTTTCACGCAAATAAAGGATGCCATCGGTCATGACGACGTTGCGGGCCAGTGCGTGACGGGTCCATTTCTCGGTCCCGCAGAACTGGCTCAATCCATTGAGGAGTGCGGCAGGTTTCAGCATGGATCGCCCTCCTCATCATCGGGCGGACCAACCACCAGCTGTTGCCATTCCTGCGGCGTTACGCCGGTCAGGATGAACTCACGTTCGCCTGGACTGAGGTTGGGAAACGCGTCATTCGCCCGGTTGGGTTTTCTCATGGCTGTTGCCTCCGCTTTTCGGCGTCGAGGAGCTGCAGCGCTTCGACCACGGCGGCCTCGGTCATCTGGCGCGGAGACTTCAGCGTCAGGTTCATGATGCTGCCGATAATCGAATTGCCGAGACGAGCGCCCTGGCGGGCGTCCGCGACATAGTGCGGCTTGGTCTTCAGCAAGTGCAGCGCATGAGCGACAAGTTGGGCGTCACTCATGTCAGGTCCTCCGGCGGCAAATCGGCGATGGCGGCATCACCTGCCGCCTCGACGTTCGGGTGTTCTTCTCGATCGGTGATCCGCGCCGTCAGCAGCCCAACAACCGTCTGAATGGCCGCAACCAGATCCTCGTCGGTTACCAACAGGCCAGCCTGACAGGTCTGATCCTGTTCGCGCTGGAACTGGGTCTGATAGTTATACACACCGTAGGCGATGGTCCGTCCGTCCGCATGCTGGCGCACGCGAATGCGGGTCCGCCATGACCGGCTTGCCTCATCGGCGGTTTCGCCAACGAAGTGGCTGAAGTCGCCACGGGCGATGACCGGCCAGTCCGCGTGCACAATCCGTACCGGAGCGCGGTTGCTGAGCGTAATGACACGATAGGCGTTGTCGTCGTCAGACATTGTCGTTCTCCTGGTTGGGTAGTTGAGCAGCGTAGTTTTCGGCCTCCTGTTGGGTGGCGAACGCCTTGCCGGTGTTCGACACCGCATAGAGGCGACCGTATTTCGTTTGGACGGGATGGATGTTGCGCCCGTTGACCGTCGCGACGACGATCGAGGCGAGCCAGCGTCGGTAGGCTTCGTTGTATTGAGCTGCGCCAAGCTTTTCGACCAAGCGCAGGCGATCGACTGGATCGCTCCAGTCGATGTTGGTCATGTGTGATCCTCCTGCGGAAACCTGCTTAAGGTCGCCACCGCTATCTGGAACTTGCGCTCCAAACGCATTGCCACTGAGGCTTTGCTGTAGAGGTGGTGAAGCAATCTACGCATTGTCCTGCCGTAACAGGTGGCATAGAAAACCTCAGAAGCATGGCTTCGGCTTTGCCGGAGTTTTGGCGTTGAGTTTCTATGCCGAGAGAACTGGATCCATTGCCTCAGCAGAGTTTTGCCCCCGCTGAGTTGCAACCGATCCATCGAGACATAACCATTGCCGTCGATTATCCCTCGCCAGAAGTGCCAACTATGCTTGACGCAGTCAGCGGCTCGCTGCTTGAGGGATTTTCTTGGAACGACACCCAGGGCGATCAGATCCTGGCAGATTTTGACTGATCCAATTCGTAGCTGCACGAGCGAATAACCGTTGATAAATCTGTCATAGATTGGCGTCTCGGCTTTCATAAACGTGCGGAATTTTTGCAAGTGATCTCTGTCACCTGCTCTCAGCAAAATCTGTAGCCAGTAGCCGCCTTGGTCGATATTCCCATCTGCCAACAGAAAGCCAAGCCAATATTCAGCCGCTGCTGACAGGGGAGGTTTGAACGCATCGCGATTGACGCGATAGTTCTTATGGGCTGGCATCGCCATTCCTCCCTTCTAAGTGTTGATGCTCCACGTTGGAGTGGAAACATCGCTGTGGTGGTTTAAGCCACCATTGATGATGTGCTTGCCGTGGAATCCGGATGGCTCCGGATTTTCCTGAATGCACCAGTCGATTGATTGGAAATCGCGGTGGTCAGGCATGAGGCTGGCGACGCGGTACGCGCCAGCAGGAAGATTTGAGCAATAGCGGGAGCAGAGCTCCAGCAGCCGGGCGAGACCCTGGCGAAACAGCCCGTAGTCCGCGCCGGAATGATAGTGTGCGAAGAAGGCATCCAGCCGCTCAGGAGCGAGGATCTGGATGCGGGATACTGGTTCTGACATTGATATGCCTTTCCCCCGGGAGCAGCCGGGTTCACTGCCGGTCACCGATGCTCGGGCCGGGAGGCAGATCGTTGCGGCTTATTATATAGGGTCTATCGCTGCCCGATACGAGCATCTTGCACCGCTTGGCCCGGCGCTCGACAACCCGGACAACGGCGTGCGTGCGGGCGCTGCCAGCGCCGGCCGGTGGTGAGGGTGAAAGCCTCACCGCACTCCGGACAGACCGAACGCCAGTCGATGCACATCACCCGCTGACCCTTGGTGTTGACGAATTCCCGGGTGCCAATCGGTCGGTAGAGTTGTCCGGCATGAACGATAGCGAAACCTTCGGGGAAGCCGGTCCCGCTCATGGCATTTCCTCCGGTTGACCGAATGCGATACGTCGCTTGCTGCGCCAGATTTCCAGCGTCGTGGTGAATTCCGCGCGGATCGCGGGGTTCTGCGGCTGGAACTGGATGCGGCGGAACAGGAAGTTGAGGGCGCGAACCGATGGGTCGTCACGATGCTGGCGCGCCCAGGCGACTTCGTCGCGGGTGAGGCCGACCTCGGCGTGGGTGACCTCGCGTTGTACCCACCTGGGGCAGTGATAGTGCGGGAATACCGCACGGTGCTGGACTTCACACCAGCCGGGGGTAAAGCGCTCGAGGGCAGCGCAGACCGGAACCCGGTTCCAGTGATTACAGTCGCGGCAGGGCATCAGCGAACCGTTGCCAAGGATAAAAAATGTGGCATATCGTGATGTGCCTATGCCACACACGGCCAGGCATGACATGCTGCGGCGAGACGAGGCTTGGCAGGACGTGGCAACGCCGGACGCGGCACGGGGCTCTTCGGCTTAGGCTGGAGAGCCCTTTTCGCACGCGTCATCATCTACTTCCTGGTTCGGACACATCCCGGGCGCGTTGGTCGGCGCGAAGGGTTCGCCATACCTCGATTTTCAACTGTGCAGCGGCGCGCCTGGCTTTCATCATCTCGGCTTGCATCTGCGCGCGGCGGTTGTCCTCAACGGCGTTGGCATAGGCTTGCGAGGTGCGGGCATCAGCTTGTTGGCGGGCGGCGTTCCGTTCGCCCGACACGAGGATGCCGACTGCCTCGGCCATGCGGATTTTGTACGCGGCGTACTCAGCGTCAGCGACCGCCTCGGCATAGTCGTGCGGGCTCTGGTCCATGTAGACCATCGCCTCGTACATCTCCTCGTTGGTGACGAGGTCCTTGACCGGCTGGACGTCCTCGTAACGAGGGGTGCGGCGGGTGGTACTCACCGTGGATGCTCGGGGCAGTAGTCGCGGTTGCGCCCGACCGGGACGGCGCAGGAGCGACACAGGTGTTGGTCGCAGGTCTTGCCATCCAGCAGCGGAAAGTCGCACTGGATGCTCGACGTCCGGCCGCAGCGGCAGCGCGGCGTACGCGGACGCTTGCCGCTGCCACAGACGATGGCTTGAGCCTGTGTGCCGTCCGGCAGGGTGATGGTGACGACCTCAGACCAGCGCGGCATCAGCGCTGCTTCCATTCCAGGGGGCCTAGCGCGGCCTGCCGGATGTCCGCATCGCTCAATGGCTCCAACGGTAGCTGGATCACTACCTCACGCTCGGCGGTCTCGAGGATGCGGCGGGCAAGGTCGCAGAGCACCTTGGTGGTGCAGTCCACCTTGCCGGTCAGCGCCAGCCAGTGGCCGCTGTCTAAGGCCGTCCACGGGCCGCCGCGATGGAACAGCAGCACCGCCTGGGCCAGCCGTTCGGCGTTACTGATCGGCATTGGCAATTCTCCTTCGTTCACGCTTGTGCAAAGCGCTGTGACACGCCGCGCACAACCAGCGGACCTTCAGCGGCTTGGAGTAGTCCTTGTGGTGGGCATGGGATCTCGGGTTGCTACAGCGTTGGCAGGGCTGGCGCTCGATCTTGCCGTCACGCAGCGCATTGCCGAAGATGACGTGGCACTGGCGCTTCTCAGGGTTGCGCGCGATCCAAGCGATCTTGCCGGCAGTCAGCCGCTCTTGGCCGTTAGCCGTCTTGCGATAGGCGTCTCGCATAGCGACGCGATGTGGATCGTGCAGGCGCTCATCCTCGAACAGTCGCCTATAGCCATCCGGGCCCAGCCGCCCCATCAAGCGAGCGATGCATGCTCTGCATCGCCGCTTGTACCTCCCGATGCGCGGGGGGAACTCGACCCTCCGTTTCCTTAGCCCGCATTCTTGACAAGGAATGAGGATCATGGCTATGTTGTTGCGGCAGGGAGATTAGAACGGTATTTCATCGTCCAGGTCGGGCGCGCTCTGGGTGCCTCGGCCACCCGGCCGATAGCCACCCCCGAGCGGCCCCTCGCGGCTACGGCCGCTGCCGTTGGTATCGCCACGTGCCGGGGAGCTGTCCCGGCGATCGTCACGCCCGCCACCACGGTCATCGCGGCCACGGTCCCGGCTGTCGCCACGGTCGCGCTCACGGCTGCCGCCGCGGTCCCGGCCGCCGCGATCGTCGTCGCGATCGTCGTCACGGCGGCTGTCCAGCATCACCAGTTCGCCGCGGAAGCGCTGCAGCACGACCTCGGTCGTGTAGCGGTCCTGGCCGTCCTTGTCGGTCCATTTGCGGGTTTGCAGCGAGCCCTCGAGATAGACCTTGGAACCTTTGCGCAGATACTTGTCAGCGACGTCGCCAAGGTTCTCGTTCCAGATCACCACCTGGTGCCAGGTGGTGCGTTCCTGGCGCTCGCCTTGCCGATCTTTCCAGGTCTCTGAAGTGGCAACTCGCAAGTTGACGACCTTGTCGCCATTCTGGGTGGTGCGCATTTCGGGATCAGCGCCCAGGTTGCCGATCAATTGGACCTTGTTCAGCCCAGCCATAGCTTGTTCCTCTCCTCATACTTTCGGGGGACGGATATTCCAGCGGCCTTCGTAGGCATCGGCCAGCCAGCGATACGTGGTGTCATTGCACTGTCGTAGCATGACCGCTTCGTCGCTCCACAGCGCGTCGGCTTCGCGTTGGTTCTGCGCCGTCTTCAGCCGCTGGGCGAATTCGCGCACCCGGGTCTGGAAGTCGACTGGAGCTTCGTCGCCCGGTTCGGCATCGCCGACAGGCTCGTCGTCCGGCGGGCCATCATCGCTGGGTGGCTGGTCATCTGGTGCGGTGTCGTGCGGCGGCGGCCGGTCATCCGGCGGTTCATCGGGCGGGTTGTCTCGGCCGTCGCCGCGTCCCGAAGGTTCGCGCACCTCTTCATCCCGTTCTATATCGGCAACATCAGCCGGGATTTTAAACAATGCGATTTCGAATTGTTTAAGCGCGGTCGTGAGGCATTTATTTGCCGCTTTGTCGTCAAACGCGCCACTACGCTGAAACTGGAAACGACATGCTCCGGTAAAATTTCCGATGGCAAAAATCGACTGATCGCCACTGTGCGCATCAAAGGCAAAACGAATAAACAGAATACCGGATTGTACTGAACGCGAAAGCTCGCGTGGCACCAGAACGAGGCCGGCCTTGATCATCGCATCCTGGATTTTTGCGGTCAGGACGGTTGCTTCGACGTAGTTATATTTTTGCTCCAGATTGCGGCCACTTTTGGGAACCGCCGGGATGTTCCGCATGACTTCGACAATGGCTTGGATGACCTTCGGCGCACCCTCCGGCGGGAAGAACCTCGGCAATGTTGGATCTTCACTCATTGCTCAAACCTCCGATCGAAGCGAAGGGTACAAGCGAAGACCCGGAGGAGGCAGGTTTCCTCCGGGTCCATAGGCCGCGCCTGCCAAGCCCGGCCATGCCGAGCCCCGCCGTGCCTTGTCTTGCCGAGCCTGCCATGTCGGGCTTAGACGAGCCGCGCCTACAGCTTAGCCGATCTTCCACTAAACTCAAAACATTTTCATAGACCACATAAACGATGGAACACCGTACCCGGACTAGTAGTGTCCGGATACGGCGCCCAGGAAGGCCACGAGAAAGTGGCGACCTAACCAGTAAGCCAAGCCGAGGACGATAACCAACCCGATGGCGGTGCCGAGCAACATAGTCGCGACCTCGACCGTCGCCTCGCGAATGGTCATCCGCCCCGACCGCCGTCGTGGTTCGGGCATAGCCAACCTCCGTGCTCCCGTAGTCTATATTGGTGTGACGGGTTTTCGCGGCGATGGGCCAGGACGAATAAGCTGGGGGATAACCCGGGCGGGACAACAGGAACGACATCAGCCGACTTCCTATCAGGATCAGCCAGCTTACTCCGGTTTACCCCTCCCACGCAACAGTGCAAAATAAAATAAAACCCCCAAGGCGCGAAGCCTCGGGGGTTTGGTCATATCTGCTGGCGGATGCTCCAGCGGGCAATCCCGGGAACCGGCTTGGGTGTCTCGCCGTTGAGGCGGAGGTTCCAGCGGCCGGAAACATATTCCGGGGTCAGCCAGTGCGCCGAAGTGTTGACGCGAAGACTATCGCCTTGGAAGACGACAGCGGGAATGCTGAGCATCGCAATCTGCAGATAGGTCATGTGCACTGCGGCCTGATCGATGTCGACCGCGGCAACGTACAGTTGAGTGTGGGGGTTGAACCCGGCTTCCTCGAATGCCTGTGCGAACGCAAGCACCATACCGCCGGCACCGCATGCGGGCTCCATCATGGTGACGTAGCCCTTCGCCTTAATCTCTTCGACCAGTTGGTCGCGTGGCTGGAGCAGCATTTTCGCCATCATGTAGGAAACGTTGAATGGCGTGTAGAACTGGCCGAGCCGGCTCTTCATCGCCTTGCTGCCAAGCTCGAGCCTGGTCATCAGCTCGCTGAGCGGGGCACCGCCTCTGGCGATCGCGAGCCAGAGCATGCCCGTCATCTCGGCCAGCAGTTGCGCCTCGTCGCGCGAATAGTTGCCGACGATGGCCATGTAGCGGGCCTCGCGTTTGTCGTACTGAGCCCGGTCGACCGCGTTGGAGATCGCGATCGCGCTCATTTCCAGCCAGTTGAAAAAGATCTCGTCGATGCGGTGGCGGTGGTCGAACGAGTTCAACGCCCGCGCCAGCTCATCGAGAGGCTGACGCGGAGCGACAGATTTCGACATTTGATCGTGCCTCTTCTGCCCGGGCTTGATTGCCCGGAACCCCGGCCGCTTTCCGGCGCGAGGTTCGGCACGTTCAGGGTTTGGTCTTGTCCGGGTTCAATTCGGCTAGCAGTGCCGCCGGCACCCGTGAAGGATGCAGCCAGGTACTACTACGCGATGTGCTGCGGGCGGGCACGGTGGTAAGTTTGCCGTCGGGTGCCCGATGCAAAACCGTGGTGTTCCAGCGGAACGGCTTCCCGGTGTAAAGATCGGTGGTGATCTTCATCTGTCGTGCCTCTTCTGCCCGGGCGGAATTGCCCGGAGCCTCGGCTCCGCAGAGCGCGAGGTTCGGCATTAGTCGGTTTTTTCGGCCATGGTGCGCGACAGTGAAAAGCCTGACAGCACCTCGAGGACTTCCTCGGCTGGTGGCAGTGGCTCCAGTTGCAACTCATTACCCAGCTTGTGCCAGGCGTTGAGCGTGGCGGGCCGTTTGCCGGCCAGCATATGCCGCAAAAACCGCTCCAGCGCGCGCGCTGTGGCCGACTTGTCGGGTTTGGTCATGGAATGGGGTCTTTCGCCGGTGAGCAGACCGGCTCTCTGCCGTGCAACAGGCTGTTGCACGAAAGCCGGGCGCTATTTTCGCAGCGCCCGGTGGATGTGCAGCGTATAGACGGCGACCGATTTCCAGTACGCCGCCATCGGTGCTTTGCTGCGGTTCCAGGCGACCTGCGCCCGACGCTCGGCATCGCTGTGGAGCTCCACCAGGAGTTCCGCGAGCGCCTGGCGCGCCGGCGCCGGAAGTGCCCGAATTTTCTGCATCGCCGGCAGGCTGAGGAGCGGATTGCGGACCTCCGCCTCGGCGCTGCGTTCGTTGCTCATCATTATTCTTTCGCCGGTGATCAGACCGGTTCTCTGCCGCTTGAAATCAAGCGAGAGACGCCTGCGTTGCGCAGGCGTTGGTTTTGCGCGGATCACCACCGCCAGTTGGCGGGGATGCGCTGGTAGATCAGCTCGCATGCGCGCTCGTTGTCGAGCGCATCCTGGATGCGACCGATCTTGCGTTGCCGCATTGCCAGGAGCTTGTGCGAGCAATAATCGACCATCGTTGTCAGATGGTTCGCGCAGGCCTCGAGGTCTTCCTCGGCCATTGCGTCGAGGTTGAGGTCGAGGTCATAGTCGAATGGACTGGCCATTATATGGGGTTTCCTTGCGCCGGTTGGCAGACCGGCTCTCTGCCGCAACGCATGCTGCGTGCGAAAGGCGCCTACGCTTTGCGCGTAGGCGGGTAGGCTAGGTAATGCGGCTTATGTTCGCCGCGTTGGATCTTGCCGATGATCTCGTCGATCTCGGCGCGGTTAGCGCGAATGAAGGCGGCTTTGCTCTGGCGGTGTTGGCGCCACCAGCGATACAGGCCCTCGTCGTTGTCGACCCACTGCGCGCGGTCCCGATCATTCATGATCGTAGAAACGGTACCAGCCACGTGAAACACGCTTGAACCGTGTCGAGTTACCACCCGGATTGTCCTTAGCGTGCTTCGCCAGGAACGTCGGGTAGGTCGTGGCGGCGAGACCTGGGCAGGCCGTACGAAAGGCGCGTACGTTGAATGGCTCGGGCAACCGCCCAGCCCGCCAGGCGTCGCGCATCATTCGCATGATTTTCCGCATGGGGTTTCCTTTCGCCGACTGAGCAGCGTCGGCTCGACTGCCCCGCAGGAAGCTGCGGGATAAGCAGCGCGCCCCTCTCAGGACGCGTCGCTTTTGGGTTTTAGGATCCACGGCGGCGGCACGAAAATACGCCGGTTCGCCGGCAACGGATGCAACTGATAGATGGTTGTCGCTTGCGTTGCCGCGTCGTTGAAACGGGTATGGATCGTCTGCACCTGGGTCAGAAATCCTGACTGGTAGAACGATCGGAACAGCGGTGGAACATCGTCCTCCGCCGCCGCTTTGGCTTCCCGCTCCCGCCGGCCGTCGGCGACCTTCTCGAGGGTTCGCCGCAGTCTGCGTGGATACTTCGTTGGTTTAGCCATAAGGCCTCCCTTGCGCCGGTATCAGCCGGCTCTCTGCCGCCGCACAATGAGTGCGGCGATAGGGATGGCGGACCGGAACCCGGTGCTTGCGCACCGGGATCCGCGAGGCTCACAGGAGTTCTTCCAGGACCTCGTTGAGAGCGGCCTGGTTGCGCCGCTTGAGCTCATCGTCCAACGAGCCAAGACCAGGAAACATGCCGCGGATCTGTTCGATCGTGCGGTCGAGTGTCTCCACCACTTCGGGACGCCCCTCGGCGAGGAGTTCCTGTTTGATCCGGGCATGGTTGGCGATGGCCAGAGCGGCCATTGGCCGCAGTATGTTGCGTGGATGCCCCGCCGGGTTCCGCTCCAGTCCGGCGATTGCCTCGCGGCGGATCGACGTGCAGATTTCCTGGTAGGTGGCGTAGAGCCGCCCACCGGGCTGGGTTACTTCCGCATCGGCGACGGCTGTCCAGCCGTCCTTTTCACGGTCGGCCAGGATTTTCGCCTTGCTGTCTCCCTCGATCTCCGCGAGCGTATCGACGGAGGCCCACTGGAATACTTCGTAGTATTCCGGCGGCGAGGTCCCGTGCAGCAGATTTCCCATCGCGTATACGATCTCGGCACGGCCCACCATTTCGCCAGGTTTGCCGCCGCCAAAGGCGATCAGCGCGCGCTGGTGAAAGGCCAGCCGTTCGAGATCGACAACGCGCTCGAAATGCGGCTGCCGGGGATCGGTGCGCCACGCCACCAACGGCCCAGCCAGGGCGCTGATCTGTTTTTCGCCGAGCGGTTTGGAATATCCCAACATGCTATGCACATCGCGCAGCAGCGCAAGCGCCTGCGGCGGCACGCCGAATTTTGCACATTCCGCCAATGTAAGGAGAAAGAAATCGGTTTGGGATGCGGATTTTGCCAGCGGGTTCGATAACATCCTTACGATATCAGACATATTTTTGGTGTCTTTCTACCCGTTGAACAGCGGGCTCTCTGCCGCACACCAGGATGGCGTGCGAAAGACACTGTGCGGAAAACCGAGCGCAGGACCCGGAAGCGGCATGGTGCTTCTGGGTCCTGCTTCTCCGTGCCTGCCAAGCCGAGCCGGGACTGGCCAAGTCGCGCCATGCCGCGTCGAGCCGACAAAATGCAGTCTAGCGGCATGGACTGGAAATGCAAGCGCGGTTTCCGAGCCATCAGCCAGGTTCCTCTGGGACGAACGACCAGAGCGGCGCATCTCCAGGCGCAACGTGCTCAACCTTGTGTACTGAAGTAGAAATGATCGAGCCGTCGTCCTGTATCAACAACGCCTCGGTAAGCTTCGCCATCAAGCTATCCTGAAATTCTTTGTCTTCACGGACCAAGCGATTGAGAAGCTGACTTACTTCGGTGGTTGTTTTGGCTTTAATGCGCAGCCGCACACGCACCGGACGAGCCTGTTCGAGCAGAACATCGAGCTCGTAGAGATGCGGTGCGAGGTCCTCAGGTTTGACGACGCGCTGAGCCTTCATCTGCTTCCACTGCGAAAGCGAAATGCAGGTGTCATAGAGCGCCTCGAAGCTGAGCTGCTCATCGCCGTCGGCGGCAGGCTTGATGATCGCCTCGCCGGAACGCAGACCGATCAATACGGTCGCGTTCTGCGTCCAGGCGTGCAACACCATGCCGGCGTGATCCGGATCGACCGCCTCGCGTATGGCGACCAGGTGGTCGATCTGCAGCGTGGGCTGGCCCTGGCGGAATACCGACATCAGCATGGTCAGGTCCTCCGCTCGTGGGTCAGCTGCTTGCATGGATAGACGTTGAGGAATTCGACGTCCTGGATCGCCAGAGTGCTTTTGATCTCCAGACTTTCAATGAACGCCTTCAGGTCCTCGGGCCGGAGAATGAGATCGAAGCCGTCGCTCGGCCAGCGGCCGGCGCGCAGCAGGATTTCCTCGATGGTGTGCTTGGCCTCCATCTCCGAACTGGCGCGGCACTTCACCAGCGCCGGCAGCACGAAGACGAGGTTCACCTGAGCATCGTAGGGGATGATCGGCAGCTCGCGCTGCCGTTTGGGTAATGGGTCAGCGTATTTGACCTTGGCCGGCCCGTCGCGCAGCTCGACCTCGACCTCGCGATCGAACGCCAGCTCGCGCATCAGGCGCGCGGCCGAATAGGGATCGGCCAGCATGCCCAGCATGGTGCGGGCGCTGACCGCGACAATGTCGCCAGAGTTCTTATGAACCTGGAACAATGAGGCCATGATGAGTGGTTCCTTGTCTACCCGGGCGGGGAATTCCGCCCGGAGACCCGAGCGGGTTTCAGGAACTCACGGCAGTGTTGCTCAATGTTTCTGGGGGATAAGCCTGGGGATAACTATCCGGCACAAGGTTATATGGCGATTTTTGCCTGACGCATCAAGCAGCTAGCCTATTAAGCTATGACGGAAATTCGGTTTGCCGTGCAGCGCGGTTTGGCGCTAGGCTGCATAGCTTCCTGAACGATGAAGGCCGGGAAGCGTAGCCCGCCCCCCGGCCTTCGGTTTGGGAGAAAACTACCGGTGTGAGGTTTTGCAAGCCACACCGCGGAGCAGCAGCAGGGTTTGTTGAGCAGCCCCTGTGCAACGCCGGTTTCCCGTCGCCATGGAAATATATAGGCGACGGAAAATCCGGCAGCAAGGCTTTTCCCGCGGCAGACCAGCCCTCCACACCGGCATTTTCACCGGCGGATCATCGATCCGTCATGGTGCGGTCACGGGGGAGGGAAATTTATGCACAGCACGATAGCCTTCATTGTTTCTGGTTTCGTTCCCCCGATACCCGCGAAAATTGTCCATTGTGATGTGCCGCACACGCGGGCCAGGGGGGCGCATGGATGAATGCCCCGCTCAATGGTCCGTCAAACGGCAACCGCGCGCGGCTCATCCACTTCCGCGACTTCACCAAAGGCTCGCTGATCGGCTTCGCCCGGATGGTGTTTCCATCCGGCCTCGTCATCGGCGAGATCGGCATCCACCGCCATGGCAACACCTGCTGGGCGGCGCCACCGGCACGGCTCCGGCTGCGTGACGGCTCGTCGGAGCCGCTGCGCGATGCCGGCGGCAAGCTAGTGTGGTCGAATGACCTGATCAGCTTCGAGACCCCGGACATCCGCCGCCGCTGGTCGGCGGCGGTGATCGAGGCGATCCGCCGCGACCGCCCGCATCTGCTGGGCGAGCTGCAAGCCCAGTTGCCGTCGCCGCAGGCCTCCGGCCAGGAGGTGGCGTCATGAAGCACGAAGATATCTGCACCATGGCCCAAGCGCTGGCGCGTAACTGCGGCTTTGCCGTGTTCCCGTGCGGCGATGACAAGCGACCAACCCGGCCATGCCCGAAAGGCGAGGAAGGCGAGCACGGGTTCAAGGACGCCTCGAAGGATCCCGACGAAATTGGCTGGCTGTGGCGCAACTGGCCGGGACCGCTGATCGGAGTTGCCACCGGCAAGGTTTCCAACCGCATCGTGCTGGACCTCGACGTCGAGCACGACACCGCACGCGCCTGGTGGCACATCTTCGGCCGCTCGCTGCTGCCGACCACCGTATTGCGTACCAGGCGGGGGGGCATCCATCTGCATTTCCTGGCGACCGCCGAAGTCGGCTCGATCACCCATGGCAACAAGCGCACAGGCGCACCACCAGACCCGCTGCGTGGCGTCGACGTTCGCGGCGAAGGCGGTTTCGCCATCTTCTGGTTTGCCGCCGGCCTGCCGATGCTCAACAGCGCACCGCCAGCCCCCTGGCCGGACTGGCTGAGCAAGGCGCTGTTTCCTCCACCGGCGCCACCACCGCCCAGACCCAAGGTCACCGGCGATCCGCGCCGCTACAGCGAGGCCGGCATCGGCGCAATCCTGCGCAAGATCGCCGAAACCCCGGAAGGCAACCGCAACGCCATGCTGAACTGGGGGGCGTGGTGCCTCGGCCGACGCGTGGTCGAGGGTGAGCTAGGACGCCTCGAGGCCGAAACCCTGCTGGCCAACGCCGCGCGCGACGCTGGCTTCGTCTCGGCCGCCGACATCAAGGCCAGCGCCCGGACCATCCAGTCAGGGTTGAAAGCGGCTGGCGCATGAGCGGCTCCAAGAACGATGACGACCAGCCATGGCGTGACCGCGACGGCACCGATGACCCCGACTACATGCCACCGCCGGGTAAGGATTATCAGCGCGAGCACGGCTGGAAGGACGGCCAACCGCCACCCGATGCCGAGAAGGAATACAAGCCAAACGGCCAAGACAACGGGCGGATCAAGACCGGTGCCGCATTCGTCGCCACTCACGTCCCTCCAGTTTGGCTGATCGAAGGCATTGTGCAGCGCGGCAGGCTCTACTCGTGCACCTCGCTCACCGGCCACGGCAAGACCGCGGTCTGGCTGTTCAATGCCTGCATGATTCACGCCGGCCGCATGATCGGCCATCTGCGGACGTTCAAAAGCAACGTGCTGTTCCTGGCCGGGGAAAACCCCGCCGACCTCGAGGCTCGTATGCTGGGCATGGCAAAAGCCTACAAGTTGCCCAGGGGTCATCTGCCGTTTGTGCTCCCAGGCGCCTTCCCGCTCAACGAGGAGGCGATCAAGGCGCTCAAGCAGGACATCGACGCCCTGGGGATCCCGTTCGGTCTGATCGTCGGCGACACCACGTCCAGCTTCTTCCCCGGCGAGGACGACAACGCCAACGTGCCCATGGGGTTGTATGCCCGCACCTTGCGGATACTGAACGGCTGTAACGGCAAGCCGGCCATCATGATGCTGTCACATCCGGTGAAGAACGCGACCGAAGGCACTCTTCTGCCTCGTGGAGGAGGCGGATTTGTCAACGAGCTGGATGGCAACCTGACCCTATGGTCGGAGGCGCTTGGCGAGAACACCAGATTGCATTGGCTCGGCAAAATCCGTGGTCCGGATTTCCCGACCTTCCACTATCGGTTGCGGCCAGTCGAAACCGGCCTGCTCGATGAATGGGACGAACCCGAGGTCACCATCATCGCCGAGCCGATGTCGGAGGAAGCTGCGGCGGATCAGCAGAAGCAAGCGCTGGCCAACGACGATATTGTGCTACGCAGCATGCGCGACCATCCAGATTGGTCCCGGAACCAAATCTGCCGTGAAGCTGGGTGGGTCAGTGAGGGTGACATGCCGTTGAGGACGCGGGTTGATAGATCAATCAAGGCCTTAGCGGCCGACAAGCTCATCGCGCAGCAACGTAAGCGCGGTCCTTGGTCGGTGACCCAAAAGGGCCAGGATGTGCTGAAGGCAGCAGGTTTGTAATCCATTACGGTCCCGGGCTGGTCCCTTGCTTCATTGGACTGGTCCGTTAACGAACTGGTCCGTCCCGGACCGTAACAATGAAGCAAGCTGAAGCTACGGTCCGAATATGTCAATGAAATCAACAACTTCTGCTGGTCCAGAACCGGACCAAAACGCCTCTCCAAGGGGCGTTTTTGGTCCGCTGGTCCGTTGGTCCTCCCCCCCTTTAGTGGGGGGCGCGCGCGCGCCCGCGCGCGAATCGCGCGCGGGGCTTGAGGGGGGGGTTCGGATGCTTGACGCTGGTCGACCGAAGGGGTTGGATCAGCGGACCAACCCGGAGGCTGCAAACCCTCCGGGCCGGTCCTGACCCTCACGCATTAGGAGATGCGCAGATGGCTGAGCCAAGCATTCCTCTGTCCGAGGAGCATCGGCAACCCAGCAGTTTTGAGTTCGATAAACAGCTCTATCGATTTGTTCGGCTGGGCAATTACGTCAACCGTCGTGGTAAAACGATCTTCGTCGTCTATTGGCAAACCAAGTGTCCGACCTGCGGTGTCACCTTTGAGCTCTTTACCGTTCCAGACAGCAAATGGCCGTCCCGCCGTTGCCAAGCCTGTAAGGCGCCCGGCCGCAAGGTGTGCAGAGAACGCCGTGATCTCGCTCTGAGCAGAATGGAGGCCGACTGATGACTGGCTCAGATCCCGCAGACGAAAGCAAGCCGCCAGAGAAGAACTGGCGGGAGTGATATGGCCCGGAGACCTCCACCGCGGCCGCCGGTGACTGTCCAGAGATACTCACCACCGCTGCGCGATCATCCCTGCCACTTCTGCGGCGCCTCCTACGCCCCCTTCGGCTTCGGCCCGCCGCTCACACCCTGGCCGCAAATCCGCTGGACCTGCCGCACCCATCGGGCCGACATGGAAGCGCTCATCGTCCAAACCCGCAGCGGAGTGCCCGAGCATGGCCGATGATGCTCTCGTGACCCCTCTCGAGACCATCGCAACGGCGATCGACGACGCCTTTGTCAGCCCCTACGAAGATCCCCGCGGCACCGATACAGTCTCCGCCAACGTGGCCGATGGACTGTTCGCCATCGCTCGCGCCATTGCGGGAATGACCGCTGCTATCGACCGGCTGGGTGACGCTCTCGACCGACCGGCCGATCCGGTTGCGGAAGGGTGATATCCCAAATCAAGGCAGCAATGCTGCCATTTCTGCGGCTCGGGGAAAGGGGAACGCCGATGAACTTCACCATCCGCCGGGTGGCCGGTGGCGGATTCGCCATCGATGACGGTGCCGGGCCACCGCTCAGTCTCTGCCCATGCTGCGCCCTGCCGCTGACCGAACGGGCGGCCCAGGCGGTGGTCGACAAACTCGAGGCCGGTAAGCTGACCATGGGGACGGCGCGCATGATGGTAGAGTTGCTGCGCGAGTTGCCCGCCGGGCGATCCGCCTGATGCTGGCCGTCCGGCGGTCGCTGGCGCCATGAACCGGCTGTTCGGGTATCTGCAGGCCCGCGAAGTCGGGAAGCCGCCTACGGGCTTCCCAGGCCAAGCCAAGGCCATCCCGACTGATGAGATGGCGTCTCAGAAGGCCGACAGCCGGCAGTTCCAGGTCTGCGCCCAGCTGTTCGACAGCAGCGCGTTTGCGGTCGCCGGCCGGACCGACGCGGCAACCGCCAGCCATACCGTGCGCCGGCTGCTGCGCTCGATCGATGCCTGCGTTGGCCGGATCGAACGCATCTGGATCCTCGACGCCGGCGACCGCACCGCGTTCGAATGGCACTGGCGGAAGGGCGTCTTGCTCCCGCTCGAGGAGGAACGGCGATGAATGTGGACTACCAGGTGATCGGCGAAACGCTGGCGCATGCGTTCCCCGATGATGTCGGCGAGTTCGTCCTGATGTTCCGCACCGGCGGCGATGGTCGAGTGCACTGCCTGAGCTCGGCAGGCGGTCCTGCGGCAACCCAGCAATTGCTCACCGAGATGCTGCAGCTGCTGCGCTTCGGACGCCATTCGCCGATATCGCAGCACAGTACGAGCGAGCCATCCTGATGCCTGACCTGTTTGATCTGCCAGGCCGTTGGCGCACGTCGCCAGTGACCCAGGAAGAACTCGACGATTGCTGCGGTGGTTCCTCGAGTGGGAAAACCGCGCATACGCCGCCGAGTATCACCTGCCCGCGCTGCGGCCTGACGAGTTATCATCCGAAGGACATCGCTGAAGGCTATTGCGGCCGGTGCCACGACTGGACGCAACAAGATGGCGCGAGATAAACCGAGCACACGATGATGGACGAACTCGATCGAGAGCGGGTAGAAAGCTTGAGCCTGATCATGCTGGAGGCGATCCGTGGCAATTATCTCAAAGGTCCCTGCTCCGCTGACCGGATTTATGAAGCGCTCAACGCGCTCGCCTTCACCGTCGCCTCCACCGTGATCGGCACTGGCTCGCCGGACGCCGTGCGACAATGCCGCAGCTTCTTCGACCGGGCGCTCGATCAATCGTTGACCCAATGTCTTGCCATGGGCTTCCCGGGCGAGATGCAATTCATCACTTGAACGAGGAAGTTCGTAGCGGGGAAGCCACGGCGAGAGCGGCGATATGGGCAACGTGGCGCCTGCAGGTCGCCGCTCGTTGAATGGCCGTGGCGCGCATCGAAGGGCCGGATCGCAAGCGCCTTGCTCAGCTGCTCGGGATGATCGGCAGCGGCCACGACGGCGAAGCGCTCAATGCCGCGCGGCTGGCCAATCGCCTGGTGCAGAAACTCCAGCTGCAGTGGAACGATGTGCTTGGCCTGCTGCCGGCAGAGCCCAATGAGGCGGATTACCGGAGCGGGCTGGCGGCTTATCAGAGCGGGGTGGCGGCAGGCTATCAGCGCGGGCTGGCGGAAGGTTATCGGCGCGGCTTTGCCGCCGGAGTTAAGCAGGCCAGGCCGCAGCCAAGGCGTCCGCCGCCGCCACCGCCACCGCCAGAGCCATATCCTTGGCAAGTCGAGGCCAATTCATTGCTGCAGGAATACAGCAATCGATTGTCCCAATGGGAACATGACTTTCTGAAGACTTCGATCGGCGAGCGGCTCCGGCCACCTACGGAGAAGCAGGAGGCGGTGCTGCAGCGGATTCGGGTGAAGTGCGGCGTCGCCGTTTGAGCGGGCGCCGGCTGTACTCGAAGGTCATCTGCTCGGGCGGAAACTCGGTCAGTGTGTGGGGGATCCGCTCCGCCTCGATGATCGCCCAGAGCTCCTTGGCATTCCGCACCGTGCTCACCCGGTGACCCATCGTCCGCAGCAGCGTATGCATTGCCGGCTGGGCTCCGGTGAGGTCGGTGCGTTTGTGCCACAGCGTCTTCTCGAGCTTCACCTCGATCCAGTGCAGCCGGGTCTCGGGCAGGATCAGCACCAGGTCCGGCAGACCCTCGACGAGGCCCATGCGGGTGATCAGCCGCAGGGTTTCCGGCGTGCGGTAGCTGCCGTTGCCGGTCATCGCCAGCACCGCGTCTTCGCGCTTCACGTGCTTGATGAACAACTCGACCAGGTAGATCTGCAGCCTGGTCTCGTGCTGGTTGGGCTTGGTCTGGACCTTGGTCTGGACCTTGGTCTGGACCTTGGTCTGGGCCGGCTCGGTCATGGCGGTGGAATACTTTTCGGCATATTTTTTCGCGCCTTGGTCGGCGAACGGCGCGATTTGCTGTTCTTCGATCCGGGTGGCCGTCCGGGACCGCGGCGCTCGGGAAACCGGAACACCTCGCCGCGGCGATGCGCTTGCGCGCGCTCCACCAGCGCTCCGAGGCGGACCAGGGTATCCATCTTCGGCCGCCAGTCAGGGTCGGCCAGCTTGAGCAAGCTGTTTTTGTGCACCTTGGCAACGGATTCCAACATCGCCAGCGTGTACCCGTACTTGCCGCGCAGGTAGTTTGCCGCTCGACGGATCTCGTCGAGCAGCACGTTCGCCCGGTCGACGTAGGCCTCGATCCGGTGGCTGAAGGTCGGCTGAACGCTCATACTGGTATCCATGACTGCCGGTCTAGCACAATGGGTTGCTTTCGGCGATCTGGGCGGGAGCCTAAACCATGACTGGCTACAAGCGTCGAGCTGTCCGCAACACCATTGAGTTGGTGTGGGAGCGGAGGAGTGGCCAGTACATCGCTCCAGCGCCTGTAGGGGCGACGGCGGAGCGGATTGCCAAGGGCGACATAGTCGGCGGGCGAGTGCTGCCACGTAACGTGCTCGAGGAGATTGCTGCCGCCGGTGATGTTGGTGAAGACGTCGCAGCCTTGGCCGCTGCAGGTGAATGGTTCGCCGAGATGGCTCATCTGGCTCAGGTCCGTGGACGTTTGGTCTACAGCCAACTTGTAACCGAGTTGCCGATCAGCGCCTCAGCCGAGAAAGCGCGTGCACGCCACTTGCTGGCGCGTGTTTGCACCATGCTGGGTCATGATGCGTGGAATGTTCTGTTCGATGCCCTGATCTGGGAAAGTGTGGTGAGAGGGGCTGAACGCAAGGCAATGTTTAGGATGGCTCTGCGTGCACTGAGCCGGATTTTGAGTGATAACGCTCTCCATTGATCTCAAGTCAAACTCGGTCTACCTTGATGTAACCTGGCAGGCCTGGCCTGGCGTGTCACGGCGAGGCATGGCCCGGCAAGCCAGGGCAGGCACGGCGACCCCGCGGGTTCGGTGCTTGCCGGCTGCGGGGTCCAGTCTGTGTTGACCCTGATCTGAACCCGCCCGTAGACTGATGTCCCCCTGTTATGGCGGCATGGCTCAGGCCGGTCGTGGCCGGACGCGAACTCCCTGGACTGGATACGCGCCCGGACAAGGCAAGCAGGTGCAAGGCACTCTAAGCGGATGACACAAGTACCTGAAACCTCGCGGCGCCCATGCCAGTCGCGGGGTTTTTTCTGGCGCCGGACGCAAAAAAACCCGCCGAAAGACCGGGTTCGTAAAGAACGGTCTTTCGGCGGGTTGGAGTGACGGCAGGGACGAAGCAGGAAGCCCTGCCGGATGCATGCGCGGGGTCAGACAAGTCGCGCATGGCATGGGGTTTCGGGTATTGGAATGATACGGCGCGGCCGCACTGTCCACCCGATCAAGACAGTGGCCGGTTAATTCCGGCAAATGCCTGAAGAACATCTTGGCCGCTGAAGCGCGGACGGGGGAAATCGCCCGCGCTCGTGAGGTTTGATTTTGAGGTTCTGGCCCCGGTGTGAGGGGATTTGCTGGTCACACCGGGGCTTCGTCTGCCTGCCTTTGTTTTAGCCCCCACTTTTAAGGGAGCGCTGGCAGAGCCTCTGTCGCACCACCTCATCCAGGGTGACCTGGACTTGGCAGCCATCCGCAGGCCAAGGGCGGATCGTTGGGGTAATTTCGCCTGCGCTAGGCACAGGCATGGCTTTACGCTGGAAATGATGCGACATCGGTAACCGGTCGATTGGACGGGCCAAAAGCCATCCACCGGCGCCACGTGACTGGCATCAGTCCTTGGACCACAAGGGCAAGGTTCTGCCGATGGTCGTGGCATCGAACGATTGAGAGCTATCAAGACGCCAACCCTGCCGGGAGCTGGCGGCCTGCCTCATTCAATCGACACTGACGGGATCGACTAGGGGGCAAGCTAACCGCTTGATCGCTACGGATGAGATATGGTTATTCCAACCGTAGTGATCAAGAGCGTTTGTAACAAAATTACAACGGCTGTAGGGCCTCGCGCCGCACCATGTGATCGCCGCTGTCGAACGGCTTGAAGATCATCCGAGCGCTCGGCTGGTCGCGATCGTTGGTGAACTCGATGGTTACTGTGCCGGGAAAGGAGCAGATGTCCTGTGCACTGACGAACGCAAGCGCGACCTTACGCATCAGATGCATGACATCCGATGTTGAAACGCGTGGCAACCGGTTTGGATCGTCTGCCGTCATTGGATCATCGCAGGGCTCAACGAGCCCGGATGACAAGCCATGTTCGGCGGTCCAGTTCGCTTGTTGCCATGGGCGCGGCTGGATCGAGATGCTGCTGGCAATGCCGTTGCGGACCGGAATGATCACGCGTTGGCTGCCAGCTATGCGAGCAAAGCTCGCCGCGATTGCCAAGCCGCTTTGGACGGCTTGGTCGTACGCTGCGGGTTTTGGCTTGGGTTTGCCAAGCCTTGAATAATACAGTGGCATGCGTAAGGCGTGCAGAGCTTTTTCATGTGCCGCCCACAAGCTGGTCATTGGCCGGGTCTTCGCCGGCAGCTGACCGTAGAATGGTTTGGTGAGCTCTAAGCCTTCGACAATGCCAGCAACAAGGTCATTCATTGGAATGGTGCCTTTCAGCCCATGAACAGATGGGCTCTCTGCCGCATGCAGAGGCATGCGAAAGGGACCAGGCCCGAAGGCCCGGTCAGGTCATTTGCGCTGGGCGCGCCATTCGCGGGTGCGGGCTTCGATGAAGTCCGCGATCTCGCGCAGGCAGACCTCCTCGAATATCGGAGCGCTGATGTCGGAGGGGCGGAACACGTATTTTTTCCATCCGCCGTACCACAAGACGGTGCCGACGGATCGGCCGCCCTTGTTAGCCTCGACGCTCCAGATCCAGGTCTTGCCGGTCCGCGATGGCATGCCGCCCATAGTCACGTATGACAACTTGATCAGTTCCATGGTTGTTGTGTCTTTCACCTGGTACAGCCAGGCTCTCTGCCGCATGCGATGGCATGCGAAAGGAATGGACGATGGCAAATGAACCCGGGGAGTGGGCCGATAGGCTGCAGACGTTTCATGCGAAATCCGGGGGGTGTTTCTCGGCGCATCTGGTGCGTCAGAGCGAAATGCTGAATGTCCTTAAGGCCGCGCAGTCCGATCCTGAAGCAGAGCGGCTCGCTTATGGTGTGCAGCTGTTCGTGCACCAGGTCGCGACCGAGCCGGATACCGCGACGTGTTTGAGCTGCGAAACCAGGATCAGCCTCGACACGCTGGACACGATCTTCATCATCCTGGCGGATGATCGCTCCGCACCCGGCATCTTCGTGCCGATCTGTCGTGATTGCAGCGACCGTTACAGCGATGCTGGTTTGCTGGAGCAGCTGGTGCGCCAACTGCGGGTAATCTGGGGTGATGTCAGGGCAAAGACAGTGACCCATCCAGAGGGTGGGCATGCGTAAGAGCAGGGACCGCGTTCGGCGCGGCCCTGCCTGGTCAGCGATGACCAAAGCCACCGTGGCCAAAGCCACCATGGTTATGGAAACTATGTTCGTGGCCGTTTTCGGTTGAAGCGGCCCACGCAAACAGGCCGATCAGCAGAGCACCGGTTAGAATACCAAGTGCGACCTTGCCGGCGTTGGCATTAGCCTCTTGCCGGTTGGTCTCCTCTTGGATCGGCACTAGCTGGCAGGCTTGCTGATCGCCTGTTGCGCAGGCGCTGTGTAGGGCGCCGAGCCGCTGGATCGAGGCGTCAGACGCGCAGCTTGCCGCGGTGAGTGCCAGCAGCAGGCTGATGGTTCGTTGGTTCATGATGGAATGCTTTCTGCGTCTGAGCGCAGAGACGCTTTTCTGCCCCGCAGGGTGTGCGGGAGAGCTGATTTGACGCCGCGGTAAAATAGAGCATACGATGCTGGGACAAGGCGCGGCAGGCCCTGGCAGGCTAGGCACGGCGGGTCATGGCAGGCGTGGCTTGGTCGGGCGAGGCAGGGCTGGACTTGGCACGGCATGGCGAGACGCAGCCAGGCAGGGCTAGGCCGGGCCAGGGGCGGCAGGCCAGGCAGGACATGGCGCGGCCAGGCAGGGCCGGGTTGGGCGCGGCAGGCTTGGCTGGCTTTGCGGCGACGGTTCACCGGCCGCAAGGTCTGCGAGCGCAATGTGCTGTATATATGGGCATTTTTCTGGGCTAGAAAAGCCGAAAAGCCCCTGGGTTACAGGGGCTTTTGGTGTCAATCTTGGTGTCTGGTAGCCTGGCTCGTGGTCACACTCCGTCGAGTATGTTTTGCTGGAGCTTGAACTGCTTGCGGTAGTAGGCGACAAGCTGCTGAAAGGCTTGGTCGTGCATCAATTTCGTCAGTTCTTCGACGCTGCAGCCAGCACGGCCTGCGACGTTATCGTCGATGCTGCGAGCGCCGGCTACGCAACGGGCCTTCAGATGATGCAGCCGGCGTAGTTTCTCCAGCGGAGTTTCGGGCGGAGTGTTAAGGATGCTAGGCATTGTGTGGTTTCTTTCGCGACCAGTCAGGGTCGCTCTCTGCCGGATCAGGTGATCCGAAAGGCAGAGGGGAATTACCCCTCCGTCTCCGGTTCGACGAAGCGTGGCATGGGCGGGCTCTTTACTAGCTCTTCCGCGTGTTGCTTCAAGGCGGCTTCCACCAGTTTGAAGCAGAACAGAGGGGCTCGCTCGAGCGCCCATACGTCGATCGTCATAACCTCTTTGCCGCTGGGTGCTTGCACGACGAGATAACCTTCGCGCTGGAATACACGCAGTTTATCTTTCTCGTAGCGCATTGGTTTTGGTCTTTCTCCCGGAACAGCCGGGTTCTCTGCCGGATCGATGGATCCGAAAGGCGCCCGCGCTAAGCGGGCTTGTTGTTGTAAATGTCATCGTGACCGCAGTGTTGCCGTGTCGCCTTACGGTCGAAGTCCTCGACCAGGCGGCTAAGCATCGAACGGGCCTCGACACCGGCAGCCGTGATGGCTTCCAGTGGGGTGCCGTACAGATCAGGCAGCAGATGGTCGTTTCTATGTCCGGGGAACCCGGGATCGATCATCGCTACCTTGGCGGTGTAGCCGTCACCCTGCCTTTGCAGGGCAATCGAGACGCGGTATTCGACGCCACCGAACTTGGTGTCGGTCATTGGATGTGTGTCCTTGCGCTCGGCTTACAGGCGAGCTCTCTGCCCCGCGCGATGTGCGGCGGGAAAGAAAAGCCCCTGGAGAACAGGGGCCTTTCGTCATCTTAGCGGGGATGGCCCGCAGACGGTTTGAGTAATTCCTTCGATCTTCGTTGTAGTGCAACTAGTATAGCCTTGGCCTGGTACAAAGGAATTTGTAACGCAGCCTGCGGTGTTGCAGAAGGTCGTGGAGCTGGATTGTCTGTTAAATAACGCATCGTCGATGCGTTTTTGCTCCCATTTAGCTTCTCGGTCGGCTTGTTGTTGTTCCCATGTGCGGGCGCGTGGTTCGTCTGCTCGCTGAACAATGACCGGAGTGTTTTCGTAGGAGTATTCTAAGAGCCCTACAAAACCACCGATCAAGACCACTAAGGTCAATAGGAAGCCGATGATAATACGTTTGAGTGTACGTTTGAGCGTACGCATATCGAGGGTGCTTTCTACGTCCTAACAGGGACGCTCTCTGCCCCGCAGGATGCTGCGGGAGAGGTCCTGGCCCCCGAGGGGGCCAGGGGATAATCAGCGATGGTCGCGGGCGTGGAGCGCGAGCAGCCGCAGGATAACCGGCCCAGCAAGCGGGCCGTATTTCCTGATGTAGGCTGCGCGACGATCCCAGCTGCGACGACGCTTCTTAGTCGAGGGTACTGAGAGCATATGATGCCCTTTCGCCGGTAAGTTGCTGCCGGCTCGTCAGTCGCCACGAGTGTGGCGATAGGGCAGCCACGCGCCGTTTCTGCTCGGACATGTGCGCCGGATACTTCGGCGCGTGGCTTGGTTAAGCGATGAGGCGGTCTGCGATGAGACAGCCGATGATGAGCATCCAGGCCCACCATGGGAAGGCTAGCGCGGTTGCGAAGAAGATCATGTGATCTCTCTTGTTCGCTAGAAAATGGCAAACGCCCCAACCCCCGTTTGATCAGGGCTGGGGCGTTTTGCTACGCGACGACCGGTTCGGCCTGAGCGTCGGAGTTTTGCTTTGAAGCGTTCCGCTTCTTCAGGAACTCCTGAAACTCGTGCTTGACTTCGTTTCGTTCGCCAGCCTCCCGCCAGGTGCGGCGGAAGAAGTTGGTTGTTGTCTCGGTCCTTGCCGCGACGAACTTGGCAGTGCCGGCGATGCTGTAACAGGCAGCGCTGGCGACGACAACGGCGCTCGCAATAGTTGCGACGCGGCCGATGTCGCGGATACCCTGTTCGAACCCCCATGCGGCAGCGCCGCGGAGGGTCTCGGCAAAGTTGGAGACGACAGGCATAACGTTCTCGGGTGAGAGCATTAGGGGTTTTCCTTGATTTCGTCGGCGTTGATGGAGTGCCGACTGTCTCCCTCATCGTTGGCATATTGCCGTGATGAGATATCATGGATATGGGATTCCGTAACGATATTTCAAGGGTTTTTGCAATAAAAACCGTTGGCTTTTCAGTGTTTTAGCCCCAACCGGCCCTGCTAAATGCCACAGGGCCGGAACCGGCTTTCAGGACCCGTTCGAAGCGCGGTACAGGTTGCGCAACGCCTCGCGTAGCCTGCTACGCTGTTCGCTCGGCACGTTCTCGTCCAATGAGAGCTGGATGGCGGCGCGAAATGCATCGCGCCTGGTCTCCAGAAACTGGATGATGTCGAGCGGAAAATCGTCCTCGGCCAGCAGGGCGCAGAGCACGGTGTCGTTGCGTGCCTTGCGCGCTGCCCGCGTCGAGCGGATGTTGTTGATGACGCTGCGACCTTCCTCCTGCACCAACTGGTAGCCGGCGGTGATCGCGATGGCAGCGCCAGCGACGGCGAAGCCCTTGGCCATGACGCCAAGTGTCGCTGGGCTGATCATCGATCTGGCGGCGCTGTAGAGGCCGCTGGAGACCGGTCGCGGAACGTCATGCATGGTAAAACTCATTGAGTTTTGCCTTCCTTTCGCGCCCAGTCAGGGGCGCTCTCTGCCGTGCAACACGCTGTTGCACGAAAGGCAGCCTCAGGTTTTGGACTGAGGCCGTTTGATTAGCTGGATGGTATTTGCTTGGCCGCGCCCGGTTTGTTGCGTGCGCCGTAATAAACCCCTCCGACCCAGATCGCTGCGAGAGCGAGGGCGGCAAGGAGTATAGGGATGATAACGGGTACGATCACACAAGCCGGTATCAGGCTTGTCAGGAAACGCGCCAGGAAGAGACCAGCAAATCTATCCCATTGGTCTGACATGGTTATATCTTTCTACGTCCAGTCAGGGACGCTCTCTGCCGTGCTGCGGAGTGCGGCACGAAAGGTAGCCCGCGCTAAACGCGCGGGCCTTCAATGATGAAATACTGACCGATCCGTTCCCCGCCGGCGTGTAGTGGTCCGCCCCGGCTGGTCCTTCCGGCGGCTGGCTGGACGGCGAGCCGACCTTTGATAACCATCTCGAGGGTGACATCAGAGTGGGGACAAGTGACGAGAACCGTCACGGTGTCTGCGGGGTCGGTCGGTTGGTATTGGTGGGATCTAGGCATTTTGCCCTCCTGTGTTGTGAGGATTTCGCCGGCCTTGAGAGTGGCCGGCTGAACTCGCCCTTGGGTTTTAACGACTGCGTCTCAGTCGACGGGCTATCCGCACACAGGAGGCTTCCCCTTATATGGGGATTTCGTTGCGTAAATTCAAGGAAGGGCGCCCCGTTGCAGAGCGCCCCGTGTGATCATGTGGTGGTCGCTGTGGGCTTGGACCTCGAGCGCTTCGGTCTCCGGTCGGCCGGATCATCGTTGCGCCAGTGGGTTTTCCACTGGCCGATCGTCGTCTCGCCCATGCTGATCGGGCCGCTGAGCTTGCCTTCGGCGATCTTGCCGATAACACGCATCAGCAGCCGTCCCGTGGTGATGGCGAATTTCGTGCCTTGGAAGTCCTCGTGTTCGCAGTCGACATAGACGGTGAAGCGCTTGCGATCCTCGCCGGCCGGCGCCGGGCGGAGCCCGGCCTTGGCCGACTTGTCCTTGTGTTTTTTTGCCATGTAGGGGATTTTCCTCGTGCCAAGCGCCTGGCCGCGAACGGTCCAGGCGCAGCGTGCCGAATATTCGGCACATCGTTATATGGTGGTTTTACGGACGCGTATCAATGCCGCTGGAATTCTACGCTCTACCACTTCAGGTCCGCGATCGATGCCGGGTACTGTACGAAACCGAGAACATCAGCTTCGCGACGCTCGCCAAGCGGTTTGGCACTAATCACGGCACGCTGCACTCGCTGGCCGAGCGTGAGGGATGGATGCGGTTCAATCAGGGCGTTCGCAATATTGCTGAGGAGGTGGAGGCTGCGATCATGACCCAGGAACTGCCGCATCCAGCACCCGACAAGGTGCCACCGCATCGGCCGGCGCCGTCGACAACGGATAAACGTGACAAAGGGCGGCCTACTAGGGGGCGCCCGCGGCGGGCGGCAGAGAGCCATACCGCCAAGGCAATTGCCGCCGCCCGCAAGCTCTACCAGCCGGGTAAGACCAACATGATGGAGTTGGCGCGGGTGCTCCATGTCGACACGAAAGCTTTGTATTACGCGCGCAAGCAGGAAAAGTGGGACGAAGCGCCGCCGCCGCCGCAACCATCAGTCGCCGCGGTCCAGGTGCTCGGACCTGGTGAGGATCCGCAGAAGACCCAGTTGCGTATTACACTGGCGGCGATCCGGGCGGCGATGTCGGTCGAGCAGATCCGTCAGCTCGAGCGGTTTGATACCCTGCTCGGCAAATACTGGTACTGGCTCGAGGTCTATCTGGCGCCGCACCAGTACGTCGATACGGCAAATATGACCAAGCGAAAAGCTGACGCGGCGCTGGCGAAGGCGCAGCGGACTGCGCTTCGGATGATTGCTCCTACCGAGAAGGACAGTTTCACTGCCGGCTTGCGGACGTTGTCGGACGCGTTGTTCCGCTCGATCGAGCTGAAGCGGTCGGTGGCCGGGCTGAATAAGGTCATCGTTGGCAATGTGCCGTCCGGGCTGCAACCCGGGGACCCTGGTGATGAGAACGCCGATGGTCCGCAATTGATCGATGTGGATGGTCTCTCGACCGAGGACTTGCGGGCGGTTCGCCGGGGCATGGAGTTGCTGGAGCGCCACCAGCGTGATCATCGGGCGATTCCGTTGCCGCCGGTGCCCGATCCGATCGACGACCTCCTGGGGCCGGAGGCGGAGGTGATTGAACCTACGATACCGCGCTGAGAAGCCGCCGGCGGCTTAGCTCATGCAACCTTCGCCGGATCGGTTGCTGTAGCGCCGCGATGTCCGCACAGCTCGGCTCGGGCAAGCTCCAGGCCCGCAGCGCAGCGCGTGCCATCACGCGTTTTTCACGCTCGTTGTGTCCGTCATGGTAAAACCAGCGCCGGTCGGTAATGCTCTGGACCCATTCCGTCGGGTCCGCCGGTTCGGTGCTGCCGTCCGCCAGCCGTTGCCAGATCGGCTCGTAGAACCGGTTGAACAGGATCTGTCGTCCTTCGCCGGTTAACCACGTGCCATAAGGCAAGCAGGCCCAGCGCAGGAACATATCGCGTGAGCAGATGAAGCGTTTGATCCGACCGCTCGGAGAGCGGAACACTGGCATGGCTGGCGAGCTCGCAAAGTAAATGGTGGCTAGCGCGCTGTGCAGGTTTGCTCCGATTCGCCGCAAGGGGTTGGTGTTTGGTTCACGTTTTGGCCGTCGATCGCGATCACGGCGGCTGCGGCACGAATACCAGGGCCACGCATGTCGGGGTGGTTTCCTTGGCGAAATACTGGCGATACAGCCACCCACCAGGGACCGCTATGCGCTCCAGGTAATCGCCGATGTTGCGGGAGGCGACATCTTCCCAGCCATCGCTGGGCAGCTTTTCTGGATCGTCTTGCTTTTCTGGATCGTCGGGGTGGCGGTTCTGCATATCATCCCTCCTCGTCGGTCTTCTCCAACGGCAGAGAGGCCTGGACCGGATGCTGCTCGGTCCATAGCCGGCCAAGTGTGCTCAAGACGGCCTCCATTGCCAGAATTTCCGCGTCCGCGTCCGCTTGGCTGAGGCGCTTTTCCTCGATCCAGCGTGGGTAGACGTGGCGGCGCAGCCGGAGCTCGCGTTCAACGCAGCGGATCTGCTGGGCGAGGCTGACTGGCATTCATGGATCCGTATGGTGACAGGGCGACTAGGTGTTCCGGACGGCAAGCTGGACAATTGAACAACGAAAAGAACGTTGTGCCATGGCGAGAGCAGACCCGCGGGGGTGATCGAGTGTACCGAGAGGGTGGCATCTCGTCGTCCTCGAGGCGGATGGTTTCCATTGCGGGTCTGCCACTCCTTGCCTGCCGCGCCCAGCCTTGCCAAGCCATGCCTGGCCGCGCCTGCCTAGTCTCGCCACGCCGTGCCTCGTCGGGCCGGGCCAGGCCGTGCCATGCCTGCCGCGGGGTGGGCTCGGCCGGTGAACCGTTGCCGAGCCTGCCGCGCCTGCCGCGCTTGGCCACGCCGCGCCGCTCCGAGCCCCGCCTTGCCGCGTCTGGCCTGCCACGCCGCGCCGGGCCGCGCCTTGCCGAGGCTAGCCTCGCCATGCCTGCCATGCCCTGGCGGGCCACGCCTAGCCAAGCCAAGGCTCGCCGTGCCGTGCCTGCCCAGGCTCGTCTCGCCTTGCCACGTCTTGCCCAGCCGAGACTTGCTACGCCTGCCCCGCCGAGCCGAGCTGAGCCATGCCTGGGCCTGTCGCGCCAAGCCTGCCGAGACGGGCCGGGCCGTGACAGGCCACGCCCCGCCAGGCCAAGCCACGCCTGCCATGCTCGGCCGGTGAGCCATTGCCGAGCCAGTGCCTGCCGAGCCGGGGCATGTCGAGCCAGGACCGGCCCCGCCCCGCCTTGCCGCGCCTGCCCTGCCGGGCCTTGCCACGCCTTGCCTCGCCGAGGCTTGCCACGCCTGCCATGCCGTGGCGGGCCACGCCTCGGCAGGCCGGGACGGGCCATGCCATGACGCGCCTGCCCCGCCATGCCCCGCCGAGCCGCGGCAGGCCCGGCCATGCCTCGTCGGGACCTGCCACGCCTGCGCTGCCCCGCCGTGCCGGGCCAAGACGGGCCGAGCCATGCCTGCCGCGCCAAGCCCAGACGAGACGCGCCAAGCCCAGTCATGCCATGCCTGCCGGGGCGGGCTCCGCCCTGCCACGCCAAGCCCAGTCATGCCACGCCTGCCAAGCCTGGACGCGCGTAGCCCGGACTGACCGTGCCGTGCCACGCCTGCCCGGCCCCGTCTTGGCTTGCCATCCGCGCCATCCGCGCCTGCCATGCCGAGCCGTGGCTCGTCGTGACAGGCCTCGCCGTGCCCGGCCTGCCGGGACATGCCCGGGCGGGCCTGGACACGCCACGCCATGCCTGCCGGGACCCGCCTTGCCGAGCGTTGCGGTGCCTAGCCGCGTCGAGCCCCGCCCCGCCTGGCCTGCCCGGCCATGCCATGTCCTGCCCGACCGCGTCGCGCCAGGACCTGCCGTGCCTGCCCTGTCCGGCCGAGACATGCCATGCGCTGCCACGTCGAGACGCGCCTTGCCGAGCCTGCCATGGCCGATCCATCTGCTTCATGCCGGCGCAGATGGCTGGCCATCATCACCGCCGCCCGGTAGCGGGCGCCGTCGGCGGGGTGACGACTTCTTGCGGGCGGGTTGTGCCCGTTTCCTGCGCGGTGTCGGACGAGCGGCTTCTGCCGCCTTCCAGACCCCCGCCAATTCGTCGAGGAGTTGGTATTTGCGACGCACCCGTTCCAAATCTTCGAGCGCATCGTCCAACATGATCTGCCGTAGGTTGCCGGAGGCGACGACATCGGCGACCTCGCGATAACCACCGCCGCTTGCCCGGTCGATGGTCAACGAAACGAATTCACGGGTGCCGCTGACGATCGTGATGTGCACCTGGATCAACTGTCGGATTTGCCAAAGCCGGTGCTCGTGCGCGGCTGTGGCATCGTCCCAGTTCAGCGAATTGTACAGCGCGGAATTCGGGTGGCGCTGAGCCCATCCATGTACCCGCTCCGGGTAGATGAGGCCGTCGTCGCTTTTGAGCGCTAGCAATTCGGCCCGGATCTGGCGGCGTGTCGCCGCCATCAGGGGGCAATCCGAAAGCGGCCCCAGTCCTGGCCGTTGGATTTGGGACTGTTGGGTCTGCCTTCACCGATGCCGACCTGGAGACCTGCTCGCAACATCAAGTTCATGATGTCGGTTGCGCTGTACTGATCGGCATCCCAGGTCACACGAACGGTGGCCTTCCACTTTTCCCACATCGGACGCCATCTGATGTCCGCGACACCGCTCGAATTGCGCACCGGGGCCTTGTATGGTCGCGGCTCGCCCTGGATCTTGACCAGTCCCCGCATGTCTTGGGCGTCGTAGCCGTCGGCTTCGATAAAAATGCTCATCTTGGCATGCTGCATGGTGACACCGACGAGACGAGTGGCGTCGATCATGGCGTTGCGAAAGGCGGCGGCCGGAATGCCAATCCAGTCTTCCTTGGAGCGATGCTGGGCATTGCGGTAGATGGCGTCGAAATCCTTTGGCTTGCGCACCTTTTTGCCACGCGCCTGCTGACCTTGGCGTTGGGTTTCTTCCATTATCAGCCGTTGCTTTTCGGTAAAGGCGTTCTGGACGTACGGGGTTACCCCGACGACGGTGATCGTGGCGGTGGTAAGGTTGGGTGCGGTGATAGCGATTTTCTGTGGTGGCTTGCCGCTCAATAGCGCAGTGATCTCACCCTCCGAGAGCGGCGGAATTTTCGCTTTCACCGGCCGCATTTTTTCCAATCCGCGGATTATCTTGGGCGGCCGGCCGCGGCGCTTGACCGGTGCGGCAGGTACTTCCAATGCCATGGCAACCTTGGGTGGCCGGCCGCGGCGCTTCGGCAGCGCGGGAGGCATAGGCGCACCGTTACCGCGGGTCTTGGTCGATGGGCGTGTGAGCAGCATGTTGGGTTTCTCCTTCCTTTGGATTGCTGCGTCAGGTGACTTTCACGACGAGGAAAGGCGCGCCGTTGCGCAGCTCGGCGCCGTCGACTACTTCGCCGTCCTTGGTGACCGCTTCGTTGAGCATGTTCTTGTCCAGCGTGCGGGTGACGACAAAGAACCGCTCGGGGATTTTTGTCTCGTCAGTGACTGCGGTGATCAGCCGACCGGGCCGTGCCTGAGCGTCGACCAGCGGGGCGCGGAATTTCCCCTCCGGAAACAGTTCGGGCAATGTCAACATGATCTGCAGTGCGGCGTTGCGGCAGTTTCGCTCTTTGTTCAGCCGGCGCTGGCGACGCAAGGCTATGCGCTTGCCGCGTTCGGCCAGCATCATGGCTTCGCGTTTGCCCTCGTCGCCGGCGAGCAGGAGTGCCGTCATGATGCCGGCGACATCGGAGCCCTTGTTCTTCAGCAGCGCCAGCAATTCGTCGATGTCGGTATCCAGAACTTCGTCCTGTTCTTCGGTAACCTGGTCGCCGGTTATGTCCCGATCGCGTTGCTCGAGATGCTGGATGGCGATCTCCAACATCTTCATGATCTGCCAACCGCTCGGGGCCGCAACCGGCTGTTTCACGATTGCTGACATATGCACCTCACTGGATTTTCTTGCCGTGGCCGGAAAGCGCTTCCTGGTAAGTCTCGTTGAGCATCTGGGTCATCAGCAAAAAGCCGATTTCAGGAGAATTGCTGTAGAGGAATACTTGTTCAGCCAGATGCATCATCATCGCGATCGCGGCATGGCTGCGATATCTGGCCTCGAGCAGATTGAGCCCGGCAGTCATTCGGTTGGCCAGCAAGGTGACTTCCTCGGCGACCTCGGGTGGAATGGGGGGCGGCATTTGTTCCTATTACGCTGGACCAGATATTAAGGCGCCGCTATGTCGAAGCGGAAGCCTTGGTCGCGGCCTTGTGAGAGATCCGAGCAGGCGATATTGCTGATTTAATCCACCGTAGGGGCTGATCCATGGCGCTTCCCGTCCTGCCGGCTATCCTGCCGGCTGCTGCTCCGTTGCCTGCAGCTGATGCGGTCATTGCGCAGCGCAAAGCCAGCGGTTATCCCAAGGCAGCTGAGTTGGATAGTAACCTGCGGAGTTGTATCCGGACATTAATCAATTATTCTCAGATCGTGCCAGTCGCGGTGCAGCTGCTCAATGTCGATGCCCAGCCGATGCTCACCGAACAGCAGTTCGAAGACCTCATGCGGGGGTTCGAACGGCTGACCCGGATAATCGGCGATTTGCAGCAAGCTGCGCAACAGGAGTTCGAGAAGGCGGCGGCACTCGTCGGGCCTGGTGTGCCAACCAATCGGTGATGACCGAACGATGACCAGCGCAGCGGTGGAAAACTAAACCCCTTCCATGATCGTGGACACTGGGCGATAACCTGGAACGTCGCCGAACTTTCCGCCCCCGACCAAGCCATCAAACTGAGGAGAGAAACCGTCATGCCGCAATACGACGCAGTCTTCGTGGGCAAAATCTACCTGCCGGAAGTCGGCGGTGGCCCGATCCTGCCGCCTAGCGGTGGAGGCGGCGCTCCCCCTGGCTTCTGGGGTGGCGTGTCGCCCCCCATGCCCAGCCATCCGATAGCGCCTGGCGGCCCACCTCCTGGCATCTGGCCCAGCCCAGGATATCCAGCCCATCCAATCGCCCCAGGTGGACCGCCACCGCTGCCTGTGCACCCTATCGTGATTCCGCCCGGCTTCATTGATGGAACGCACCCGGAACATCCGATCGTGATTCCACCCCCGGCAGTGCCCGGTTACCCCGCACACCCGATCGTTTTGCCGCCGGAAATATGGCCGCCCAATGCGAGGCCGGAGCATCCGATAGTCGTTCCGCCCCCGACAACAATATGGCCGCCGCTCCCGAGCCATCCTATCGTTGTCCCGCCGGAAGGACCACAACGGGTGCTCGAAAATTGGGATGTCGTGGCGTACTGGACGGAAGAAGGCGGCTGGACGATGGCCATCGTGCCCTCCGAGAGCCACCCTGGCGTGCCGACGCCAGCAGCTGCTGGGAGGACGCCGCCGGCCCTCTGAACGACGCCTGACGAAACACGGAGATGCGCCTCTCGCGGGGCGCATTTTCGTTTGTCGGCCTCAAGGCTCAGGCTTTGGCTTTGGGTTTGCCGCCGATGTAGCCGGGATAATTTATCCGCCGCCAGCGATCTGAGGCTCGGGCCGCGGCTTTCTCGCTGGTATAAGAACCGACGATAATGCTCTTGCCGTCGAAGATACCATGGACGCGCCATTTTCTCCCGCTGCGAGAAATGCCGCCATCGACTGATCGGTTCTGACAGGACATCTGATGCGTGACCAGTCGCAGATTGACGATGCGGTTATCGCTGTGGTTGTTGTTGATATGGTCGATCTCCTGGTTGACCGGCACGCTGCCATGCACATAGGACCAGGCGACGCGGTGGGCGAGCATCTGATGACCGGCTAGCCGCAACAAGACATGGCCGGTACTCATGGTTGATCCAGCTTGCTTGCCGGTCATGCTGCGATGCTTTTTCCAGGTGAATATTCCCGTTTGAGGATCGTACGAGAAGCTCTTGCGGAGCAGAGCCACGGCAGGCAGGGGATTGATCTTAATGGCCATCCCTGAGGCTAACTTAGGTGTAAACGGATTGCAACCCCAGCTGCTCTGAACTTCTTACAACATGCATGCCGGGTTCTCGGCTAAATTCATCACTGGAGGCTACGGCTATATCACCCAGGGCCTCTGGAAAAGGGAGAACCCAATGAAGCGACTGCTCACCACAACGGCGCTGCTCGGGCTGACTTATGCCGTTCCGGCCAGCGCCACGCTGATGATCGCCGCCGATATAAATGGCGTGATCTTCACTTGCTCCGACAACGCAGTTTGCGATACCAACCCGGCCACCGGCACGCTGCAACTCAACAACCTCACGCTCGGCGGGGTGACGGTTAACGGCAGCATCCAGACCAGCCAGCTCGGCGTTGCTGGCGGAGCCGCCAACATCCTCAACACCAGCAGCCTGTCGGTGATCAACAACAATGCCGGCGCGATCAGCGGCACTGTCACGGTGAGCGATATAGGCTTTACCGCACCGGTTACGACGGCAACATTGTCTGGCTCGGGCACCTACCAGAACAGCAATGGCTCGACCGCTACCCTGACGTGGTTTGGCGACACGGCCAACGGGCAGGGCGCCACTGCTCCAGGGGTCACTCCGGGCACGCTGCTCGATACCTTCTCGCATACCGCCATCGGCGCCACTGACAGCTTCTCGACCGGCAATGTGCCGGTAGCGTTTGCGGCCAGCTCGCCGTTCAGCTTGACTGAAAACGCCGTGTTCAGCTTGAACGCTGGCGGCACGCTGTTGAGCCGCGGGCAGACCATCGTTTCCAGCGTTACCGCGGTGCCGGAGCCGACCTCGCTCGCTATTATGGGCGTTGGGCTAATCGGCCTTGGCGCAGTGCGGCGGCTGCGGAGGCGCAGCTAATGCGTAGCCTGATCGTGGCGGGGGTGATGGCGGCAATGCTCGCCGCCATCGCTACGCAAGCTCGCGCCACCATCGTGTTCATCGACGGGCAGGTGCCGCAGCCGAGCGAACAGAACATCCAGTTCGAGGCCGCCAACCTGCTGCCGGGCCTAAGTCACAACGGCGACACCAACAAGACCATGTCGCCGGTGCTGTTCGATACCACCTTCGCCAAAGGGGCCGGCTCGCTCGGTGGTGCTGGCACCGGACAGCTGTTCCAGGCGGACGGCGTCGGCCAGGGCTCGCTGATCTGCGCCGACACCGCGGCCAAATGCCCGACCGCGGCCGGCGGCCTGACTAACCTGCTGACCTCGATGGAAATGAAACCCGGCCCGGGTTTCGGCTGGACCGACGCCATCCTTAATGAGCAGAACGGCATCGGCACCAGCAATATCTACGTTACTGATAACATGGGCAACAACTTTTCCGACGTGTTGGCGAAGGGGCAGAACTTCGTCACCATCGAAGCGAGCGCGGGCGAAGTCATAACCGATATCCAGGTAACTCAGGCCACTGGGACGAGTGGTCCATACGGCTTCGAAAAGTTCAAGCAGCCGCGCGTATCAGGCGTCTGCACGCTCAATGCCGACAATACGTGCACTATGATCCCGGTTCCCGAGCCGGCGACGCTCGCCGTGCTCGGCGTCGGCCTCCTGGGCCTCGGGATCACTCGGTTGCGCCGCCGTCGCTAAGCCGACCGCTGCTCACTACCCGGATGAACGCCCTCGGTCTCGGCCGAGGGCGTTTTTGTGAGCGCGATCCGCCGTTCCATCGAAGTGCTGACAAAGGCGTTGTTGGATGTCTCGCGGTCCCAGATGTGGCGGGCGAGGCGGTCGATGACGCGGTCCCAGAAATCGGTCGGCGCGGACGGGATCATATTCACCCTCCTTTCGGGGTAAGCTCGTCGTGAGCGACTTCGGAGATGACCATGGTCATCCATCTGCGGCGATCCGATGACAAGGATAGCGATAGCTGGCACAGCACGGTCGATCCTCGGGTGTTCGAGGTCGACCAGACGATCAGCTTCCTCGAACGTGAGTTTGCCCGGCGCTTTCCGCGCGACGAACGGATCGTGTTGGCTAACTCGCTGTTCGAGCTCGTCCGGTTCGGCCAGCATTTGGAGAGGAAGCTTGAGCCCTGGGGATAGCGTATGTGATGGCAAAGTTTAACTTGCCTATTGGGATGGGACGTGTTAATCGCTTTGCGGCCAGGCAAGTCACGGCTTGTCTAAGCCAGTCACGTCACGGCGCGGCAGGCGCAGCCGCCCTCGGTTTCCATAACCGGGGGCGGATTGCTGTGAGCTGTTGACGCATGCCGTTTGATCCGAACGTCACCAGCGAGTTTCTGGCCAAGCGGATCGAGGCCGAACGCGAGTTAGGCCGGCGCAGCTTTCATGACTTCTATATCATGGCATGGCCTTATATCGATCCAGCACCATTCGTGCCGGGTAAGCACATCCGGATCATCACACATCATCTGCAGCGCGCCGCCCGGCGCGAAATCCTCAAATTACTGATCTGCATCCCGCCGCGCTATTCTAAATCACTGCTGTGCTCTGTGGCGTTTCCGGCTTGGCTGTGGACTTGGTGGCCGTCTTGTAAGATTATTTCTTGCAGCTACGATCAGCGCCTAGCGACGCGCGACAGCCTTGCCACGCGACGTCTAGTCGAACATCCGTGGTATCGCGAACGTTGGCCTGAAGTAAGGCTGGAGCGCGATCAGCACCAAAAAATGTTCTACATGACCACCGCTGGCGGGCAGCGTTATGTCGGTTCTCCCCACACCGGCATCACCGGTCACGGGGCAGATTTCGCAACGTTTGACGACCCGCACGATGTGGTGAATGCCGAAAGCGACGCTGATCGCGTGCGGGCGATCTCGTTCTGGTTCGAAAGCATGAGTTCGCGCTTCAACAATCCAGACCAGGGCGTATCCGTTGTTATCGGTCAACGGGTTAACCAAGGCGATGTGCAGGGCGAATGCATCCGCCGCGGCTACCAACATGTCATCCTGCCGGCGCGGTTCGAGCCGGATCACCCGGAGCGGCACGCCTATGACTGGCGGCGTACCCCAGGCGAGCCGCTGTGGCCGGAGAAGTTCAGTGACGAGGTCCTCGAAGGACTGTGGGAAACGCTGCGTGATTACGCGGTCGCCGGCCAGCAGCAGCAGCGTCCGACTTCACGCGAGGGCGGCCTGTTCAAGCGCGAGTGGTTCGAGGTGGTCGACGAGATGCCGATCGACGGCATCACCTGGGCGCGCGGCTGGGATTTTGCAGGCACCGCGAAATCGATCAAGGCTGACCCAGACTGGTCGGTCGGCGTGAAGATCGGCCGCCACAACGCCACCGGGATCCTCTATGTCGCCTCGGTGGTCCGTTTCCGCGAAGACCCGGGCGGCGTACAGCAGCGGGTCAAGGCGGTGGCTCAACAGGATGGGCCGATGACCAAGATCGCGATCCCGCAGGACCCGGCGCAGGCCGGCAAGTTCCAGGCCCAGCAATACGTGACCCAGGTCATTCCCGGCTATCCGGTGACGGCGTTTCCGCAGTCCGACACCAAGATCGATCGGGCCGATCCGTTTGCCGCGCAATGCCGCATCGGCAACGTCAAACTCTACCGGGCTAACTGGACCGAGGCATTTCTCGACGAACTCACCTCGTTTCCCGCCGGCAGCCACGATGACCAGGTCGATGCCGTGGCGCTGGGCTACATGTTGCTGATGGACAGCACGACCGGCATCATCGACTTCATGCGCGAGGCGGCGCTCGCCTCGCGAGCCAGCGTTGGCATGCCGCCGTGACGGTTGAATGGCTGGCGATTGCACTCGCTGGCGAATTCGTCGTCCTGGTGCTGGTTGTGGTCATGCTGGGCAGGCGGTTCATCGTCATGCGCCGCCGGCATGCCGTGCTGGCCCAGGAGGTCACCCGCATGCTGGCGCTGCACCAGGATTATGCTGCCAGCTTCGATGCCCGGCTGCGAGCGCTGGGCTCGCGCACCGCCGGGGATTACCCGATCCCGACCTCAGCCGAGATGGTCGGAGGACGTTGGGAGAGATAGATGGCGTCGCGATTTGTCGCGCTTAAGCCGGCGCAATATTGCGGCAGAACCGTGGGCGACGGCCACTGTGCAGCGTTCGTACGAAACGCTGCGCAGACCCCGGAGACCGCGGCCTGGCGGCGCGGGCCGAAAGTGCGCGGCGGGAATCTGACGCCGGGCACGGCGATCGCGACCTTCGAGCCCGATGGCACGTATGGCAATAATCTCGATGGCAGCTCGCATGCGGCGATCCTGATCGCCGACAACATCGACGGCTTGCTAGTGTGGGACCAATGGCACGGCCAGCCGGTGCATCAGCGAATAATCTGGTTCCGTGACGGGCGAGGCAAAGCCGCCAACGATGGTGACCGGTTCTTCGCTGTCGAAGCGATAGTGGATGCATAGGGGGAAGTTCCTATGAGTGGGGGCAATGATGCCGATGCGAAGTTTCGGGTGTTCGAACACGCGGCAAAAACCGGATTGCTGGTGCGGATCCAGTACATGCAGACACTGCGTGATGATCCGGCGCTGCCGGAGCAGCTGCGCAACCAGGGCGTGATGACCATCCTGGACGCTTATCCGGTCGCGTTGAGTACGACCGAATTGACTATCACCCAGGCGATCGCCGCTGAGGTCGCTGCCGGTAAAGCCGCAACCTTGCGCCAAGAGTTGCCGCTCAGGACGATTCCGCGGGACCGGGTGCTGAATGTACGGCTGATCAGCGAGACGACCGCTTCGATGCCAAAACCAGAAGCAGATTGGCAACCGCCTGATCCGTCGCCAGCGGCATGAAGTGGCCGCGACCGGCACTGAATGAAAAGGGCTTGCGCGGCATCAGGAACGCGATCTTCATCGGTGTGGTGTGCTGGCTGCTGATCATCGGCGGCTGGATGGTGTTGCGCTAAGGGGGCTTGCAGCTGGCCAACGAGAAGATCATCCAGCGATGGCGGGAGTTGACTGCGGAGTGCGAGGCGCTGGCCGACCGCTGTGTGGCTGATCCCGCCGCCGCGGTCCTTGAGGGCATCGAACCGGAATACGAGAGTGGCGACGAGTTCGTCGCCTTCGGCGGCCGCGGCGAACGCCAGGCAAGGAATGAACGCGGCGCCTGGTTGCGCGGCATCGCCCGGTCGCATATAAATCAGCACATCTGGCAGTATCGAATAATAGAAGCGATTGGCGGCCAGGTCTTCCTGGTCTTGCTGGCCTTCAACGGGGAGGAGGACGCCCTGTGAGCACGGGGGAGGACCGCCGGGATGCCAAGCTGCGCCAGATGGCGGAAGTGTCCCGGCGGGCCAAGCGGGCGGCAGGCGACTTCCAGCGCTATGAGCGCGATGGCCTGATGCCGAGCTGGATCGACTGCGGTTTCTGCCGCGGCAAGGCGATCTTCTTCAGGACCTTGTTTCGCCAGCATGTCTGCTGCCTCATGTGTGGCGGCCAGATGATCGCCGAGATCAAAGTGCAGCAGACTGCGAACCTGCCGCCTGTCGTGCTGTTGGCGCCGTTGACGCAGGGGCCGCCCTATCGCGAGTGGAGCTGGGATCCATGATCAAAGCTACCGGGCAAGCCCCCGATGGCCGCAAGGTGCTGTTCGTTGGTCTATCGTACGGCAATCTCGACAAGTTCCGCGCCGCACCCAGTGATACCTACATCCGTATCGACGGCAGGGAACTGAACTTGCCGATCGATGTGCTGATCTTCTCCGGACGCACTGAAGCCGAGCTGACCGAATTGCTGGCAACCGGGTTTGGTCCGGACACCAAGGTGCAGGTCTCGAAGCGATCGAAGAACTAAAAGCCCGGGGATGACCATGCTGCATAGTTCGACATTCCAGCATTTAGTGCCGACCGACGAACAGAGAACGGCGATGGACCGTTGCCGCACGGCTTTCGGACTGTTCACCAGTGTGCTCGAGAAGGAGATGCCGGACGGTCCGGACAAGACCTATGTCATGCGTAAATTGCGCGAATGTTCCATGTGGGTGAATGTCGGGATCACCCGTAATCCTGACGGCTCGCAGCGTGAATAGCGCCGACTACTTCTCACGGCTGCACTGGCGGTTGCGGAAGCGATTGCCGATGTGGGTGATCTATCGGCCGATCACTCGTGAATATCCTGGCCGATGGGTGGCGCGGATGCATGTTACGTTGCCAGCGTCGCGGCCGACCCGGTTCGTGATGATCCATGACACACTCGATGAATTGCGGGCGATGTTGCCGCTTGGACTAACATTCTTGCAGCGTGATCCAGATGACGTAGCGGAAATTGAAGAAGTCTGGGTATGAACGCTCACGCTCTCATCGCCGGTTTGTTGGCTCACTCCGCTGCGTGGTCTGCGGTGCCGATCCGCCTTCCGATCCCCACCACCTCAAATTTATGCAGCCGAGAGCGATGGGCATGAAGGTCTCCGATGAGTTCTGTGTGCCGCTCTGCCGGCGCTGTCACGACGCGGTAGAGGATGCTGGCGACGAAGTGGCCTGGTGGGAGCGGGCAGGCATCGATCCCGTACCACTGGCCGGCGAGCTATGGCAGCATTGCCATGAGCGATGAGAGGGAGGACCCGCCGATGGACGCAGGCTTGCATCTCACCAGCCCACCTGAGCGGGTAATCTTCACCGAGGAAGGCGGCCCTGGCCAACAACTGAAGGTGTTGGTGAGCGGCGAGTTTGACCTCTCGCTGCTGGAGGCGCTGGCTAACTTCGTCACCCGGCAGAAGCGGCGGTTAGGCCGCGAAAAGCGACCCTGATGATTACGATCCTGTTGATCATTGTGATTGTGTTGCTGCTCGGCGGTGGCGGTTATGCCTATCGCGGCGGTCGGCTGGCCTGGGGCGATCCGCTCAGCATCATACTGGTGATCCTGTTGATCCTGCTGCTGGTCGGCTTGATCGGCGGCCCGCGCTACGGCTGGTGGTAATGCCCTATGTGATGGAAATCGCTGCCGAGCCGGTGCCCTTCACCGAACGGAGCCATACCCGGCACATGGTCGATCTGATCCAGGGCCGGGTACGGATGCGCTATCTCAAGAGCTTCGATCCCGAGGCGTTTGACGGCCGCGGTCAGGTGATTATGACCGACAATTTGCGCGAGGCGCTCAGGTTTCGCACCATCGAGGAGGTTATGGCGCTCTGGAACACCCAAAGCGCCACGGTGCCCTATCGCCACGACGGCAAGCCGAACAAGCCGCTGACCGCTTTCTCCGTCTCCCCGCGCGAGGTCGAACCCCGGACGGGACGGTTCGCCTAGCCTGGCCGCAGTTGAAATGACCGAAACCGCGTGACTATGGTCCAAGACGCCGGCGCCTGCCGGCTCCATGCCGGAGGGAAAATCCCGATGCCGGATCCGCTGTATTCCGACCGCTGGACCCAGATGTTCGTCCTGACGCCCAGCCCGGGTCCGCTCACCGGGCCGAACTTACCGCAGCGCAATGCCCCGCAAGGCAACGTCAACTGGGTCTCCGGCTTCATGGTCGATGTCGCCGGCCAGATCACCTTCGAACCAAAGGAAAGCACCACGCCGGTGGTCAATCTGCCGGTACAGCCTGGTGTGCAGTATCACATTGCCATTAAGCGGCTGATCTCGGTGACGACCATCGCGACCGTCTGGGGCGCGCTCTGAGGTGGCGCTGACGCCGTCGCCCTGGAACCCTAATCCCAGGCCCTGGAACCTGCCTGGTCTCAGCCGGGACAATGCGCCCTCGACCCCGGTTGAGCCCGGGCTGATCGCGCGCATCTCCGGACAGATCCGCTCCTGGCTCGGGGCCAATCAGCCAGGCTCGACAGAATTGCCGTTCTTTCCGCCAGGGCGGCCACTCGATCCGGTGGCGCCCGGTGCTGGCGGCCGGCGGTTCGACTACCCGACCAGCTACAACACGATTTACACGCCGCGATCTTACGAACCGATCAGCTTCGATCTCCTGCGCTCGATCGCTGATCCGGCGCTCGGCGGCTACGACCTGATCCGGCTGGCGATCGAGACCCGCAAGGACCAGATCGGCAACCTCAAGAAATCGATCCTGCCGCGTAAGACCAATGACATGGCGACCCGGCCGAAGGCCGACGCGCGCTGTCAGCAACTCGAGCGGATGTTCGAGCGGCCTGATGGCGAAACCGAGTGGCAGCAGTGGATTGGGCAACTGACCGAGGAGCATCTGGTCATCGATGCCGCCTCCATCCTGCGCAAGCGGGCGCGCGACGGCTCGACCATCGGGATCGAATTGATCGACGGGGCTTCGGTGAAGCCGCTGTTGAACTACGACGGCCGTACGCCGACCGAAGGTCCGGCCTACCAGCAGATTCTCAAAGGCATCGTCGCCGCCGATTTCACCAAGGATGAGTTGCTGTATGCGCCGCGGAACCGGCGCGTCCATAAGGCCTACGGCCAAAGCTGTGTGGAACAAGTACTGGTCACGGTGAACATCGGGCTGCGGCGCCAGGCGCAGCAACTCGCCTATTTCACCGATGGCACGATACCGGACGCGGTCTGGCAAGTGCCGCAGAACTGGTCGACACAGCAGATCGCCGAGTTCCAGTCGTACTGGGATAGCGTCGTCAACGACGCTGTCACTCGCCGCAAAATGCGGTTCGCTCCCGGTGGGGTATCGCCGGTGATGACGCGCTCGCCGGAGGCGCTGGTCGACCAGTTCGACGAGTGGCTGGCCCGCATCATCGCCTTCTGCTTCAGCTTGCCGCCGACACCGTTCGTCCGCCTGGTCAACCGGGCGACTGGCGAGACGATGTATGAAGAGGCGCTGCAGGAAGGCCTGATGCCCTTGATGACCTGGATCAAGGGACTGATCGATTTCATCATTGTCCAGTGGTTCGGGTTCGCCGACATCGAGATGGTTTGGGATGATGTCAGGAAAGTGGATCCGGCTGAGAAAGAGCAGCGCGACGTCACGCTTGCTAACGAGGGCGCGATCTCGCTCGATGACATCCGCACCGAGCGCGGCATGGAGCCGTTGGGCGTGCCGCCATTCATCCGTGGCATCGGCCCGATGGGCTTCATGTCGATCGACGGGGTGAAGAAGGTCATCGCCAATGGCTGGGACGTCACCGGATTGCCGCAAGCCCCCGCACCAGGTGCCGAAGGTGCAGGAATGGCTGGCGGCAATGGCCAGAATGTCGACCAGCTCGTCGAAAGCCTCCCGCCGGAAATCCTTCAGGCGCTCGGGATCGATCCCGCTGAGGTGGGCAATTCCGCTAGTCTTAACGCTGCTGGTCATGCTGGCGGTGCTGGCGGTGCTGGTGCTGCACCACCGGTAAACCAGGATCAGCCGACGGCGCCAGGCGGCGTGGACTTTGGCAGCCGCAATCCGAATATTTCGGTGCCTTCGAGCGGAGCCACCGATCAGGTGGTACCGGGCGGCGCCGGCAATGTCATTCCGTTTCATCAGCATCCGGGGGTACAGGCGGCGCTGGCCGAGGGCGAGCGCGTGGCCCGCCAGCATGCGGCACGGATGAAAGGCAGGCGGTGATGGGTGATGTCCAGGCGATCGTCCTTGATGGGAGGATCGTGCGGCTGCGGGAGTTGACGCTCGAGCAGGCGATCGCGGCTTCCCATGCGGTGACAGAGGCGCTGGTGCGGCTGCAGCAGGCAAAAGCGGCCGGCTATCAGCGGCAAGCACAAGCGATCGGATATCAGCGCAGCGCGTCGAAGCCTCAGATCCAGTCCGAGACCCGGGAGATCGGCCGATGATTGTCGATGCTGTTCGGGTCAATGATGAGATCGTGCATCTGAGCAACTTGACGCTCGAGGAAGCGATCGAGGCACTCCACGCGCTGGAGAAAACGGTGGTGCGGTTGCAACAGGCAGCACCGCCAGAGACCGAGAAGATGACTTTCTCCAAAGGGAAAAAGCGCGACATCCAGTTGCATAAAGGGCTGATCGAAGAACGGCGGTTGGCCGAGATTTTTGCCGAAGGGGACATCCAGACGATCGAGCTGAAAACCGAGAAATGGATTTGGGAGAAAACCCTCAACCTCGCGCTCGAATTCTGGTGCCGCGGACATCCGTCAGGGATCGCGACCAGCACCGCTGGCTACTGGGTGCATGCGTTGCGCCGTAATGGCAAAGTGTTCTGCTACCTGATGTTCCCGCGAGAGGTCCTGCTGGAACTAGCGCGTGAGCAATACAGACGCGGCAACTGGCGCTGCGGCGGCGATGGCGGCCAATCCAAGATGGTACTGCTCCCGCTGCGGGAGATTTTCCTGACCAGACGCCGTGCTCCGCAAGCGTGACACTACCGGCCTATTGAGCGAGGCCGAGCGCCGCCAGCGCTCGGAAGCGGGCAAGGCGTCGGCACGTGCCAGGCGTGCTGGCCATCCCGGCGAAACCGCGCCCTCGGTGCGGCAGGGCTCGACCGGCGCACCCTCCCGCGCGGCGGTCGGCCTGTTCCGCCAGGGCCAGGCGCGGGGCGGTACCAGGGCCGGGCGCAGCGTGTGGGATACCCGCACTACCGAAGCGCCGGTTGGGTCCATCAATGCTCGCTTCCGGTTGCATTTTCCGGACGCCTACCGCAGTCCGCCCGGCGAGCAGGCGCCGCGGCAGAAGGGGCGCCCGCTGGTGGCCGAGATGCTGTCTGAAGCGCCCGCTACCCGCGGTGGCAAGATCGCCGGTGCCCGCTATCGGGCAGGCGCCAGTAAAGTCCACAGGGATCTGGTGGTGGAGAACCCCGAGGTCTTCGTCGAGGCGATGCGCCATCCGAAGATGAGGGCGGTGCTGCAGCACGCGGTCGGCGTGGTGCGCGAACACCAGGCGGGCGCAATCGAACGCGGCTACGAGAAAGGCTTAATCCCGAAGGATACGCCCCGCAGTGTTGCGTCCCGGGCCTTCAAGCATGCCTCGCTGCTGGCGTTGCACCGCGCTGGGGTTGGCGATTACGATTTCAAAATGGATACGGTGGCGCGGCGGCAGTTTCGGCCGCTCGAACGGTTCATGCGCTACGCTCATCGGCGAACGTTCGATCGGTTGCATACCGAAGCGCCGTCCGGCGCCTTTGAGCCGTTCAAGCAGCAATTCGGCCACAAATTTCGCAGCCGCAAGCACGGCAAGCTGACTGGGACGGAGCGGTATCGCATGAGGCCCAACGAAAGGCTTGTGAAACTGGCCAAAAGCTGGACCAACGCGACTGGGGTGGTCCGCTCGCCCGGTCGCGGTCCGACCGACCAGGGGAGTGCAAGGCCTGACGGCCTTCTCTATCGTGTTTCACGGTTGAAACGCCTGCGAAAGATTGACCCACGTGGAACACAAGTGTCTCTGCTCAAGGTGTCGGGAACGGAACGCGTCATCGGGACAGCGGTACTGCCGGGGCTGTCACGCCGCTTACATGCGAGAATGGCGAAAGGATCATCCGCTCAACGAGGAACAGAAGAAGAAGGACATCGCACGGTCTTACGCCTCGACGTACACGCGCCGCGGTCGATTACAACGGCAGCCATGCCGGTTGTGCGGTTCGGTGACAGCGGTGCAGAGACATCACCAGGATTACGGAAAACCACTGGAGGTGGATTGGCTATGTCGGCCATGCCATCACGAACTGCACATGGCAGCCTTCCGCGCCTTGATATCCCTGCATCTGAGGAGACTTTCAGCCGAATAGCTGGCGCTTCTCGCGCGCTGCGCTTTCATCCGAAGCTGCACGTAAAACACGCCGCCCGCCGGGTTGAGCGGCATCTCTTGGGCAAGACAGTGCCGATTGCGTTCGCCGCGCAGCCCGACCCGGAGCTGCGCAAGGTCAATGCCAGCTTCCCGCTCAGCAATCCCTATTCCGAGCCTTCGTTCGGCAATTACTCCTCGAGCCCGGCGCTGTTGCTGCGGCGCGCCATGCGGCCGCGGATGCACCGACGGCGGATGACGCTGAGATTGAATACCCAGCGCGGCCTGCGCCATGCGCTGGGTGGCGGCGTCACCCGCCAGGAGCGTTGGCAGCTCGGTGCCGGGCGCGGTTTCGGCAAGATCGAAGGAGCGTATTCGGCGGGATTTTATCCCGAAATCGGCCCGATTTTGGGCAATTCTCTCGAAAAAGTCTTCACCGGCATCGCCGGTTCGGCGCTGCGGCTGGGCGCTCGTGCTGCCCGCGGCGTTGGCCGTGGTGCATCCCGTGCTGGTCGCGAGGGCGTGGCGACGGTGCGCCAGCATGGCGTGAAATCGGCGCTCGCTCCGGGAATGGTCGCTGGACGCATGGCGGGTGCCGGCGTCGGTGGCGCGCGCGGCGCCAAGATCGGCGGCCATATCGGACTTGCTAGCGACTACGTCCCGTTGGCCTACACGGCTTACCGGGCGGGTAGGGCGGTGAAACCGCCAAAACCGGAGCAGGGCCAGGTGCGCAAGGGCGTTATCGGCAACGCCATGCAGTTCGGCCGCGGCTTGTCGCACCGGGTGTTTGGCCATCCACGAGTGGCCGCAGCGATGGCGGAAGCCGAGGCGATGGGCGGCTTCCTGCCCAAATCCAAAGGTTATCGCCTGGGCCGCATGGTTGGCGCCGGGATCGGCGGCGAACGTGGCGCGCGGATCGGCGGCCATATTGGTCGAACCGCGGGTCTTGCACCGACCGCGGCGCTGGCTGGAGGCCTGATCGTCAGCGAGAAGAAGCGTAGAGAGGCGCTGCAACAGAAGGTACAGGAGTTTCACGCGGCTACTGCGCCGCTGCTCGGCAAGGCGTTCGGCATCAAGACGGCTGGCCGGGTCGTTGGCGCGGTTGGCCGCGGCATTGCCGGAGCCACCCGGCGCCATCCTGCGACGGCTGGCGTTCTGGCTGGGGCGGCGGCGATACCAGCGGTGCATCATCTCCAGCAGCATCCGGCGGAACGTGCCGCCGTCGGCGCGATCGCCGGGGGCGCCCTGGCTGCCGCGCTTTCGCGCGGACGCGCGCGCGGGAAGTTGCTAGCGTCGATGGCACCGATGCACCGGGCGAAAGTGGTTCGTGCAGGGGTGAAAGTTCGGGCCTCGCGGAAGGCTGTCGCCGCGGGTGCAGCGTTGGGAGGAGCGACAGCGCTAACCGCAGGTCTGCTACATCGCCACAACCGGTGGGCGGACCTGCCCAACCCTGCGAACCCATAGGAGTTTCCAATGGCAACGCTACTCGCTCCGACCGCGAATGCTTCGTTCCTGACGCGGCTCGGCACCACCTACATAGCCGACAGTGCCGGCGTGCTGCGCGATGTGCCACAAGGCACTGAGGTCACTGATCTCGAGGCCATGGGCTGTGCGCTGGTGGTCCCCGGCCGCTACCCGCTCTTCGTGCTGGTGGATGCGGATATGAATTCGACCGAGGATCAGAAGTTCAGCTCCTCGCTCGGGCCGGTGACTGGATATTCCCTCAGCAAGGTCGTTGTCACCGGAGCCTCGGCTCCAGTCACCGCTGCCGCGGGCGGGATCTACACCGATATGGAAAAAGGCGGTGATGCGGTAGTGGCCGCTGGCCAGAGCTTCGCGCTGGCCGGCACGGATCTCAGCGAGATGGTGGTGGCGACACTGGCGCCGCTCTGCGCCACGAAATGCTTTCAGGGCCCGCTCTATCTGTCACTGACGTCGGCGAATGGCGCGCCCGCGACCTGCAATGTGTTCGTCTACGGTGACGTGTTGGCCATGTAATCCTGGTGGGGAGATAGCGAGATGAGTGGAAGTGCCACGCAAGCTGCTGGTGCCGCAGCCGGAGTAACCGTTGCTCAAGCTGAAGGCGCGGCGCGACAAGCCCCGAGCGGAACTGCCGGCAATGGCGCCAACGCCAGCCTGGAGCAGCGCGTCAACGACGGCCTGGCGCGGATCAGCGAATTTCTCGAAAAGGCCTCGGCGGTAACCCGAGGCGACAAGGAAGCCGTGCCAGCCGATGTCCAGCTGCGAAGGGACACCATGGATCGGTTGGACAAGGTGTTCGTGCACCTTAACGCCGCGTTGATGGAGCTGGGTCAGATGCGGAGCCGGGTCGGCTCGACGCAGTAATCATGTCGGACCAGGTCAAGCCCGTACCGCCGGCGCGTGTCGCAGCCACCGCCGGCGACCTGACCTATGTTCCGGACTTTGATCCCGGCAAGTCGTCATTGACCGGCGAGCGCGTTCAGGTCGTCCCGGTGTTGCAGCGCAAGGGCGATGTCGCTGCGCCGGCCATGGTCGAGGGGATCACCATCCGTCCGGCCAAGGCGATGGAGGCGGCGGAAGCGCGCAATACCTTGGCGCGCATCATCAGCGACATGCTGGTATGGATCGACGGCTACCCGCATGCGCTTTATGGCGAGGAGGCGCATGTGCTGCGTTTCTTCCAGGCGATCACGGCACGGCGTCAAGCGCGTACTCAGGCGCAATTGCATGACCAGGATGTCGCTCCAGATGCGGTCGACCAGGCAGTCTTTGAGCCAAACCGATGAGCGGCACCGACACTGAGAAACTGACCGTCTTTCTGCTCGAGGTTACCGACTGTCTGCGCGATCTGTTGGGCGAACTGATCGATCTGCAGCCACCCGACACCCAAGCCCGCATTGCTGAGCTTCAAGTGCGACTGCTGAAGGCCGTGGAGGCGCTTGACGCGGAATGAGCGGAGTTGATCTCGTCGTCCTGGTCTGCGGCGGCCGGACCTTCGACGATTGGTATGGACTTTGTCGATACCTCGACGCGATGCACAAGGCGACGCCGATCGGCCTGCTCATTCATGGCGCGGCACCTGGCGCTGACACGCTGGCCGAGACTTGGGCCGGCAGCCGCGGCGTTCCCACCAGGCGCTTCATCGCTTACTGGCATGCCGATGGCAAAGCAGCCGGTCCAATGCGCAACCGGCGCATGCTGCTCGAAGGCAAGCCCAATCTCATCGTCGCCTTTCCTGGCAAGAAGGGCACCAGTGACATGATGCAACAGGCGCGAGAGGCCGGGGTTAGGGTGGTGCAGGCGGTTCCGTAAAGCTCAGCTGGCGATCATGGCCGGATCACGATCATCCGGGCGCTGGCATCGAGCTCGATATGGAAGGTTTTCGCCTGCATCGGCGGTTCGGGAAACTGCAGCTGCGCGCCGGTGCGGATATCGAATTGGGCGATCGCGGCAGGAACCTTCGCCAGTTCGAGGGTGATCATGGTGGAGGGGCCGCCGAGATCCTTCGCTGCCAGCCAGAGCGGGATGAAGAACTTGCCGTCGCTCGATTGGTAGAGATCCCAGTCCCACCCGCCGGCCTCGCCGGTTGCGCGGCATTGCAGAGTGCCTGGCGCGAAGCTTCGCAGGTCGTCACCGGGATCGGCGCAGGTGATGCTGAGATTACGCATCGCGGTGGCCGCGGGGCGCGGGTTCTGCTGGTTGCGCGGGAACAGCCCGCAGATATGGACATCCGCATAATCGAACAGGGCGTACCACCAGAGCGGCATGCCGAGCTTGCCGGCGCGGTAGAGGCTGAGCAGCAGGTAATAGGCGTCGCGATCGCCGCTCCAGCCGGTTTCGCCCGGCTTGTTGCCATCGGTGCTGCGCAACGAGGGATGGAACTCGGTGATCATCGTCGGCTGCCCGTAGGCGTTCTGTAGCCCGCCGGCATACTCCGCGAGCGAAGTGCCGGATTGCGCGAGGTCCGGGCAGCTCGGCGGGTAATAATGGCCGTTGCCGTGCCGCAGCTCAGCGTTCAGGGCAGCAAGTCCGCTACCGCAGTAGTCCTTGATCCATTGTTCCGGGTTCGGCATGCCGGCAGCGATCGCCGGACCGGCCACGTTTTGCTGTTGGCCGATGGTCTCGGTGCGCATCCAGACTTCGTCCTGGATCGCCTTGGTCTGCTCGAACGGCACGGTACCCTGGCCGAAATCGGTGTTCGGTTCGTTGATGCCCTCGAAGTAAGTGACGCCACCCACTCGCAGCATTGAGGCCACGTCGCTGACCTGGCCGTTGGCGCTGACACACATCGTGACTGTGCTGTTAGGGTAGATAGTCCTGATATCATCGAGCCAGGGTTTCTGGATCACCTCGCGCCCGGCGTAGTGATACTCGCGGATGCCGAAGCAGAACTTCGTCGTGCCGGTCATGTATTTGAGCGCTGCCAGGACAGTCTGCGAACGATAGTCCGAAGGATAGCTGCCCCAGACGTTGGTGTCGTCGATCTGGCTGAACGTGTTGACGCCGAACAGCTCGATCAGGTCGGCAATGCGCTTGGCCTGAATGGGCGGGATATCCGAGGGCAGCTCCGGCGGCGCACCTTCGAGTGCCGCAACCCGTGCCTCGAGCGCATTGAACTCGTCCATGGTCGGCACTGAAACAGCCATCGGACACCTCGGTCAGGACGGAAATGTTGCAATCATCAGTGGGTTGCGGCAGAACTTGACTTAATGCGGCCAAAGAGCCGCGTTTTTTGTGGGGACTGGTCGCTGTTGCTTCTTGTCAAGCATACGCCCGGGCAACCTCTCTCTGAAGCCGAACATCGCCAGCGGCGTGAGGCGGCGCGCGCGCGCTGGGCGGCAGCCGGCAAAACTGCTGCGTTAGGCGCCATCCTCGGCGGCATTCGTGGCGCGGTGCTGACCGGCGCCAGCGAGCGTGCTGCAGCGGAAGCGGCCGGCGTGCGCGGCGTGCGCCAGGCCTATGTCGCGCGGCAGCAGGAAGCGGCGCGGCGGGCCGACAAACTCCAGCAAGTGCGACAGTTCTACGAAGAGCAGATACGCCAGGCGCCGGCCGCCGAACGGCGTCCGACCTTGCAGGAAGCGATCGAAAGCCTGCGGTATCCGGAACGGCATGGCCGGCCACCACCGCGCCAGCCAGCCCGGGTTTCGCCAATCGTCGGCAATGTCGAGAACCAGTTGATTTATGCGCGGCAGCTCTGGCAGGCGCAGCGGCGCCTGGTCCTGGCGCGGCGTCGGCTGGAAGCTGTCATCCAGACCAACCTGGCTGCCGGCGACGACCGGGAGGCGGCTGAAGCCGCGCCAAACGCCCGCCGGGTGCGGGTCGACGTCGCCTCGATCGAGCGCGAGATCGAGGACCTCGAGCGGTTCCAGCGGTTAGGCTCGCGCGTCCAGGCGCGAGCCGAGCACACCCGCACGCCAACCCGCCGGCGTGGTCGGCCGATTCCGACGCCGAAGCCGCAACGCGTGGAAGCCGGCGCCGTGCGCCAGCACCGGGGCGGTGAAACGACCGAAGCCCTGCAGGAGCGCATTCGCACCGAACGCGCGGCGACACGTCGCACCATGGAAGAGCGCCTCGCTCAGCATGCCGCCAAGACCGAGCGCCTGGTGAGCGCGGCCGAACGCCGTACCATCGAGGAGATGGCCGAGGCGGTGCGGCAGAACCTGCTGTCTGGCCGCTACGCTTCGCAGATCCTGCGCCGTTCTGGCCGCGGCGCCCTGATCGGCGGCGTGGCTGGCCTGACCACCGCCGGCGTGGCCATACTGGCGCACCACGTCGCCACCGCCGGACGGCGCAAAAGTCAAGAGAAATCCGCTGCAGAAAAAGTGGAAGTTTCGACGCAGGAAGCATTGCTCAAGGCCCGGCGGCCGCCGCGCGACACGCCGGAAGGCCAGATGGGGCCCGACCTGGCGGCGGTCTATCGCCGCTGGATCGACCGCCTGCTCGGCCGCGGCGACGATCCGGTCAATCTCGGTGACGGTATGGTCGAGGCGCTCGGGCCAGGCATTACCGAAGCCTATGCCCAGGGACTGACCAAGCCGCCGATCACCGAACCCGAGCATCCGGATTATCAGATCGATGTCGATTTCGATCTGCTCAATCCGGCGCAGTTGCGCCACATCGCCGAATACGCGCTCGACCGCATCGTCGAGATGACCGACGCTCAGCGTGAGGCGATCCGCGACGCGCTGCGCGAGCAGGCGGTGCTGCAGGGCATCGGCCCCAAGGAGGTCGCGCGCACCATCAAGGAGGCGATCGGCCTCACCAGCTACCAGCGCGGCGTGGTGGCGAGCTTCCGCCGCCAACTCGATGAGCTCGATCCGCGCGCGCTGGAGCGCCAGCTACGCGATAAGCGTTACGACCGCACGCTGAACCGCGCGATCGAGACCAACACGCCGCTGTCAGCCGAGCAGATCGACGTCATGACCGACGCCTATCACCGAAAAGCGGTCGCCCTAAGAGCAGTCACTATCGCTAGAACAGAGAGCATTCGTGCTACTTCGTATGGCGGCTTAGCAAGAGTACAGCAGATCCTCGACGACTATCCGTCGCTAGACGTAACCAAACGCTGGATGGCCACGCATGATGACCGGACACGCGATACGCATCGGGAGTTGGATGGTCGTGAGGTCGAGGGAATTCAGACACCGTTTGTGGTGCCTTCAACTGGTGAGACCATTCGGTGGCCTTTGGAAGATGGAGCGCCTGCCGCACTCGTAATAAACTGCCGGTGCACTCTGCAATGGATATTGAAGCCGAAGCGCGGTCAACTTCAGGCGGTGGCTGTATAATGCTAACCTGGGTTCCAAAACTTGCCGTGATATTTTTGGGCCGCTTGGCAATAAGCGGCATGCGCCTCTCCTGGCGTTTTAAACGAACCAAGCCAAACTTGGTGGCCATCAATGCGAATTTTTGCGTAAACCTTCCGTCTACCTTTTTGGCGAGCAACGCCCTTCAGTTTGAACGGGTTGTCGCTCCTAACCCTTCTGTTGAACTGGTTTTGTTGATTGCTGGCTTCACGAAGGTTTTTAGGGCTGTTGGTGGAGCGGTCATTGTTAAGGTGATCGATCTGAGATGCTGGCTCTTCCCCGGCAACCAATTTCCAGATCACACGATGTGCTTTGAACGCCTCGGAATTGATCCAGACCAGGCGGTAACCGTCACTAAGCGCGCCAGCGATTGTTCCTGCGCGCCGAGTGTTCCACGAGGCCTCGATATGATCGTTAGAGAAATGCCCGCGCGGTCGCACTCGCCAGCGAAGCGCGCCAGTCTGCGGATCGTAGTCGAAGCACTCGCGAAGATACTCCTGCGACGGCAGGATGCGTGGAGCCTTCATCGGATCTTCCTCATCCGTAGGGTCAGAGCGAGCGCTTGCCCCGGCAAGGGCGGCGCTCGCTCGCATGATTACCCCAGATCGCCAGCGTTACAAGGAGCCGTCGCATGAGCGACCTGCTTTCCCATGCCGGGCTGCTCATCCCCGACGTCGCTGAAATCGGTGGCCGTGTGCTGCTTAACCAGGAGCAGACGGATAGCCCGATCAAGCGCCGCGTTCGCGCCGCCACCCCCAAACCACGTCGCACCGGACCACCGGGACCGGTCACCAAGCAGGAGAGAGCCATGGCAGTCGATCCCGCCGAGATCCAGGCCACCCTCGATGGCGAACTTGCCAAGTTTGTCGAAGCGGCCGGCAGTCCTGAGCGCAAGGCTGAGATCCTCATTAAGATCGGGTTCTATCGTCAGGAATTGGCCAAGCAGGCCGACATGCTGGCAACCGTCGATGACGATCTGGCGGCCGAGGTGGCCGAGCAGTGGTTCGCCGAAGGCGACGAACTGCTGAAACGCGCGGTGTGGAATTCGTCAGCCGGCGCCGAGGAAATCCCGTTGCGCAAGCAAGCGCCGGTGCCTGAAGCCGAACAGGCGCTGGCCAAGATGGTGGATAATTGTATTGACGATACCAAGCGGGCGCATCTGTTGCACAAGATCGGCAACTACACGCGCGAGATGAACGATCTGATCGGCGCGCTATATGGCCAGCCGGATGAACGGGTCGACGCGGCGATGACCGCATGGCTGACCGCCGATCCGGCTGAGACCGAGCTCAAGAAAAACGTGTTGACCGCCGGCATGCCGGCTTCGGGTCGCCGGATTTACGCCGATGGTGTCGACGGTGACGGCGATCCGGTCTGTGAGGTGATCGGCAATGCCCCGAGCCATGCCGGCGCCGAACTCGATGGCAGCGAGACAGGTTCCGATCAGGCGATCCGGCGTACGATCCCGCGCCGCAGTTCTTCTGAAGGCGCTGGCAAACGAGTGCGCGGCAGTTCGCCGGCGCCCAACCAACGTGATGGTGAAACCCCGGATCCAGGATCGGGCCCGAACGATACCGGCGATGGCGGGGTCGATCCGGACATCATCCGTCGCAAGGGCACCACGGGAGGCCTGGGCAGTGTCCGCGGTTCCGAGAGCGGCAGCGGCGTGGCCACGGTCACGAACGACGACACCAACGGTCCCAGCCAGTGGAGCAACGGTAAGAAGAAGAAGAAGGGTGAAGCCGCCGCGAAGGCGGAATTCGTTGAGGATCTCATGAAGATCGCGCCGGACGAGATGATCGAGGCGATCCTCGAGCTCGACGAAGACGACCAGGACCTCGCTGCCGGCGCTGCCGCCAACCATGCGGCTGATCTGCTGGCCTGGAGTGGGCAACTGCCGCAGCAAGGTCTGGCCAAGCGAGCGCTCGATACGAGCGTGACCGAATGGCTAGAGGCCGAGCCTGACCAAATCCAGTTGAAGAAGTGGGTGGCCGAGGCATTGGCGACGGCCGAGGAAATCCCGATCGATCTCGGCCAGGCCATCATGGATTGGGAGCCGGCGAGATCGCCGGTCATCGTGCGTCGCGAAGCCGCGTAGACGGCAATGGAAGGCTTCAACCTCTTCCTGCCGCTGACCAAGGCGGACGAGAGAAAACAGCTGGTCTGGGGCCGCGCGGCGGTCGAGGAACCCGACAAGTCGCGTGAGATCATGGATTACGTCTCGGCCAAGCCGGAGTTCCAGAAATGGAGCGACGGCTATGCCAAAGCCACGCTCGGCAAGAGCTTCGGCAACGTCCGCGCCATGCACAACCCGAAGCACCTGGCCGGCAAGATCGCCGAGATCATCTACAACGATGAAGCCAAGGCGGTTGATGTCTGCGTCAAGGTCTTGGATCCGGTCGATTGGATCAAGGTCGCAGAGGGTGGTTACACCGGCTTCTCGATCGGTGGTGGCTATCTGAAAAAATGGTCTGACCAGCCGACCGGCTATACCCGCTACACACCGCGTATTCAGGAAATCTCTTTCGTCGATAGTCCGTGCATCCCGAGTGCACGGATCATGGATCTGACAAAATCCGACGGCGTGACCGAGCAAGTCATGTTGAAAGGCATGCCGCGCAGTTTTGCCGAGTTGCTGCCGCCGCCAACCTTCGGCGAGGTGCTGCGCAAGGCCTCGCCATGGGCACATATGCTGGCTGGCGCGGCTGGTGGTACAGCTGGCACTGCACTGGGATCGCAGGTCGACGACGAAGGTTCGTCCACCGGCAAGGCGATCGGCGGCGAAATCGGCTCGACCGCCGGCGAGGCGCTCGGCGCAGCGGTCGGCGGACTGCCCGGTGCGGCGATCGGTGGCGCGATCGGCGGCTTCGGCGGCTCAGCGATCGGCGGCATGTTCGGCGGCAAAAAGAAGAAGCCGAAGGTGCCGAAGCCGCCGTCGGATGACAGCGATGGCGATAGTCTCGACAAGGCTGGCTATTCGGGAATGCGTGGCGTAACCGGCGTCGTGCGGGCAAAAAAGCTGCGGCCAGGTGGCAGCTTCTTCAAAGCCGACGGGTTTCATCCGGCGCACCGGCTGCGTGAAAAGCTGCGCGATCAACTCGCGGCTGCCACCGATACCGCCTATCCGCGCAAACGCTTCCGCAAGCCAGTGAGGAAGGCCATGACCCCCTACGAGCGGTTGGCCAAACAGATGGCGACCTCGACCTCACCCACTGCTGCGCCCGCGCCTGTTGCTGCTTCGCTGGGTCCGACCACTAACGGCAAAAAGAAACTGCCTGGTACGATGACCGGCACGGCGACGCCGACGCCATCAGCGGGGTTATCGAGTGAAGGCGCGACCAGCGCTTATACTCGGCCATCGAGCAGTACCGGCTATACCGACATGGGGACCGCCGGTAAGGCCGAGAGCCAGGTCGATCTCTCGAAACTGCATCCTGGTGTGCTGCGGGCGGCGGCCACCGCGGGCGTTCATGCCGCGCGGATCGCGCGCCGCTATGCGCCGCATGCCGGCCTGGCCGGCGCGGTGCTTGGCGGCAAAGTGGCATATCACGCTGGCAAGCGCATCGGCGCCAAGGTTGCTGAGCATATCGCGGAACGAAACGTTCGTCATGCGCGGTTCATGGAGGGCATGCACGGACAGTGGCACCGGCCCGGAGGGCCGCCCTCGGCGAGCCGGGCATTGGCGCTGCATGAAGCCACGATGCCACATGGCGCAAGGCTCACGGCAAAGCAGAAGCACCGACTGGTCGGTGGCGTGATTGGTGCCGCCGCAGCCGGCGCGGTCGCTGGTCATGTAGCCGGCATAATGGGCACGCGGCATGCCAGCAATCGGGCGGAGCGAGCGTTGGCGCCGCGGCCTAAGCGGATGGCAAGCAAGCAGGAACCGATCGATGAGTTGCGCAAGCGGCAGCCGAAGCTCGGCTCGGGCGCGCGGTTCAAGGCATTGGAAAGTAGCATTGCGCATCGTGGCGGAGTTCGCGATCCTGGTGCGGTCGCAGCCGCGATCGGGCGCCGGAAATATGGTGCCAAAAGAATGGCCGCGCTGTCCCGCCATGGGATGCGCAAAGCTTATGAAGGCTCGGCCGAAGATGAGCGCGAGGATCGGCGCGGCGCACGCAAGCTCGGCATGACCATGGCTCAGTATGAGCGCACCAAGCGCGACCAGCGCGAGGACGCGGCTGGCGAGCGTCGGTTGGGCAAAGCAGGCTTCGGTGGAGTGGTACGCACGGTTGGCCGTGCTTTCCGTGCCAAGCCATTGGCAACGACACGCCAACTGGGCGGAGCGCTAGGCGGCTTGGCTGGACGTGCGGCGCGGCGTAATCCCGCCGCGACCTTCGCCGCTGGCGGCCTGACCGGTGCAGCCTTCGCGCCGCATAGTCGTGACGAGAACAATGCCGCGAAGGCCGAACTGATCGAGCGGCTGCGCAAGAACATCCTGCTGCAGGACGACAACACGGTTAGCCAATGGCGTGCCGCGCGCTCCGATCAGTGGGAGCCAGCGCATGCGCTCGATTTCAGTTATCACGATCCCAACGATACCCGTAACGTCATGGCCGGCTTTCCGCTGCAGGCTAAGGGACCGATGGTGCTGGCCGAACCGATGGGCGATATGGCCAAGCAGCGCTATCCGACCTCGGCAGCAGCGCGCGAGAAAATTCATCAGACCATGCATGAGTTCAAGCATGGCAAGTTACATTCGTTTCGTGCTGGATTGCCGAAGCGAAAGATGCCGAAGGTGCAGTCGCGCAAGCAGGCTATCGCCATTGCGCTAAGCCAGGCGCGTCGGATGGGCAAGCAGGACGATCCAGTCTTTGTCGCTGCGCTCACTGATCGATTGGAGAAAGTGCGCCGGAAAAGCTTGCAGAAACCTGATGAGCCCGGCAGCTACACGCACCGCAAGGCTGGGCGTGGTATCGACCTGACAACGCATTTGGCTGGCCGAGTAG